GTCCTTAGCGAGGCTAACTGTTAACGGCGTTAGCAGTGTCCGTTTTGTCTACGGACATTCCGGATATTTCGGACATGCCCGAATTGCCTGAATTGCCCTAGTTTTCGCCCTGGAATCCGAAATTCCGTTACCATTCCGTTACAATTGACGCCCGATATGTCCGTTTTGTCCAGGTCACCCCCTGTCCGAAATGCCGGGAATGTCCGAATTCAGATGTCCGTTATGTCCCCTGATGTCCGAATTGAGGCATTGACTGAACAGTCAGTCAGACTTTACTCTCCCTTTACCTTGGCTTTACGTTCTTTAACATCTAGCGCTTTGGTAGGAAATAGGGTCTGACCTGCGGAAACACCCTAGAACCAGAATGGTAGGGAAACAGCTGAGAAGCTTCCCTATAGGAAAACTAGGGAATGCATTTATCCGCATATATCCTGAATGTCCTAGTACAGGCAGACTAGTTGCATTGCAACCAATCCTCGCCCTGGTGAGCGATCCTGTGACCTGCGATCCTGGGACGATGCCTCTAGCTGGCTCTCAGAGAGCCACCAGGAGGGTTTTGGTACCTCTCAGGCACAATCCCCAGGGTCATTCGAACAAAGCCGTTTCAGACTCTCTCAGATGCCTCGTTCGAAAGGTACGCATACCCCTACGGGGTATGGTACTAGAACCCTATTTCGAATTTCACCCACAGAATCCCTGGTCACAGACCTGGAATAGGCACATTGCACATGGTAGTAGTTGAAATTCGAAAAAATGTATGCTACCCTGTGATGGTGCCCCGGTGCTAGAGAAAGAGTTCGAATTACCTCGACAACCAGGGTACACGTACAGTGTACAGGTAGCGTTCGAACACAACAGAGTGTGCCATGCTACGCTGTTCGATATTGAGTTCGAATTTCTCGCGCCTCCAGAAACTCGAAATAGTGTTCGAGCGTTCGAACGTTAGTCACGCTAACGATATCGTATATGACCAGCTCAGAGGATCGTTAGCACTGCTAACCAAAGTAGTTTCCCTAGCTAACAGTAGGGATATACGATGTAGTTAGCTAGACTAACGTTACTGTGTTCGAATTACGTAGCCTGAGCTGAATTCGAACACAGGTTAGTTAGCGAGGCTAAAGATTCGCTTAGATAGAGCTGATGTTCGAAAAATGCCGTCAGACCACCAAGCGAATTTCTAGAAGTTTCTCAGCACGTAAGGTTGTTGTCTCAGTTTCTGAGTTCAGATTTTAGTAAAGTAAAATCCCTCGTACGTAAGGAATTCGAATGCAGGAATACAGAAAACCCCCTAAGAGACTCCCAGGGGGTTCTGTGTTACTCTTTGAGACTAGTCTTCTAGCTGCTCATTCATCTCTTTCAGTGCCTCGAAATGCCCTGTGTCCTGGAGTTCGCAGGTAGCGCATTTCCTCCTGGTGCACATGTCCTCGTCATGCCCTGGGTTGGTGAGGATTCGTTTCAGTATCCGGATCATTCCAGGACGCCTCTCCAGTTCTGATCCTTGTGGGTAATCCTCCACCACCAGGGCTGGTGCAGGTAGTAGTGTCTCTGTCTCCCGCATGTATCGCAGAACTTGTATCTTGGTCTCGCCATGCTCCTAGGGGAAGGGGTGAATCTGTGAGGCTTGTCTCTTTTCAATTCCTGTACAGCTCCTTATGGAATATCCTCCACCATAGCGGCTGGTGCATTCTGTAGTGGCTCATCCTGAGACAGGTTTCGCAAAACCTGTATTTAGACTGGGGGTGAGTATGCGGATCGGGGATGAACTTGTGTGCCCGTTTCTTTTTCGGGGTTCTCGTTACCATGGTCCTTCTTCCTGGTATTTATTCTCCCAGTAAGCGCGAGGATCGAATACTTCCTCGGACTGTCCTCTCAGCGGGATAGGCTCTTTCCTCCTTCTCGCGGGAATCTCCGCCCTCGGGGTGAGGATGATCATCCCTGACAGGGTTTCCTCCGCCTCGTAGAAGACATGCTCCTGATGGGCTCTCCAGGTGACATCAATGCTCCCGTTGAGCACGGCTACCTCATGCGTGTTCAGCGGGTCCTCCTCCGGTTGAGCCCGCAGGGGCAGGTGCAGTTTTTCTTTACCCGGAACGGGTGATGCATCAGCAGTACCCTGCACCGGAAGCACGGGCGCAGTCTTCCTCTCATGGTCCCTCCTCTGGGAATAAGATCGCGGACTGTGGTGTTGCACGAGGCATGAACAGAACTAACCTGCCATCCTACCGCAAGATCCAGTCCGGGGAGAGCAGTTATATCCTGCATCTCACTGTCGCGATAGCAGTGTTTGTCACTTGCTGCTGGCCCTACTTTATCTGGCATGGGACAGATCAGTCTGGGGGATGGGTGTGGGATACCTCCTCCTGGACCGCGTGTCTCCTGTGGTGGCTGGGAGTGTCCCTGCTCCTCGGGGTGATCGCGGTGCTGAACAAAGCGAGAGCAGATTCTCGTCACCTCCCGTACGTCCGGAGCAAGAGGGATGCCAGGGAGCTGTCCCGCTTGAAGAACCGCCTGCTCCAGCTGAGACTGGAGGAGATGCGCTATCGCCAGGGTCTGAGGAAAGACGATTTGCGGTCTCAGGAGGACATGATAACCACCCTCCCTCAGGATTTCACTTCCTTTCCCTGACTGCCTCTGTGCTCTCTTACCTCTATCCCTGCTTTCCTTGCGGCTTTCACGGTTATCGCGGTCCCGTGGGAATCATGCGGAGTCTTGCGGATGCAGTCTTCTTTCGCGCATTCATCGATGAACGCGAGCCAGCAGTCCGCGTGCATCCCCACGTACACCATCGCGGTATCCCGCATATACCCAGCGGCTTTCCCGTAGTGTCCCCACAGCGGCATCATCTGCGCGGGATGCCATCCCCTGCGAATAGCCTCTGCCTTGCACATCCCGTCAGCCCCGCCTGCACTCCCGACGATCACCACATTCGGGTACGCGGGGTCCCCGAAATCATGGAAGGCTTTATCGAACGCCTCAGTGATCATCTCCCAGTTGTTCCAGGTGCGGGAGCCAGTCACCCCGATTATCATGATTTCCCGTCATTTCCGGTAATCACCCGATAGCCCCCAGTATGAGCAGAAGGATGTAAGATACGCCAGCAATGGCGACTGCCACGACGAACAGTATCGCGATCCCGCTGACCAGCGCCGCGAGCACGTCCATGATCGTGTTGCTATTCCTTCTCGTCACATCAGCGACAGCTTTCGGGCGCAGGTTGTTTTTCGTCCTGACGACCTTGCTCATAGTGCGTTTCTCGCTCACTACAGGTACCTGTCGATCCCGCGTACTTTCAGGCAGATACCGCATTCGAACCCGTGCAGCACCCCGTCCTCGTGGCACCGGGCGCAGATGAACCCGATGACACGAGAGTTGCAGTGCGGGCACGTGGAGACGATCCGCCAGGAGCTGAGGTTCCGGCAGCGCATTCTTTTCCACAGGCACATGCAGGGAGGGGTCTCCTCGGAGATTCCTTCGATCAGTTTTTCGAGGACAGCAGGCATCACAGTTCCCTTCTGCGGTTGTTCGCTGGCAGCATACCCTAGTATGCCCCCAGGTGAGCGTTAGGTTTGACAAGATCGGCATCGCTGGTAGAGTAGTCGCTGAGCGCAAGCCGAAGCCGAAGTCTAAGACCAGAACCGCCAAGCTCACTATGCAGCTGCGCGGAGAAAGACGAAGACTGCTCGCTTAAAGCCTAAGCTCAGCCTGTGCTGTCATATCTACCGCAGGTGCGCAACTCACTGAGATGGGGGTTCGAATCCCCCGGGGACGGCTCATCGTCCTCTGGTCTAATGGCTAGGACGCTTCGAGACAAGACAGACGCACCTCGACCGCCGATGACAGTGACGGGCTTGTCAGCGAACCGCAATTCGCATCAGCCTGTGAAGCTGTGACAAAACACTTTTCGCCCCCCCGGGGCAAGGCTAGGTCTCGGGGGGGCACCTACATGGGATGAGGAAAGAATGGCACGCGCACGCACGCTTTCCCAGCTGGTTTCCACGATCACGGGTATCCGAGCCCGGGATAACGATTTCGGGAAGGAAATGATCAAGAGGGTTCAGAACGAATCCCTGACCACGGGTCTGGTGAAAATTCACCACCCGCTTGAGGAGCTGACTGAGGAACAGCGCAGGGGCATGCTCCTCGGGACGCAGCCTGACGTTAACAAGCAGGTTGCGCTGACTGTTCCTGACGCGCTCCGCCAGGCAATGGAGTACGCGATCCCGGCGCTGGACGCGGTTGCCACCAACGACCGTACCAACCAGGACGCGAACGCGGATGTCGTCCTCCCGGACGGGACGGTACTGCTTGCGAACGTCCCAGTCAGTCACCTGCTGTGGCTGGGCAAGTACCTGTCCGAGTGGCGCAAGTTCATCGCGGTCCTGCCTGTCCTCGACCCGACGAAGAACTGGACCGCAGGGGACTCTCACGTGTACAAGGCTGACATGGAAACCCGCGTGAGCAGCACCAAGAAGGTCGTTCCCCTTGTCTTGCACCAGGGGAACGACAAGCACGCGCCCCAGGTCCAGGCAATCGAGGACACCATCCCCACGGGACACTACCAGTCGGTTGCCCTGTCTGGCGCGGTCTATCCCTCGCGGAAGCGGGAGCTGATGGACCGGTTTGATATGGTGATCGCGGCGGTGGATGACGCGACTGCCCGCGCTAACCAGACCCCGCTCGTGGACGTGAAAGAAGGGGAAGCCCTGATGAGCTTCCTCCTGGCATAGGAAAGGACAGGAATGGCTGCCCCAGCCACGAAGGAAAACGAGAAAGCAGTAGCGGAGACGGAGCTTCTCCCCGCGATCCTCGGGGATTCCCCGATATTCCGCACAATCAGGGATGAGCAGATGGGCGCAGTAAAGGATCTCGCGGAAGCAGGTCTCACCCGGGTGGCATTTATCTCCATGGACCGCAAGGGGAAGATGCTAGTCGATGTGAGGCTCGTCTCGTTCGAGACGCGGGACGCAGTTCTCGGGCTTCTCAATGACGAGCACATCGGATAACTACTACGACGAAGACCCGTATGAGGACGGCGAGTACGTCCCCATACGGGTTTTCTGGGATTCAGCAAGGGGGAACTGGGGATGCAGGTGCGCCAGTTTCACTCTTCACGGGAAATGTCATCATCTCGTACAGTGGAGGAGAAAAGAGGACGTTTTCCCGCTGGAAGAATACCTGTAGGGAGGAATCATGAAAGCTGACAGCGACAGTATCACCGTTGACGCGGTAGCCAGGATCGTGCATAACGCGCAGCGTGACCTCGGGTACTGGCTGGACGACCCGTATCCGCCAGCCCCGTATGACGCCATCTCCGAGGTGGCACGAGCGCCTGTGCAGTCCCTGGTGCGGCTGATCGCGGCAGGATATCCCACGGAGTACGTGCAGGAAATGTGGGTGGAGAAAATGGCGCAGGATGGCTGGTGCTGGGGTCCGAGTAAAGACCCGGTAAGAAAAACCCACCCGTGCATGGTGGAGTGGAGATTCCTTCCGGAGTGGGAGAAGAGGAAAGTCCAGCTCGCGTACAACATAGTCCAGGGGGCTTTCACGGGCTCTATTGACCTCTCGTAATTGCGGATCATCCCTGGGTAATTTATCCTAGGGGATATGCCCCCGATTATTCCCGCGCATGTCGCGATCCGCATGAGACTTAAAGACTCCGCGCAGCACGCATGGAAGCTGAATGAACGACTGGAATGCGTGATCGCGGTGAAATCCCAGACAGGACAGGGAGGGTTTCACGGGAAGATTGACCATTCCCAGCCCCCGTGGTGCGCAGCGGTCGCGCACGCGATCATGGACCTGCATGCTCGCAGCAGGGACGCGGAAGCCTGTCTGCGCATCTCCCTGAGGCTCCCCAGGAGGGAACGGGGCGGGAGTAACGGGAATACTCTCAGGGCGCTGGAGAATATCGTGCGGCTGTCCCAGGGAGCGCAGGATAGCTATGTGATCTCGAATACGAAATGGCTGGACGGATGGTCACGGAAAGCCTCGATCGCGCTGAACGAGACAGAACTGCCCCGGAGGCTCCCCCGGATAGAAGGTTCCCCCGAGCCCCCGTGCCCCTGGTGTCAGGGACGCACGTTGCGGATGTTCCCGCTGCACGGGACAGTGAAATGCCTCAACCCGGAGTGCAAGGACGAGGAGGGACGACGCCCGGTGGCAAGACTGGAGTTCTTTGAGCAGGAGATGGTCCTGCGCTGGCAGGATAGCATCATCGGGGTTCCTGCGTGAGCGATGACGAGCTGCCCCGGGGGAAGGGCTGGACCGGGGTCCCTCTCGTGGAGCTGGACGGGACGAACTGGACTCTCGCGTTCGCGGCTAAACACCTGGAAATCCCCGAGGGACTGCTCCGCGAGGTCGTGAAGTATACCGGACTCTCCCCGAGCGGGACCATGAACCTCCGCGAGTACCGCTCCCAGGGGCGGGCAGCACGGGCGTATCCTGCGAAAACGCTGATCGACATCGCGGAGGCACTCATGTCCCTGAAAGAGTCACAACTGACCTGAAACTTTTTTCATCATCTTGCTGACAGTCCTGGTAGCGCATGTCATCCTGAGTCTACCCCAGTGGGGAGGGAGTCACCTTTCCCATGGGACGACAGGCTCACGTCCTTCGATTCCTGAGGACCCGTGTGAGCGAACTGCAAACTCAGGAGTCATATGTCATGCCGAGGGAAGCATCGTAAAGCCAAGCGTCCCGTAAGACTGATCGCTCCGGGAGTGACAGCCGCGACAGCGGCACTGGGAATGATCCTCCCCGCGACAGCAGCAAACGCGGTAGTAATCCCCGATCCTCCGCAAGCTCCCGACCCGGGACTTGCGTCTATCACGGCGGTTATCCAGCGCTACGTCCCGAAACACCAAGCAGAAACCCTGGTTGTTCATAGCGGCGATACCCTGGGGAGTATCGCAGCGAAATCCTGCGGAGACCCGAAATACTGGACGGGGCTCTACGAGGAAAACCAGAAAGTCATCGGGGGGAATCCTGATGTTATCCTCCCCGGGCAGAAGTTGGCGAAAACCTGCCACGAGGCAGTCGTTCACCGCCCCAGGATCACGGTGGCTGCGGATATCCAGCCCCAGGGCAAGCATCATCGCCTTCACGGGAGCGTCAGCGGAGGGAACTTGTCCTTCGCGGGACTGGAGCGCCTGTGGATCGCGGCTGGAGGTGACGCATGGGCGGCGTCTGCCGCTGCCACGGTCGCGGAATGCGAATCCGGGGGGAGGCAGTACGCGAAAAACCCCACCTCGGACGCTAGCGGGTACTGGCAGATCCTCGGGGAAGTAGTCCCCGGGAATGTCTTTGACCCGATGGTGAACGCGCTCAACGCGGTATCCAAGTGGAGAGCGTCCGGGAAGACGTTCGCGCAGTGGGTGTGCAAGCCGTGAGGGGGCGGCATCGTAAGCCACGGAAGATAGCTCCCCGTGCCTCCGTGTTCGCTGTCGCGGTAACTGCGATGCTGGGGGTGGGTACTGCCCTGGCTGCCCCCGCTGACGCATCCCAAACCCGTGCGGTGCACATCTCCAACGCAGCCCTCAACTGGGCTGAGTCTCACGCGATAGGGCACTGGTACTCCTGGGGAGGGGCGGGTCCGTACGGGTATGACTGCTCAGGGCTGGTTATGTCCTCGTTCGCGCACGTGGGAGTGAACCTCCCGCACAACACCGTCGCGATGGTGCATTCAGGGAAGATGGTGCAGGTGACCAACCCCCAGCGGGGTGACCTCGCATTCTGGGGTCCCGTGTCAGCCCCGTATCACGTCGAGTTCGTCACCAGGTGGCATCATATGACGTTCGGGGCTCAGCAGTCAGGGACGCGGGTGTGGTGGCATCCTTATGGCGGGGGATACGCCCCATCCTCCTTCTGGCGTGTGGTAGGGTAATAGTCTCGCCTCGCGATCCCCCGCGAAGGCAAAGGAACGGGATGACTGCCCCGCTCCTGGCAAAAACCCCTGGACCATGGGCGTCCAGGGGTTTTTGTTATGCTAGAATCTAAGATTCGAACTAGCATTCCCCAGGGAGCGTGTGGGCAAAGATTTCTCGAAACTATCCCCGGAAACGCGGGCACGTATCCGGGAGGCGATCCTCGCGAAGAAAGCCGAGGTCGAGCCCCGCCCGTGGGAAGTCCAGGCGTACAACAAGCAGCTCCCCCCGGACCATCCGAGGCATCACCTCCCCGACCCAAGGACAGGCAAGTCGTGCGGCTGTGAGCGTCCCTATCCCGACTGGGAGACCTGGCTGCTCATGACGGGGCGGGGGTTCGGGAAAACCCTCACAGGAGCCAACTGGGCGCTCTCCAGGGGGCTCTCCGAGCCGGGCATCTGGGTCGCGGTCTGCGCTCCAACGTTCGCGGACGTGAAAAACACCTGTTTCGAAGGTCCCTCCGGGATCAAGAACGCGGCGCAGCCAGGCGAGATCATCGACCACAACAAAAACGATCTCCGTATCACCTTGCGCAACGGGAGCATAATCCAGGGGTATTCCGCTGAGAAAGCTGAATCTATCCGAGGCGCTAACCTGGGTTACTGCTGGTTTGACGAGCTGGGGATTATCCGCTACCCCGAGTTCTACGAGGCAGGTCTCCTTCCTGCGCTGCGAACCTCTAAAGGTCAGCTGATGATCACCACCACCCCGAGAAACACGAAACTCCTCCGGGAAATCATCAAGGAAGCGGAAAGAGACCCGAGCAGGTTCCATTTCACCCGCGCCACCAGCTCCGAGAACTGGAAAGCCGAAGGCGTCGGGAAGATGATCGCGAAAGTCACCTCCAAATTCGGGGAGGGGACGTTCCTGGAACGGCAGGAGCTGCAGGGTGAGTTTATCGCGGAAATCCCCGGGGCGCTATTCCAGATGGAATGGTTTGACGAGTACCGGGTGGAAGAACACGAGGTCCCTGATTTCAGGAGAGTCGTAGTAGCGGTAGACCCGGCAAGCTCCTCCAATATCAAAAGCGACGAAACCGGGATCGCGGTCTGCGCGGAAGGGGAAGATCATCACCTGTACACCCTCCAGGATTGCTCTATGCAGGGAACCCCGGATAAGGTCATGGACGCGCTGGTAGATGCTTATTACCGGTGGGATGCCTCCCTCGTGGTTGGGGAGAAAAACGGGGTCGGGGACTATTTCAAGGGAATGCTGTACCAGAAAGACCCTTATATCCCCCTGAAACTGATCCAGGCGATGAACTCAAAGAAGATCAGGGCGCAGCCAGTGTCTCCTCTTGCAGAACAGGGGAGGATTCACATGGTGGGGGATCGTGGTCAGTTCGAGGAACTGGAGCGGCAGCTGTGCGCCCTCACCTCCTATGACGACCGGGTGAAAGCCCATGATGACAGGGCAGACGCATGGGTGTACGCGATGCGGGAACTCTGCGGATTCGGGGCAGTCAACTACAAGGAAATCTACGGGTTTTCCGCGTGTAAAGGCTGCGGGGAAGACGTTCACGTCTATATCGACAAAAGATGCAAGCATTGCGGGACCCCTGTGGTTGCGGAGGCGAAAGAGCCAGATAATACGAGGAGAAAGTCCGCGATCCGCTGGTCAGCTGCTTATTATCGGAACTGCCCGCAGGGACACGAGTACCCGATGAAACTGAAAACCTGCCCCGAGTGCGCCCCTGACCCGAATGTGTATATGGCACAGGTGATGAAAGTCTCAGGAAATGCTACAGGTCCAGGGTATACTCCGAGGAACTGGCTCGCGGGCAGGAAGCTGTAAGATGCTGTGCGGCAAGACGATCCGGGCGGCACTCGAACCGGGGATCACGGACATTTCCTGTACATTGGAAGAACATGAGGGAAACAAGCACTACGATGAGGTGTTTTCAGTAAGCTGGACGGAATATGACCAAGCTGACTCCTGAGGAACGGACAGCGTTCCGTTCTTCCGGGATTTTCGACACCCGCCCTGAATCCCTATGCGAGGATTGCGGAGGGTATCACCTGAGAGCATGTCCTCGCATTAAGCGCGAGGTGAAACTCGGGAACGGTAACCGCACCGAGGTGGAATACTGGGCGCAATGGGACGAAAGTAACACCATCTATCCAGAGGATGTGTACGATGACTCTCCCGAGGACTGAATGAGCAATCACTGTCGCGACCTCGCTGGGCAGCGGTTCGCGAAACTTATCGCCATTGAGCGTTCTGGTACACGCTCCAATATGGCTCTATGGCGTTGCATGTGTGATTGCGGCAATGAAACTTTTGTCACTAGCGGAAACTGGGGAAGAATAAAAAGCTGTGGTTGTCAGCGAGACTTGGGTCGCGCACTGGGAGAGGCTGCGCGGTGTGCGATTCTTCGAAGCTACATCTCTGGCGCAAAGCGAAGAGGACACGCCTGGGAGCTTTCCGAGGGTGATTTTGACAAGCTGACTTCCGCTGACTGCTTCTACTGCGGAGAACCACCAGGTAGAACTATCCGGGTAGGAAAAAACAACGGAGATTTTACTTACAACGGGATAGATCGAGTTGACAACCTTGAAGGTTACACCTCTGGTAACGTAGTTACCTGCTGCTGGAAGTGCAATAATGCCAAGAAGGACATGACTTACCCGGAGTTTGCAGACTGGATCACCAGACTGGCTGAACGTCAGTTTACGATCTGGGAGCGATATGAGGAGCAGGATTGATGATTGACAATATCCCGGACCCGTTCGGACCCCCCGAAGACATGATCGAGATAATGAAATCCCTGGCTCAGCTGCATACTGCCGCGATCATGTCAGGGCTTTCCGAGTCCACTGCAACCAAGTTTATCGCGGACGTTTTCATCGGGTTTTCCACGATGAATATGCAGAACACTCCCGGAGACAGCGGGAATGCGGTAGAATAAAACTGCCATCGTCAGCACGACCTGGGGTAATTTTTTATCAGCCAGGCACACGTCGCGGGCATGGTGCTTGATTAAAGTTTTAAGCTGTGCTATATATAAGACGATGGGTCTTTTGTGCCCACCTGGAGATGATCGTGTCGCTAAGGATTCTCTGGCACTCGAATAGCCCTTTCCTGACCTCTGCGTACGCACATCAGACGGCACTATTCACCAGGCGCATCAACGAGCAGACCGATCACGAGATCGTCGCGATATCCGCACCCTATTCCGGGGCTGGCACCTGGCTGGAATGGGAAGGGATTCCCATCCTCCCGGCAGTCAGGGATGCAGCAGGCTGCGACATCCTCCCGCAGCATTATGAGTATTTCAAGGCTGACATCCTCATCTCCCTGTGCGACCCTTTCGGATTGCTGAAGTGCGCAAGCGCACTGTCAGCAATAAACTGGTTTCCCTGGTTCCCCGTGGACTGCAACCCCCTGGGCGAGGGAGACGTGACAGTCCTCCGGGAAGCGAGATGCACCACCCCGATAGCGATGTCCCGCTTCGGGGAGATGGTCCTCCAGAATGAGGGTGCGGAACCCCTGTATATCCCGCATGGCGTGGACACCGCCGTTTATCGCCCGGGGGATCCCACAGAATATCGCAAGACGGTCCCTTCAATTGATCAGGACACGTTTGTCATCGGGATCGTCGCGATGAACCGGGGAAGACGGAAGGCTTTCGATCAGCAGCTCCTCGCGTTCTCCAGGTTTCACGCACGACACCCTGACACGCACCTGACCATCCACAGTGCCCAGGTATCCCCGGGAGGAACGAATCTCCCGGGACTCGCGGCACGACTGGGTATCAGCGGTGCCGTAAGTTTCCCCGATGCGTACATGTACGATACGGGGCAGGTCACGAATGAGCAGATGGCGATCTGGTACAACGGGCTGAACATTCTTTCCCTGTGTTCCTACGGGGAAGGCTTCGGAGTTCCCCTGATCGAGGCTCAGGCTTGCGGAATCCCCGTGGTCACCACTGATGGCTCAGCAACATCAGAACTGTGCGGTGCAGGCTGGCTTGTCTCCGGGACTCCTGACTGGGAGGACGGACACGGGGCATGGTGGACTCGTCCTGACGCTCCTGATATCGAGAATGCTTTCGAGGCTGCATATCAGGCATGGGAGCAGGACAGGATGCCACGGAAACCCGCGTACGATTTCGCGCAGAAGTTCGACGTGGAGAAAGTGTTCACCGATTACTGGGTTCCCGCGCTTGACCGTATTGAGGAGTCCCTGACGTGACCTCGTGGACGCCCCTCCCTGACGATGATCGCATTCCCTGCGTCTGGAGATGGATAGGAACAACCTGCCCAGGGGAGCACCGGGAGAACTGCGGATGCCCCGGGACTGATTCTTTCCGTCATTACGCAGGGTGTAACTGCTACACTGCCAATGAGGAGGATTCAAAGTGAGCAACATCGCTTATGTTACTTACGAAGTAGATCACGATGTGCAGGATCTCAACTCTTACTGGCAGCAGCTACCGCCGACCGTGGGAACAGCTGTAAACACTGCTGAGAATACGCTTCAGATTTCCGTTCCCGGAAGTGGCGGCGGGAACGAATGGGCAGGGCTTTGTACTCAGGGTTCTATACCCGCGATGATGACCATAGGTTTTGCGGCAACTCAGCTAGACCCCGGTGGTGCATCTAGTGGCTCCAATAACATGTGGGCTGGTATTCAGCTAAGCTCTGTCGTTCCTAACCCGTCGTTCACTAACGGTGACCCCACGCATAACTTCTACATAACTTTGAGGCTCGCGGTTGAACAAGGTTCGCTGTTGTTTGGTTACAACGTAGGATCAGGGTTCGTTACGGTTGGCAGTGGAACTTACGATCCCATAAACCACAAGTTTATTCGTATCTTCGCGAACTTTAACAACAGTAACTTCCAGGCGCAGACATCAGCTGACGGGATTACGTGGGCAAACCAGTGGACCGGGGCGGGGGCTGCATTCACCGCCTTTGGTTCGTCAGCACCTTATGTCGAGCTAGTGAATTACTCAGCTGGCAGTGTTGCTTCGACGGCAGTCTTTAGTAATTATACCATCGGTTTCCAGTACCCGGGTGGTGCTGGAGCTGCGGCAGCAGGGATAGAAGTTCCATTTACTTACGACTCTTCGGTTCCTGCCACATCGCTTGTGTCGGCATCGGTCGTAGTTCTGTCTAGCACGAACAGTGTTGTGGCTGCTACAGGCGATGGACTGCCGGTTCGTATCACATCTCCTATCAACTACGGAGATTCGCCTGAGCTTATCCGCGAAAACCTCGCTAACGCGGTTCGTGCAGCACTAGGTGACTACTCGACGGAGATAATCTTTGTCTGAGTCAGCGATGACAGATAATGAACTCCGTGAAACTATCAAGAAGCATTTCTGGTTTCACTCCATCGAACTGCGCCCGGGAATTATCACTCCAGGGCGATCCGGAGAGCAAAATACGCTCCCGCATCTCTTGCTCCCGGAGAAAATGACAGGACTGTCCGTACTGGACGTGGGATGCTGGGACGGGTTCTTCTCTTTTGAATGCGAACGTCGCGGCGCAAAGCGAGTTGTAGCGGCAGATATCTGGGAGTCTGCCGGTAGGGATGCATTCGACCTGGCTCACGAGACACTCGGGTCTAATGTTGTTCCTGTTGAGGCAAGCATTTACGATCTCCCGGAGAAGCTTCAGGGTGAGCGTTTCGACCTGGTGCTTTTCCTTGGGGTGCTATATCACCTGCGCCATCCGCTCCTCGGATTGGAAAAGCTTGCGGAATGCACCCGTCCCGGGGGTGTCGCCGTCGTGGAAACTGTTGTGGACACGGAAAAGCTCTTGGACGCCCCGAGGATGGCATTCCATCCCGGGGGAGAGCTGAATAACGATCCCACCTCATGGTGGACCCCGAATATTCCCTGCCTGTCTGCGATGCTGAACGTTGCGGGCTTTAATCCCGCGCTGAGCGTCGTGCAGTTGCATGCAGGGAATAGGACGATCTTTCACGCGAAGAAGATTTCCGACGAGGAATATCAGCGTCAGGCTGACGAGGATTTCCGGTATCGTCACGGTGCTCAGTTGAAAGGGCTGTGATGGCGCTCCGCAGGGTGTATGACATCGCGCTGGACGCGATCACGAGCACTCTCCACGACGGGTACATGGACCGCCTGGGAAGATGGAGCGATATCCAGGAATATCTCCCGTACCTGTATGAGACCGCGAAATCTTACGAGCACGTGCGAGTGCTGGAACTCGGGTCACGGAAAGGGAATTCTACTCTCGCTTTCCTTGCGGCAGCTGTCTATTCTGACGGGCATGTCGTATCCGTGGATATCGATCCTGTCGCGGATGACCCTGCGGGAATGCGTCCCTGGCGGAAAACCCCGAGATGGACATTCATCCAGGGTGACGACATGGATGAATTCGTTCAGGCGCAGCTTCCCCCCCAGGTGGATGTCCTGTTCATAGACACCTCCCACGAGTATGAGCATACTCTCGCTGAGCTATACGCGTACATGCCTAGGCTCTCGAACAAAGGTGTCGCGTTGTTCCACGACACGAACCTTATCGGGTGGCCTGGGTACGACTGGAAGGGTACCGTCCCCCCGGTTCAGGAGGCTCTCGACGTGTACTGCGCCGCTACGGGGAAGACCTGGGAGAACCTCCCCGGGAGGTACGGGCTTGGTATAATCCGGGCATGATCAACACGAGATGCCGTAAGACCCGTGGATGCCGCGCCCTGAACGGGCACACGGGTGCCTGCTATGACAGAAAAGGGAATCTTATCCCGAAGAACCGACCGGTGACAGTGCTAAAGGTTGTCAAACGTGACAAAAAAGGGAACCCGCAATTTGGGAGATATCACGTCTAACCCGAGGTTGAGGCAGCTCCTGGAAGACGACGATCTCGACTGGGATAACCCGCATCATCGGGAGATGTACCTGAAAGAATGGGTTAAAGCCCCGAGAGAAGCAGAGGAAGACCCCGCAGATGAGTGACCCTATGGGTGACCTGCTCGTAATCGTCCCTTCCCGTAATCGTCCGCAGAACATCGCGAGGCTGCTTGATGCGGTGCATGATACCGCGAAAATGAAAACTCATCTCCATGTATGCGTGGACGATGACGATCCTGAGCTTGAGCGCTACAAGTTCATCATGAGCAAAGCGGGACGCGACGGGGATTTCCTCGATGTGGGTCAGAGAATGGGACTGACCGCGTGGACAAATGAGATCGCGAGATTGCGGTACAAGGATTACCCGTATCTCGCGTCCCTCGGGGATGACATGGTTCCGGAAACCCCGGGATGGGATCGTGCCCTCATCCGGGGAATTATCCGCATGGGGGGGGTCGGGTTCACTTACCCCTGGGACGGAGTGCGGGAAGACATCCCTGAGGCTGTCTGCGTGTCCAGCAATATCGTAGAAGCCCTCGGGTGGATGGCACTCCCTGACCTGGATCACTGGTACATCGATAACGTATGGGCTGACCTGGGAATGGGTGCCGGGTGCATCCGGCATCTACGCGCCATTTCCGTGAAACATGTATGGAAAGCAGATAAGACATCAAAAGATTCCGGGGAGAAACTGATCGCTGATCGCGACAAGTATTATTCCTGGCGCAAGACCTGCATGGCTGACGATATCAAAACAGTCCTTGCGGTGCGGGGTACTGTCTCCGTATAATTGTTTAACCACCAATCCCGGCTGTGCCGGGGAACTTATCTCGGCATAAGAAAGAGGCTGTGTGGCTGTTGCCAGAACCTACAACGTAGATGCGGAGCAGACCACGGGAATCTCCATCGGAACTGGTGGCGTCCCGGGTACTGAGTACGTCCTGATGTACGGGGGGAGTGCTGGGGAGTTCAATGTCTCCGCAGTGCGTGTCTCCACCTACTCCGGGTCGAGCGCGTCTTACCCTTCTAACGGTACGATCACCTGGCGTCTGCGCAGGGTGTCGTCCACGAACACCGCGATTCTCGCAGGAACCGCGACTGCACGTCCCATTTCGCAGTCTACCACTGCGGCATCCTCCGTGTGGATTTACTCCACGGCTAACGGATCCGGGACCGCGACATTCGCAACCCCGGGTGCGGTTGTCTGGAGCCAGACAATTCCCTGCACCGCTGGTGCTAACTGGGGCGAGTGGTTCACTCCTGGTTTCGAGCTTAACCAGACGAACGGGACCCTGGCGCTCACCTACGAGCTGGGTGCTGCGGGTACCACATCTGCCGTTAACCTGATGGCGGAACTGGTTATCTCCGAGTAAACAGTGGAACCGGTGCTGTCATAGTTAAGGAGATTATCTTATGGCAGCACCGGTTTTGCAAACCAGCACGACCTCGGCTGGTGCCACCTCGGCTAGCGTGGCGGTCACTTATCCTGCCAGCATTGCCGCGAATGACATCGTTATTGTCTCCATTTACAAGGAGAACGCGAACGCGGTCACTCCCCCTGCCGGGTTCGCGGAAATCCCGACTGCACCGCAGACGACAGCGGTCCAGGAGCAGCATACTTTCTGGTACCGCGCAGTCGGAGGGGAAACCGGGACGGTCACGTTTTCCTGGACGGGGAGCGTGTTCCATGCTGCCGCCGCTCACCGGATTTCCGGGTGCACCACCTCGGGTAACCCGTACGAGAATACTCTCTCTGCACCTTCCACCAACAGCAGCAACACCAGCGTGGCAACGCTGAACGTCTCGATTGCTTCAACGAGCGCGAACACGCTGCTGTACTGGGCGGGTACCGACTTTACCGGTGGTAACGTGTGGACTGTTCCCGGTGGGTTCGGCAACCTGACTGATCTTGACGTTCTCGGGGATGCGTTCAAGACGAATGCTGCGGGCGGGGCAACAGGAAACGTCACCGGGACAGCGAATATTTCCGGTCCGATGACAGCGATACTGCTGTCCCTGATATCCACCCCTCCGGTGGCTGCCGGTCCTCCGCTAGGTCAGCTGGACATGCCGCAGCGAGTGGTAACCCTGGTCAGTAATGCAGGCTGGAGGAACGCAGGACACTCCCGGTAAAAGGTTAGCGGTCCACTGAAAGGAGCGCATGGTGGCTATTGCGCTCGTCGGGGCCGTAGGAAACGCTACCCGGGTTACTGCTGGCACTACCATTACCAGCACGTACGGTCAGACTCCGACTGCCAGAAACCTGCTGGTCGCGGTTGTCTCCCGAGTCGGAAGTACGGCTACTGCAAGCCCGACAAGCACTGTTTCGGCTGGGTGGACGCGACTGCTCCCAACCAACTTCGTTACCAATATCGGAGTCGGCAGCGCTACGGCTTGCACCAACCTTGTTGACATCTGGTACAAGGTAGCCACCGGTACTGAGTCTAACGGCGACACGACGTTCACGATGACGAACGCGGGCGGTACTACGACGTTCGCGATGACTTGCACTATTTACGAGCTGTCCGGTGCAAGAGGACTGAATCCGCTTGATGTTTCAGGTACTCAATCTAGCGGTGCCAGCACTGCCACAATCACGACCACTACGACCACCACGAGTGCTAATGTCAGCAGTGCTGGTCATTTTGCCATATCAGTTGCCTGCCGCGAACGTACTGCTGGTACCACGACAGTAACTTACAGTGCTTCGTGGACGAATGGCGCAAATGATGGGGCGACTAGCAGCGTCGCTCACACTGGAACCGCTTACCTTGCAAACGTTACCAGTGGTGCGACTGCAAGTGACGTAACAACCTGGAGCGGTACTGGCACGCTTGCCTTCGGGGCGGGTGCAATCGTCGTCGTTGCCGCTGCCCAGTCCGGACCGACGCTGAACTCCGCATGGTCCCATCCGGTCGGAAACATCTCCGTCCCGGTCCGTGTCGGGCTGGGAATGGCGACATTCATTCCCAGCGCCACTGTCGCCCCTCCTCCGACCCCCACAGTCGGACCCCCGTTCTACCCGTTCCGCTGGGCTGTCCGGGCAAAAATCACCCTGTTCCAGTCACAGTCCGGGGGGGTTTTCGCTGAGCTGCCGGTAGGGACAGGGAACATTTCCGGTCCCGTATCAGGGGGTCGCCCTGGTGGGGGAATGGGATGCGGCGGTGCTCCCGTACGCAATCCCACTCCGGGTCCTGTCTTTATCCAGCGGAAAACCCCGGTACGGTTCATCATCCCGAACTGGCAGCCTAGAGCTGGTCGTATCGGGAGCAGCTTCGGTGCCCCGGTAATCAACCCGCATCGCGGACCTCCTGTATACCCACTAGAAGGTCCCGTACGCGGGAGGCTGCCCCAGCTGGCACCCCGCGCTGGTCGCATAGGGTCGAACCCTGGCGCTCCAGTCAGGAACCCTTCACGCGGTCCTGTATTTTATCCGCAGAAATACCCGATTGCGGCTGCTGATCCTCTCCCTCGCAAGGGACGAGTCGCGTCCAATCCGGGTACTTCCGTAACCGTCACTCCTCCTGCGGTTGGTCCTCGGATTTACCCCCTTGAAGGACCAGTTCGTAGCAGAATCCCGCAGACTTTCTCCAAAGGACGCATAGGGTCTAATTCTGGCGCTCCCGTACAGAATCCCTCGACTGGTCCCCAGTTCCGTCAGGTAACTGACCCGGTTCGCAGTGAGATTCCCCAGACGTTCTCAAAGGGGAGAATCAGCTCCAACCCCGGAGCGCCGGTACGCAATCCATCTACAGGTCCGCAGTTCCGGCAGCTTCCCCGTCCTGTCCGTGCCCCGATTCCGCAGACATTCTCCAAAGGCAGGGTAAACTCCAGCCAGGGGACTATCAAGACTACCGGTCCGGTATTCTATCCCGCAGTCCAGGCGCTGCACGCTAAGCTGCCATTGCAGCCTTTGCTTCGCGGCAGGACATATTCTAACGACGGGGCTCCCGTACAGAACCCGAGCACGGGTCCTGTATTCCGCCAGAAGACTTTCCCTGTCCAGGCGACTGATTCGCTGCCACGCAGGGGACGCACTTACAGCAACCCCGGTGGTCCAGTTCAGAACCCGCCTCCGGTTGTCGTAGGACCAGTTTTCTACCCGAAGAATTACCCTGCGAGAATCCGCCCGAGTCTTCCCATTCGAGGCAGAACATACGGGAACGCGGGCGCTCCGGTACGCAACCCGAGTGCTGGTCCGGTATTCCGGCAGAAGACATTCCCGGTACAGTCTGCTGATCCGCTCCCGCGTAAAGGTCGGGTTTACTCCAACCCGGGCGGTCCCGTCCAGAATCCGCCCCCGGTTGTCATCGGTCCGGTATTCTATCCGAGACACGACCCTGCGCGTATCCGTATCACGCAGCCTCCACGCGGACGTGTCGCAGGTAACAGCGGAGCCCCGGTCAGGAACCCTTCCACGGGTCCGCAGTTCCGCCAGGCAACGGATCCGATCCGGTCGCAGATACTGCAAACCTGGAGCAAGGGTCGTACCTACGGTAATCCTGGTGCCCCGGTAAACAACCCGCCAAGCCAGGGTCCCCGTTTCGTCCCGCTGAACCACCCGGTACAGGCAAGAATCCCGCTGCCCATGCGGGGTCGGGTCTACTCCGATAACGGGGCACCTCTGGTCACCTCCGGACCAGTGTTCCGCCAGGTAAATGAGCCAATCCGGGCTCGCCAGCCGCTCCCCGTACGAGGAAGGGTTTACCGTAACCCGGGAACCCCGGTTGCCGTCACCCCGACGCCTGTAAGGTTTATTCCCAGGAATGCGCCTGCGAGAATACGCCCCTCCCTTCCGGTCAGGGGACGGACGTACTTCAATAAGGGTGCCCCGGTTCACAACCCCACCAGGGGTCCGAGGTTCGTCCAGGCGGTTCATCCCATCCGGGGGATCATCCCGAAGAATGCGCCACGCGGGCGTACCTACGGGAATCCTGGCGGTCCCGTCGAGAATATCCCGGTACGGCAGGGAACGTTCACCACGGGGGACGTATTCACTAACTGGCTGGCGGGGAATCCGTTCGTCAACTGGTCAACCGGGGATGTTTTTGTTCTCTGGGAGACTGGCGCTCCGTTTACCGACTGGTCAACAGGAGACGTGTTTATCACAGAAGGATAACGCGGGCATCCAAATCAATATAAAGGCGGAATGTGGCTAACAATAGCGTGATTTCCATATCCCACCTGTCGTTGCAGTATGTTGGCGTGCCGGTGAAACCCCTGCTGCTGAACGGGGAACCTTTCAATCCGACTTCCGATCCGGTGGCGATGGCATTCATGCCGACCGCTTACCAAGTTCCGGGACCTTCCGACTGGAATACCGCAATCTGGGCGGTCAGGAGCAGTAATGTCATCGAGCCGTATGCCGCTGCCTGCCTGGTCGGTCCTGGCGGAACCATTCAGCTGGGAATCGGAACGTATATCATTTACCTTAAGATCACGGACAATCCAGAGATCCCCGTGCAGACAGCAGGACAGCTCCAGATTTCGTAAGCGAGGCTACCATCGCAAGAACCGGCGCTATCGTTAATGCGCTCAAGTCAATCCCCGGGGGTGCGCGCCCCACGTATGCTCCTCAGTCGAGCGGCATGGGTCGCATTTCCCCTGTCCAGGCGAACGCCATGTACGCGAATCCGTACCAGGATTCCTATGGTCCGTTCCTGCCTCGCCCGAGCAGCGTGTTCACCGATGGCGCTTTCGCCCCGATGTCCCCGATCCAGCCTGTTCCGCTGGACACTCCTCCCCCTGGCGGGCTTTTCGCGGACCCCAGATGGTGGCAGTACCCCGTTGGGTGGAACCTTCCCACCCAGCCGGGATCTGAAGGGCTGAAACTATGCTCATTTGAGCAGCTGAAAACCCTTTCTGAGCGTTATTCTGTCGCACGGCAGTGCATTGAGCTGCGGAAAGACGAAATCCTGGGGCTGAACTGGGAAATCACGATGACCACGGACGCCGCGAAGGCTTACCAGGGTGATCGTAAGGCTATGCGGGACTTCGGGGAGCGGAAAGCAGAGGTTACCAGGTTTTTCAAGCGCCCGGACCCTGATTACTGGTCATTTTCCTCGTTCCTGGACGCGCTGCTTGAGGAAATCTTCGTTTATGACGCGCTCGCGGTCATTTACCGCCCGAAATACGGAGCTTCCATCGGAATGGGAGGGAGAGGGCTCCTCGGGAGTGACCTGGACTCCCTGAATCTCGTCTCCGGACCGACAATCCGACCCCTTCTCGACCTGCATGGCGGGAGACCCCGCCCTCCAGCCCCCGCGTACCAGCAATATCTCTACGGGGTTCCCCGTAGTGACTATATGACGATGGCTACTGGCAGGGATATCGATGACGCGGGGCTTGCCGGGGCTGAAGTCAACGAATTCTCCTCCGATATCATGCTGTACGCGCCCCTGGTGAGCAGAAGGGAGACTCCGTACGGATTCCCGTTCATCGAGAGGGCGCTCCTCCCGATTATCTCCGGGTTGCAGAAGCAGGAATTCCAGCTTAACTACTTCACTGAAGGCACAGTTCCAGCGGTTTACATTTCGCCTGGCGATACGAACATCACTCCCACGCAGATCGGGGAGCTTCAGAACGCGCTGAACGCTATCGCAGGAGACCCCGCGTATCACCTGAAAGTAGTCGTTCTCCCTCCAGGGAGCAAGGTTGAGCCGCAGCGCCCCGTTGACCTTTCTGACAGCTTTGACTTCCTGGTCATGAACCAGGTATGCATGGCAGCGGATGTGCAGCCTGAGGAGCTGGGGATCATCCCGAACGTCGGGGCAACCCCAACGGGACCTTCTGCTTCCGGTATCAGGATGGCAGGACAGGAATCACGGAGTATCCAGTCCCGGAAATCCGCGAAGCCTCTCCTCAAGTTCATCTGCAATATTTTCAATTACGCTATTCAGGACATCTGCCAGCAGCATGACATGCAGTTCCAGTTCGAGGGGCTTGTCAACGACGAAGACAAGCAGGCTATCACTGAACTAGGCGTACAGCAGGTCCAGAATGGCATCGCGAGCATTGATGAGGTCCGCGAGCGTCTCGATCTTCCCCCGTGGGGACTTGACGAAACCGGGGAGCCTGTTGTCTTTACCGCGCAGGGTCCCGTGCCTTTCAAGATGGCAGCCGAACTGATCATGATGGCAGCACAGGGCGGTGCTGCTGGCGGTCAGGGTACTAACGGCGGTCAGAAAGCAGTCAAGAAGAAGCCAAAGCCGCGTAAAGGCGGGGGAACCAAGCCGAATGGCAGCCACCCAGCCCCGTTGTCTCCTCATCGCGAAGGCGTCGGCACTCCGCAGCACCAGGCTGCCCAGGGTGCCGTCCAGTCTCCCACTCCAAGGACAGGCGGGACCACTAACAGGACAAGCACGGCAGGGAGCCGCAAGAAAGCTGCTGCCAGCGAGCTGGAATCCCTGAAACGACACCTCCGCAAGGGCAGGGAGATTACTTCCTGGGAGCCAGTGCATATCACGAACCGCATTCTCGGGATGATCGCGGAGGATATCGCGAAAGGCGTCATGCTGGACACCGCGATAGACCGCGCTCTCGACATGACCGAGAAGTTTGCTCCCGAAATCCCTATCGCTCCTGTTCCTGTTGACGAGAACACGGTAAATGCTCTCGACCCTACCTGGTGGAAGTACCCGGTGGGATGGAACCTGGAGAAGTCTGATGCCCCCTTTCCAGGATGGGAGCATGACCTAGGTCTCATCGGGAGATACAAGCAGGAGATCGCCCAGGGTTTCGCGAAAGCAGAAGAGGCGGGTTCAGAAATCCGCCAGCAGGTCGCGGTGGGGAAGCTAATGATCCCCAACCGGGTGATGTACGACCTGATCTCGGAGAAAGTCCGGGAGGTTCTCACTGAGGTGATGACCCCGCTCTGGGAGAAAGCATGGAATCTCGGATACAGCTCCGCGAATCAGCTTCTAGGGAAAGACGCGGGAATCCTGGGGACTACTGATAATCTCCAGGCGTTCCTCGACACCGAGGGTGCTCACTGGCTGGACCAGGTTGCCCGCACAGGACTGAAAAACGCGAACTCCCGCAGTGAGGTCATCGCGAGGACCGAGATTGCCCGCGCCCTGAACGCAGGGGTTATCCAGTGCTACCGCGATAATGGGGTAACGCACAAGCACCTGGGGATTGCCCCTGATGACGCCTGCAAGATCTGCAGGAAGGTAGCGAACGAGGGACCGATCCCCCTGGACGCCCCGTTTTCCAGCGGGGGTCTAGGGGGTCCCTGTCACGTACAGTGCAGGTGCGTCCCGCTCCCCGCTGGGATGAATATCGTCCCTCCTCAGTCTCACCTGGGAAAGTCGGACTCTAACGTAGAAGACAGTACCCGTACCGCGTGGCTGCTCATCCGGGCAAAGGATGAGAAGGGAAAATGGCGGTATCTTCTCCAGCAGCGTCCTGATGGTTCCTGGGGAATGCCCGGGGGCACCACTCATATTGACGAACCCGGGTGGAGTGCTGCTTACCGGGAGACGGAAGAGGAAATCGGGGCTCTCCCCGCGCTCACTGTGATCCGTGATTTCACCCACCAGGACCCGGACGGAAAGACTGCATACCTGTACTTGTGCGAGACGAACATGTTCAAGCCGCTGATGAACGGGAGCACCCCGGAGGAAACTCTTTCCACCGCGTGGTTCCGCAGGGGCGAGATCGAAGATCTTGATCTTGTCGGGAAGTTCCGCGACGACTGGGTGAAAGAAATCCACCTGCGTGACCAGCTAGGGGACATGAAATCTCCGCAGAATCTCGTCAACGAAAACGGCGAATGGATGGTCCTAGACGACCCTGACAGGCACGGAGCCGGGATGGGTTCGCGCTGGGTATATCCTCACCACGCTAACGGTGAGGAGTTCGGGGATGCGGGTCCTGGCGGCTATCCAGGGGCAACCCCGGGAGGTAATCCTCCTCATTTCGAGGCGAACAGGATGGACGCTCCCCCGCAGACCAGGGTGTATCCGCGTGGTCACGAGGACGAGTTCCCGGAGGAACGGGAAAAGCCCCCCGCGAGGAGACGTAAGACTCCTGCTGGCGGTTTCCCGGTGGTGGAAGATCCAGAGGAGCAGGAAGTTAACTCCACCGGGATTCAGAATATATCTGCGAACACAGGAGTTCCCCCGAGCGGGAAAGGCGTACATCCTGTAGTAGGGTCAGTTCCCGCGAGAACCCCGCGTCCCATGTCTCCGCATTCAGAGCCTCCTGAGGTGTTCAACCCTGCGGATACTGTTGAGCAGTGGGACCCTGACAGGGAAAGCGATGTTGTTCACGATCTTTCGGGCGTGAAACTGTCCGCGAAGCAGATCGAGCAGCTGACCAGGAAAATCCAGGAAAATCTCCTCAAGCAGGCTCGCCGCAACAACAGGACAATGCTTACCCTCCCAAAAGGGGCGGCTGACATAGGCGATCCTAACCCGGTTGAGTGGCGTCATGTATACGCCCAGCTAGAAGGGAATTTCCCCGATAAAGCTCTCGAATGGGTGAAGCACAGCACCTGGATCGGTCCAGTCAACGTCCCCTGGGAGAGAGTGGATGATGACGATATTGATTCCTGGGCGGCATCACATCAGCCTGAGGCTGTTGCCAGGTTCGCGAAAGAGATCGCTAAAGGCGGGGCACACACTGATCCGTCCATTCTAGTCCAGCGAGCCGATCATCCTGACGGTCGTGCGATCGTGATTGACGGACATCACAGGGCAATGGCACGGCATTTCAAGCTGAACAAGCCGGTACTTGCGTATGTTGGCACCGTGCCCGAACGATGGATGCAGCAGGCACTTGAGACGCATTCATCTCAGATACACCAGGGCAGTGATCCCGGGAATCGCTAAACTGTGAAAATGCCTTTCCTGGCTTGGCGTCCCAACTATGAAGCACTTCCCGACCCTCCCGAGGAGATTCCCGTGGCTGTCAAAACTCTGAGCGTCGCTGCTGCTATCACCCAGAATCCTGCTGGTGCCCCCAGTCCGCAGGCAATCATGGCAGCGGTAACCCAGGCGCTGTCTGACCCGGTGTTCGCGACTGCTTCCCCGTGGACTGCGGTTGTCACTATCACGACAAGCTAGCATAGGTGAGTGTGGAGAAAGTCAGCAAGGAAAGCGTCAACTACCGCTCTGCTGATTCTTCAAAACACTGCGGAAACTGCGTCATGTTTCACCCGAAATCTCACCGGATGAACAGCGGAGGATGCGATCTCGTTGAAGGTAACATTTTTGCTAACGATGTCTGTAATCGCTGGGAAGCGGTAACGGAAAAGTCAGAGCAGACTCCTGCCCTGTCCAGTACCCATAATCCCCTGGGAACTCACGGGCTGTGGAATACCCCGGACAGGCATACTGCAGAACGACAGCAGCTTCCAGCGTACATACAGAATATCGCTCATGCCCTGATCCGCAACGGAATGGAAGAGGGTCAGGCTATAGCAACAGCTATCAATGCGACCCGCAGATGGGCATCGGGAAAAGGTAACGTACACCCCGAGGTGATTGAAGCCTCCAGGAATGCCCTTGCTGAATGGGAGAAGCTGAAAGAAACACATGAGTAAGAGAAAGAAAAGAAAACAGGCACTGCTGCTGCATGACCTTGCCTGCGCCATGCAAGCCTGCGAGCGCGCTGGACTTGACCCAAAATTCCATCACGGGATTATCGTCACCTCTATCGGGTTTATCCTCCCGGTGAAAGACAGGTGGCAAGTGCGCTTGCTAAGGCATTTTAAATAGTATATAATCCCAGCAGGGGTCCTTTGTGTTATCCCAGCTGAGAACCATAACCTCTGCCCGTCCTTGTACGGGCTTTTTTTATGCCTGAACAAGGAGATGTATGGCTACTACGCTAGCTGCCCCTGCGGAGACTGCACAGGATCTTGTGCACATCTCCATCCCCATTCTCAAGTGGGAGCAGGATGATGACGGGGACCTGATTATCAAGGGGATCGCGACCGATGGCACCGTAGACTCGGACGACCAGATCGTAGATCCGGTTTGGTCCGCAAAAGCCCTCGGGGACTGGCTCGCAACCGGTGGTAATGTCCGGATGTCCCACGATGCTCACCGCCCCATCGGGAAAGGTCTCAAAGTCGAGATCAACAAGGATGGCACGGATAAGCACTGGCTGACCGCCGTCATCGTTGATCCGCTGGCGCAGAAGCTGATCAAGAAGGGCGTCCTCCAGGCTTACTCCGTGGGGATTTCCCGTCCGGTTATCAAGCATGACCCTCGGGTCCGCAACGGGCGCATCTGCGGCGGGGATTTCGCGGAAGTATCCGTGGTTGACCGTCCCAGCAATAAGTCCTCGTACCTGGATATCGCTAAGTCCGCTGGCGACTCCTGCGAATACGTCCAGGAGATGCACGCGGATGACGAGATCATCGCCAAGTTCTCCGGGGAAGACCTGGTAACGAAAGACGAAAGTGCCCAGGTTCCTTTCGCGGACGACATGAGCCTCACGTTCACCCCGAATGATCTCGCTAAAATCCTCAAGTCGAAGATCATCGACCAGCATTACGACGAGCTTGCCCTGAAAGCCCTGTACGAGGCCGAAGAGGCAGTATATAAGCGTGACATCAACACCGCTACCAGAAGGCGGCTTGCATCCGAGGGGCATGCTCTCCCGGATGGCTCGTATCCCATTGAGAATGCCGGGGACCTGCATAATGCCGCACATCTGGCAAGAACCGGTCACGGTAACGTTGCGGGCGCACGTCGCCTTATCGCAAGCGAAGCAGAAAGGCTTCATGTGCCCAATCCACTTAATGACTCCGAGGACTCGGAGAAAGGAATCACAAGTGTGGTCGAAGAGACTGCTGCTCCGGAAGTCCTCAAGGATGACATGACGGGCATGGGCATGGGTGCGGACAAGGATCTTGACGCTGCCATGCTGAAAGACGGGGACGATGACGCCGTTACCGATTCTGTCGGTGAGGAGAAGGCTAAGAAGCCCAAGGGCAAGAAGATGCCCCCGTGGCTGAATGGCGACGATGACAAGAAGCCCTCCGGGGATGACGATGATTCCTGCAAGATGGATCACGTTCACTCCGAGAAGTGCTCCGGGACTCCCCAGTCTGCCAGCGGTGCCAGTGATGCTCAGGCTATGAATGAGATCCCCAACACCGGACCGGCGCTGGAAACCCCCGCCCCGAGTGGTATCCGTACTGCTGACCTTAAGACTGTCGGGGGTTCCCCTGAGACCGCAGCACTCATGCGGTTCAAGTCTGTCGGGGTTGACACGGACCTGGGTAAGCTGCACGACCTGACCTGCCCCGCATATCACCCGGACGAGGTTAGCAAGTATCACCCGTACGCGGATCTGTCCTCGGTGATTGACCTGGACGTGTGGCAGCGCAAGGCTGTTGACGCGGCTTGCGGTCCTATCGAGACCGCACTGGAGCTGACGAAGGCATGGAGCGCGGCGCAGACCCTTAAGTCCGCTGATGCTGCTGAGCTGAACGACTACCGGCTGGAACTGCACAAGGCGTTCAGGGATGCTAACCCTGGTCCCACCAGCTATCCTTCCCCTGGTTCGGTTACCCCGAACGGGTATAACCGCCCGGTGATCACCGCAGGGCACGCCGCTAACTCCCCGGGGTATGACGGACCTAACTCCTCCCCGGATGTTGCCAGCGGCTCCCCCAACGCGCATTCGTTTGACCGTCCCCCGCTGGCGTCGGGACATCAGTCTCCAAGCCCCTCTCACATGAAGGGCGGAGCTGAGTACCCAGACGCACAGGGAGTTCCCACGCGGATCGATTACGCGCACGTGGAAAAGGAGAAGGCACGCCAGGCGCTCTCCCTGATCCACGATAACGTTTCGCGGATGTTCCCCCCGCTGTGCCCGATGACGCAGAATGTGACGCAGCCCGAGTCTCGCCCCATTCCGCCTGCGGCTGGTCTGGGCAAGCAGGTTGAGGTCGCTGAGACTGACGCGGCTCTCTCCAAGACTGTCGAGACCCCCGAGGTTTCTGCTGAGTTCCTTGCTCTCGCTGAGAAGGGGATGAAGAAGAAGCTGGGCAAGAAGGTGCTCGCAGGCAAGATGACTGTCGATGAGGCTCGCACCAAGCTGGGTCGCAGGGTAACCCAGAAGGCACTCGAATTGCAGCAGGCTGAGCTTGTCAAGACGCAGTTCGAGAGCGGGATCATCACCCGCGAGGAAGCCCTTAAGATGCTCGGGTTCGAGACTGAGGCTCCCGTCGTGGCTCCTGTCGAGAAGGCTGCGGAGACTCCCGAGATTACCAAGAGCGCCCCCGAGGTTTCCTCTGAGGACATTATCAAGTCTGCCATCGCGGATGCTATTGCTCCGCTGGTTGAGCAGATCAACAAGCAGCAGGCAACTATCAGCGAGCAGGAAGCCCGCTGGGAGGCTGCCGCTAACGCTGCTGACCCCAAGACTACTTCATGGGCAGGTCTTGCCATGAAGTCGGTACAGCCGGTGGCTGTTACCAAGCAGGCTGAGATCGCGGAGCGCACTCAGCAGATGATTAACCGCCAGCTGCATCACGTCTGGCGTACGAGTGAGAACCCGCATGAGCGGGAAGCAGCCCGTAACGAGCTGGACAAGCGCGGCGGGATTACAGAGTAATTATTGAGTTCGCTCCAAGATCGGAGAATTCGTATGGCTGACGTTCTTACAGCCGATGAGGTTACCGCCCCAGGAATGGGCGGGTCCTCTGCTGGCAGTGCGAGCGCTTTCGGTGAGCGCGTAGCTCGCCGGTCCGACTACGAGGGTACGATGACTACCCTTACCAAGTCCCTTGTCAAGGGTGTCGGGCACATTACCAATGACGGGCGTCCCCTCAGTGAGGGAGCCCACAGCACCCAGATCCTGTCCAAGTCGCATCAGGCGATTCTCGATACCAGGGCTGCTGCTTTTGACGGTCGGTGGAATTCCGCTGACACCGTATCCCGGATTAACCCTGAGCTGTGGCGGCAGGCACCCCAGCAGTACAAGGGTCTGGGAATGCAGCTGAACAATGACGCGGAAGTCCGCAAGTCTCAGGACGCTGCTCTCGGGAAGTCTTTCACTGCGGGAAACCTGGGGCTTAACGGTGCTCCCTATGGGCTGGTCCCCTTTGACCTGCTCGCACCGTCGAGGCTCATCTACCCGGTATATACCCTTTTCCGCAACAAGTTCCCCCGTCCTGCCGGTCAGGGTGCTTCCCGCCAGGTCTACGGTCTGCTCGGGGTCAGCGGCTCCCAGACCGGGGGTCAGGGCGTTATTGACATCTCCATTCCTGAGCTGGTCCAGGCAGGCGGGACGATGGCGAGCACTCAGTGGCCCATGAACCTCCCGGGTTCTGGTAAGCAGACTGAGTTCAAGCTGAATGTCCCTTACCGTTTCTTCGGGCTTACTGAGTCGCTCTCGTGGCTCGCTCAGTTCGAAGGTCAGGGATTCGAAGATATTTCTGCCCTGGCAAACCTGGTGCTTCTCCAGGAGATGATGTTGGGTGAAGAGTACCAGATGATTGCTGGGTCTTCCCAGCCTCTGGCTACTCCCAGCGCCCCCACTCTGGTTGCCCGTACTGCAGGATCGAATGAGACTGCTGTCGGAACCACTGGTACTGCCCGTGTCAGGGTCTCCGCGCTGAACTACTTCGGGGAGACTGCCGCTAGCACTGCCGCGACTGTCACCACTTCCGCTGGTCAGGTTATTGACGTAACCATTGCGCCAGTTACCGGAGCCCAGCAGTACAACCTTTACTACGCAGGTAACTCTGCCACCGTATTCCTGATGGCAGGAACCACCGTGCAGGCAGGAGTCACCACCAGCGGTGCGCAGACCGCGAACGCTGTCGGTGGTATCCGGTTCACTATCCAGGGTGCTGACCCCACGTCCGCTAACGGTTCTTTCCCGACCACAGACACCGGAACGGGTTCCGGAAACCGGATGGAGGGGCTTATCCCCACTCTCACCGGGCTTTCCGCAACCGGTAGCGGTCCCTACTCTAACGTCGGGTTCGGAGGCGGGAACGTCTGGAAGGGCGGATATGTCAACCAGAGCGTCGGAACTCACCTGAGCACTAACGTCATTTTCACCGCACTGGATGCCCTGTGGGAAAACAATGGCATGAACAATGTCACCCCGGGCGTGTTCAAGGCTGATCCTTCTGAGATTGTCGCTGATGGTGGCGACCTCATGAGGCTCGCAAATGACATGCTCAACCAGGGTAGCGCTCTTAACTACCTGCTGAACATCGACCAGTCGCAGATCGGCGGCATTCGTGCTGGCGCTGCGGTTGCAGAGTTCGTCAACCCGGTCACCAGGAGCACTGTCAAGCTGACTGTCCACCCGTGGATGAGCCAGGGCACCGCGCTGCTTATGAGCTACCAGCTCCCGCAGACGTGGAGCCACGTTGACAATGCGTGGGAAATGACCTGCGTGCAGGATTACGTTAGTGTCGCATGGCCTGTCATTGACGCTTCCTTCCGCTACTCCATTTTCCTCCTCGGGACTCTCGTTGCGCATGCTCCTATGTACAGCGGAATCCTCCAGGGACTCCAGGTCAGCGATATTACGCCTTTCAGTTAATCTCCAGGTTCCCGGAGGGGGCGGGACTACAATGACCCCTCCCCTCCGGGTTCTGGGTTACGTTCTTTAACCCGCAAAGCGGCAGCTTAGCCGCATCATTTCAGATACAAAAAGGAGTTTTGTGGCTATCGCTACCTCTTACCAGACAGTCGTTACTGCTGCTGCTACTACGTCAACAGCGCTTTACACGACTTCGACAACTGGCTACCAGCGTGATCTGGTCGTGACCAATAGCGGTGCGAGCACATGCTTCATCGCCCTCGGGACCGGGGTTACCAGTGCAGCTACGACCACCAGCTTCGGGCTTCCGACTGGCTCTTCTGTAGTACTTACCGAGTGCCAGGTCCCGAACAGCACTATCCTTTACGGGTTTGCTGCCGCATCGCCTGCTGGCGGGCTGAACGTGTCCATTGGGTATGGCTCGGTTGTCTCCGTTATCTAAATTAAATAAGAGGAAACTTTCTCTTTAAGGAGACATCATGGCTAACCTTCCTCCAGGCTCCCCGAACTGGGTAAACCTGTCTTACACCCCGACGTGGCTGTTCACCCCGTCAACGAGTGCCCCGAACACGGTTGAATTGCACAACAACGGGAATAACACTGTTTACGTGGGGCAGGCAAACGTCACCACCACCAGCGGACTCCCCATCCCCCCGAGGACGAAGCCGGTGTTCCTGACTAATGTGCTCACCCCGCTGTACGCGATTTCTGCGATCAGCCAGGGTACATTGCTCGGGACGGTGAGCAGTGCCTCCACTGCGGGCAGCACCACTCAGATTTTCTCTGCTGGTGCGGTCACGGCACTCCCCCCGGGGACGCAGTTCATTATCGCGAACACTCAGTGGACCTCCAACCTGGAGGTTCTCAATGTTGCCACCTCGGTCGGGACAACCACGGTTTCCACGTCCACCCCTGCACTGTATGCGCACGGGACAACGGACCTGATTTACGCGGTTGCCCCCACTTTCGGGCAGATTTCCGTTCGCGGCGGCGTTCTCTAGTATCCTGTAGTTCACCGGGGGCGCAATGCCCCCGGTGAACTCAGGAAGGTAATCGCAGATGGCTTACTTGTATCCGTATTCCGCAGGAATACAGGTGCCCAGCTATATCGAGACAGATAAGATCGAACCGCACGGATACTTCCGGGAGTACCTGAAGATTGCCGCAGATATCGGTCCTTTCGGGAACGTCTGTGAAGTAGGGGTTTACGAGGGGGAATCCCTGCGGATGTGGCAGGGGCTTTTCCCGCTGGGAACAATCACCGGGGTGGATTGCAACCAGGCGGCTATATGGCCACAGGGAACAGTGAAAGTTGTCAAGAACCAGGATGACCTTTCACTTGCTGAACTCGGTCCCTTCGACCTGATCGTTGAAGATGCCAGCCATAACGGGACACTCTCGAAGAGAACCTTCGAAATCCTGTGGCCCCAGGTTGCCCCCGGTGGTTACTACGTTATCGAAGACTGGTACGTAGGGTTCCACGGACTGGTCCCCACCCAGTACGAACCAGAGATGATCAGCACGATGACATCCCTGCTGGAGCTGCTGAAAACCCGGGACGGGGAGTGCGATTCAGTCCTGTTCCGCTACGGACTCGCGATCGTCCATAAGGTTCCTGCTAAGATAACCCCATGACGCGGATAGCTCTCTATGGCGCATCCAACCCTCACGTGGAGCGGCTGCTCCGCAGGGTTACGGCAGCTGACCCGAACCTGGAGATCCTCGGGTTCATCGATGACGATCCTGCCAAACGGGGAACGATGTTCGCGGGATATCCGGTAACGGGGATTGATGTCCTCACAGTTCTCGATTTGTTCGATGTGTCGTTCGTCAACCTGGTCAGCGGTAACTGCGCGAGTCGCTACAAGACATCGCGGGTGCTCGCGGATAAAGGCTGCCGGTTCGCGAACCTGATCGACCCGGGGGTTGACCTGGAAGGCGTGCAGCTCGGGGTCGGGTTGTATGTCCAGGAAGGCGTGCATATCCAGCAGTCAGCAGCTATTGGTGACAATACAAGTATCCATATGGCTGCCCTCGTCTCTCACGAGAGCTGGGTCGGGGACTCATGTTTCATCGCGCATGCCGTCTCCATCTCAGGATGCGTGGACATCGAGGACGGAGTTTACGTCGGGACGAACGCGACGATCCTCCCGAACCTCACCCTGGGGAGATGGTCGATTATCGGGGCTGGCTCGGTGGTCACGAAAGACGTTCCCGAATACACGGTGGTCGCGGGTAATCCTGCGAAAGTTATCCGCGAAGTCGAGCACGAATACGAGTCGGGTGCGATCCGGTGATCCCGCTTTTCAAGCCCAGCTGCTCTGACCTTGAGATTCAGAATGTCACCAGGGTTCTCCGCAGCGGATTCTGGTCGATGGGTCCTGTTGTTGAGGAACTGGAAGAACAGTTCGCGAAATACACCGGTTCCCGGCATGCAGTTGCCGTGAGCAACTGCACTGCAGCCCTCCAGCTCGCTCTGGAGACTCTCGGGGTACGCGACGGGGAAGTTATCATGCCCGCGCTGACATTCGCCGCTACGGGACTCTCAGTGCTGCACAGCGGGGGTAGGGTCGTTCTCGCGGACATCGATGAGAATACCTTGTGCATCGACTGGGATGACGTGAAAAGCAAGGAAACCCAGCGGACTGCCGCGATCATCCCGGTATGGTACGGGGGGACCGTGAACTCCCCTCGTTCTTTCCCCTCCGGGTGGATTATCGAAGATTGCGCTCATGCTGCTGGCAATATGCTTGCAGGGCAGATCGGGGATGTCGCCTGCTGGTCGTTCAATGCAGTGAAAAACCTCGCCTCCGGGGATGGCGGGATGATCACCACTCCTGACGGGGAACTTGCCGCGAGACTACGGAGACTCCGCAGGTTCGGGATTGACCGCAAAGGCTGGGATTACAGCATTCCCGACCCTGGCTGGAAAGCGGACATGAACGATATCACCGCAGCTATTGCCCTGGCTCAGCTCCAGCGGCTGGACGAGATGAACGAGCTGCGCAGGAAGATCGTGCTGACCTATATGAAAGAATTCAGCGACCTGGACTGGCTGAGACTCCCCGAGTGGGATGAGAACTCCTCCTGGCACATGTTCGTGGCGAGAACGCAGCACAGGGACAGCCTGATCACTCACATGTATTCTCGCGGGGTATCAGCAGGAGTGCACTACAAGCCACTCAACCTGCACAGGATTTTCGGGGAACACAAGAAACTCCCCGTCACGGACAGGGTATGGAAAACCCTGGTCACGTTCCCCCTGTATCCCGATATGACTGACGATGATCTCGGGCAGGTCATTGATGCGGTCAGGAGTTTCCTTGTTTGACGAGCACTGGATCAGCGAAGGTCAGCTCAGCAGGACTGCGGAACTGGCGGCATCCACGAATGACCTCCCTGGGGAGGTTATTGAGATAGGGGTGCATCAGGGTCTCTCCGCGATCCCCATCGCGAACGCTGTTTACCCGAAAGTCTTGCACGCAGTTGATCACTGGGACTGGCAGCAGGTGCTCAACGGAGATGAGAGATACGATCCTCATGACCACGCAGGGAGTCTCTCCGCGATCGGGCTGACACAGGAAATCATCTCCAGGGACAATCACGGGATATTCCAGGAGAACGTCAGGGAAGGCACCCAGGGTAACGTTCAGATCTGGAAGATGGGATGGCGGGAGTTCGCGGCACAGTGGACGAGACCTGTCAGGTTTCTTCATATTGACGCGATGCACACCGCTGATGAGGTTGCGGATAATATCAGGGCATTTCTCCCGTTCGCGGTCGAGGGCGCTATTTTCTGCGGAGATGACTATCAATATCCCCCGGTTTCCGAGGGTGTCGCCCGGTGTTTCGATGCCAACGACGAGTCTGCGCTGTGGTGGGTGAGGATATGATCCGCGTCTGTTTCGTCTGCCTGGGTAACATCTGCCGCTCCCCGCTGGCTGAAATCGTATTGCGTGCTGAGCTGGCTCGTGCCGGTATCAGGGATGTCATCGTGGACAGCGCGGGTACTAACACGGGACATGCTGGTCTCCCGATGCACATCGAATCCCAGAAAGCACTGGCTGATCGAGGTTACGACGGGTCAGGGCATATAGCTAGGCAGTTCCAGTCTTCGTGGCTCACCGAACGGGACCTGCTTTTCGCCATGGACAAGAAGAACCTTGCAGATCTCCGGGAGCTTGGCGGGGATGACAGGGTGCACCTGTTCTGCGATGAGGAAATCCCTGATCCTTTCTTCGGGGGACCTGCTGATTTTGCTCATGCGCTTGACATGATCGAGGCTGGAACCCCCGCTGTTCTCGCTAGGATTTCTGCTATGCTAGCGGAATGAATCAAACGCTAAGCGAGCAACTGAATGACCTGACTTCCGGGGTTGACATCGCCTGCAAGGCAATGGACCCCGCAGACCTGGAAAGAGCAGCAGGAATGCTGCTGAACACCCGGAGGATGGGCAGGTTCGTGTTCCTTTGCGGGAATGGCGGGTCCGCAGGGCTGGCGAATCACGCAGCCAACGATTTCGCGAAAGCGGGACTGCATGCCATCTCCCTGGGGCAGAGCCCGGAGCTGATTACCGCCGCAGGAAACGATGATGGATACGAGAACGTGTTCTCCAGCCAGCTGGAGATGCTTGCCCGAACTGGCGACATGCTGCTCACCATCTCCTCCTCGGGGAAATCCCCGAACATCATCCGGGCACTGGAATACGCGAGCGACAACGGGCTGAAGTCGGTCTCGCTTACCGGGTTCACCGGGGGCAAGGCGCGTGAACGGGCTGACGTATCGGTGCACGTGGAAGCGGACGTGCATGATTACGGAGTGGTGGAAACCGCGCATCAGGCAATCCTGCACGCTTTCGCTGCTCACGTGAAGGCAAGATGGTCTGCCTCCAGCGAGGCTGCACGTTGATTTACGACTGCTTCCTGTTTCATAATGAGCTTGACCTCCTGGAATGCAGACTGAGGGAACTGGAAGATATTCCCCTTAAGCATGTCCTGGCGGAAGCTGCCGCTACCCATCAGGGTGCCCCGAAGCCTTTCTATTACGCTGAGAACAGGGAACGTTTCGCGGCATGGGAAGACAAGATCATTCACGTCATGCTCCCTGCGAAAGACCTGGATGTCCCCGGGGATAATCATCGTCGTGCTATCGCGCATCGCAGGCATCTCATGCAGGGGCTCGGGGATGCGGATCGTGATGACCTGATCATGCTTTCCGATGTGGATGAGATTCCCCGCAACGAGATCGTCGCAGAATTCCTCCCTCCCAACCGGGCGCTGGAAATGTCATTCCATAATTTCGCCGTTGACTGGCTGCATCCGCTCCCCTGGTGCGGTCCGGTGACCGCGAAGATGAAAGACATCACTGATTTCGAGAGAATGCGCAACATGAGGAATTTCTTCCCGCGCATTCCCGGGGCGGGATGGCATTTCTCCTGGCTCGGGGGAGTGGAAGCCATCAAGGAGAAAGCTCTCGCAACCTCTCACACTGAAACTACCAGCCAGATGCTGGAATGGGCTGACGCGGGCCTGCTGTACGAGCAGGGACGCTCCTGGGAGGACGGGAAGCCTTTCGGGCTGACCACCCAGATGCGTCCTACGGGAACTGGCGATCTCCCTTTGTGGATTCAGGAACGTCACTGCCCGCAAGAATGGTTCCGTCCTGAAGGGGAACGTAAATGAAAGGCTCACGGTGCCTGATCACCGGAGGAGCAGGACTGATCGGGAGTCATATCGCTGATCAGCTCATCGAGGCAGGGGCGGAAGTTTTCGTCCTGGACAACCTCTCCGGGGGAGACAGGAAGAATGTCCCTCCGGGAACTCAGTTCTACCTGGGTGATATCCGCGATGAGAAACTGCTTGAAAGCCTGATGTACGGAGTTGATTACGTTTTCCATCAGGCTGCGGTGAAAATCAAGCAGTGCGCGGAAGACCCCCAGCTGGGGATTGATGTGATTGCGACAGGGACTCTCAACGTTTTCCAGGCTGCGAAAAGAGCGAAAGCCAGGGTCGTAGCCGCGAGTTCCTCCAGTATCTACGGGCTTGCGGACGAGTTCCCCACGAACGAGAAACATCACTCGTACAACGATACGACGCTATACGGGGCAGGGAAAGCGTTCACCGAGGGGATAGCACGCAGTCTTGACCTGGACTGCGTGATGCTGCGGTATTTCAGCGTTTACGGCCCCCGGGTGGATGTCAGCGGGATTTACACGGAGGTTCTCCCCAGGTGGATGGACAGGATTTCCGCTGGACTCCCCCCGTATATCGAAGGTGACGGAACTGCGACTCGCGATTTCGTGTATGTCGGGGATGTGGCGAGAGCTAACATCCTCGCAGCGCAAAGCGATGTCGTGGGTGCGTTCAACATCGCCTCAGGGATAGAGACAACTCTCACTGACCTGGCAGGGATGCTGCTGGAGATCATGGGATCGGATTTGCAGCCAGAATACGGTCCGGTCAGGAAGATCGACCCATGTCCCCGGAAAAAGGCAGACATCTCCCTCGCGAGAAAGCAACTCGGGTGGGAGCCTCAGGTTGACCTGAAAACAGGATTGAAAGAACTCGTCTCCTGGCGGTACTCATGATCTCGATTCGCTGCCAGCTGGGGGAGCATGCCCCTAAATGCAAGTCGAAGACCTGTGAATGCTCATGCCACAAGAGGACGTGAAAGTGTCACTACCAGAAGAGACGTTTCCTCCTAGTATTTTCACCTACGATACGCGGGAATACAGGTTTCGTGAGCTGCTCTGCGAGATTTTCAGTGTAGGCAAGCTGGAAAACCTCGGGGTCGGGGATGATATTGATGTCCTGTCCTGCAAGACGGATCAGTCCACTGAGTTTCACCGTAAATTCTATGATCATTTCAGTGAGATCAGGGCTGATTACCTGAAGCTCATAGAGAATATCATCGCCCCGCGCATTGATGAGCCTTTCTGTTACCAGAATGTCCCCACGTTCCGGGTTCACCTCCCGGGGAATGTCGCGGTCGGGGAGTTTCACACGGACGAGGATTACAACCACTCCCCCGGGGAGATCAATTACTGGGTTCCGTTCACTCAGGCTTTCGAAAGCAACTCGGTGTACATCGAATCCTCCTGGGGGAGCCAGGAATTCATCCCTATCCGGGCAGACTACGGGGATATCGTCACGTTCGATGCGGTCCAGTGGGAACACGGGAACAAGCTGAACACTACCGGTCAGACCCGGGTCAGCTTTGACTTCCGGTGCATCCCGGAAAGTCTTTACCGCCCCAAAGGGCTGAAAACTGTCCACGCAGGGAAATCGCTAGAGGTTGGCGATTACTTTGAGTGGTGGAATTAGGAGATGATCGTGTCAGATCTGACCTTGCTTGTCATGGTTACCACCCGGGGTCGCCGGAAGCAGGTTGAGCGCCTGCTGGATTCTTACAGGGAGAACACGGACGCTGCGGATGTCGTGTTCATCATGGACCCTGATGATGAGGATACGTACAACGGGATTGACTGGGGAAGCGCTCTTACCAGCACCCTGTCCCCGAGAGGGACGAACGTCGAGAAGCTGAACAGGACTGCGCAGGCATTCTGGGATGATTACGACGCGCTGATGTTCGTAGGAAATGACCATGTATTCCGCACCCCGCACTGGGATACGATCATGCTCCGCAAGCTGGAAAGCATGGGCGGAACAGGGATGCTTTACCCGGACGATAAGCGCAGGAATGACATCCCTGAGATCATCATGATTTCCAGCGATATCGTAAAGGTGATGGGGCAGTTCGCGGAAGCAAGCTTCAGTCATTACTACATCGATAACGCCTGGGCTGAGACAGGCAAGCGCTCAGGATTGCTCCGGTATGTCCCCGAGGTTGTCATTGAGCATCATCATTATTCCGTTGACCCGGAAACTGAATACGACGAATTGTATCATTACGCGGAGGACTGGTTCGGGAAATCTGACTTGCAGGCTTTCCATCAGTGGCGGGCTGCCGTTATGCCGCACCAGATTTCCCTGCTGAGAAGGAAATTCAACAAAGATGTGTCCTGGGTGCTTAAAAGGTTTTAGGAGCTGTATGGCGATAATCATGGGGCAGGCTGCTGTTGCCGGTACGGCACCTCTTTTCACCATCCCTCCGGGCGCATGCAGTGTCACATTTTATTCCACGGCAGCCACCGGACAGCTGTATCTCGGGACAAGCTCAAGGCTTACCGCAAGTAACGGATACGGGGTAGCGACCAGCCCGACAATGTTCGAGACTTTCCCGAGTTCCCAGGGTGCGACCGTATTCGGGCTGAACACTGCCTCTACTACGATCCCGGTTAATTACATCATTTCCACTGAAGGGTAAAAACTCGGTGACGAGGGTTAATCTTCCCCCTGGCTGCATGGGTTTCAAGGCGCAGGACGGGACAAGGTACGTGGCAAAACCAGGAACTTTCGTAGATGTGGCGGATCATCACCTCGCGGCATTGAAGAACAACAATTACGCACAAGGCGGGCTCGTGGACGCCGGTCCGGAGAAGCTGTACATCAAAGGCGGTCCGCAGGGCAGGTGGTGCCCGAGCTGCCCCAGTAACACGATCCATCATTCCTGGACGAGGACTTGCCCTAAATGCGGGGCGGATACTGTTCCCGAATCTGAAATGGAAAAAAATAAACTAGAAGGACATTACGTTCCTTGATGAAAGGTGATTTAACGTGGTTCTTTATGCCCGCAGAGACGTATGTTCCGTCTCTATTCCGGTTACGTCCGGAGGGTGCGGCGAAACGCATTCCCGACCCGTGCGTAACGGAGCCCCCAGTGAAGAATTCAAGCTTACCTGCCCCCTTTGCGAGGGGCACCTGAAAGGGGATCGCAAGCCGAAAGTCTTGCGGACAATCCCCGGGAACAAGGAAGCCGGTATTCCCTCAAGACAGGAACGCGTCCCCGACGCGGACCCGATGTGGTCGAGTACCCCTGATACTGTCCCGCTGACTCCTGATGAAATCCAGGTCAATCACGTCATCAAGGAACGCGGAGAACAGCAGCTGAAAGCCCTTGAATCCCTGATCGCACTGAAATCCGCAGGGATTGACGTTACCACCCGCCCCGATGTCCTGTTCTTCCTGCAGAAGTCCGGACTGAACGATGCGGTGATTCACGGGAGTGTCATCTGCCCTGCTGGGCATGACAATACCGCTGGCGTCAAGTTCTGCGGTGAATGCGGAATCTCCATGAACGAGCAGAAGGAAATCACCGCGACCGTGGATGATATTCCCCTGAACAGGTTGCATATCGCGACCCTGAAAGCTAGATGCCGCGAGGCGGGTCTTTCCGATAAAGGCAAGAAAGACGAGCTTATCGCAAGGCTTACTACATAGGAGTCCTATTGAGCAGAGCACCCGGGTTGTGCATCAAATGCGGCGGTCCCCGTCGCGGACGCTCAGCCCGGAGTGCTGCTCCTATCGCGCAATGCGAGTCATGTCGCGGCGATATCTGCCTGAAGCACGCGAGATGGCAGGGGGATTATTATCTCTGCTACAAGTGCGAGAGACTAGGCAAGAAAAGCGACGTACGGATCGAACTGCCAGAGGAGAACCATGGCGCAGATAGTGGACTCCGTGATGGGTCACCTGATCACAGGGAAAACCCGGGAGAGACTGATCGAGAAGTGGCTTAAAGAAGAACAAGAAGACGAGAACACTTCCGAAGACAGCAGCTAAACGCTATCCTTAAACAACAGGACTATCAGGGGAGGGTGTTTTGATGGCATCACCCATCTCCAGGGGGCTTGCTCCTTATATTTCCGCTGTGACACTCCAGCAGGCACCCACAGGGATTGACTGGACCTCGATAACTCCCTGGGATGACGCCACCCCTGCCCAGACGCAGGCTGAAATCTGGAATATGTGCGCGAGGGCAACCTCGAAAGTGGACAATTACTGCAACCAGGTTCTCCGTGCCACCATGGATGTCGAGCTGCTGCACGGACCTGACTTCCGCATCACCTCCGGTCCCGGAGCTGGAGGACAGTCCGCAAGTCCCTACTGGGGGCTTTCCGGGTTCAACTCCCGCATCATCCTCTCCCGGTGGCCTGTACTGGAAGTGCTGAACGTCGAAACCTGCCCCAACAACTTGTGGCCTCGACAGTGGACCTCCCTCCCCACAGGACTCTACGAGCCTGAGCAGCCTCCCATCGGACTGTACGGGAGTACATCACCCGGGGGCACCGCTCAGGGTTCTCAGGCAATCCTGGTAGCTCCTGGCTATATTAACTGGCAGTACGGGCGTAACGGATGGGCTGTCAAAACCACCTATATTAACGGGTGGCCTCACGCAGAGATCGATGAATTCATAGACGCAGGTTCCACGACGCTCCCCGTAGATGACTGCACCGGATGGGCGATCACCAACTATTTCGGGACATACACCGGAGCTACCGGGATCATCAAAGACGCGGGACAGCAGGAAGCCGTCCGGGTAACCGCCGCCTCCGCAAGTACAGGTCCGGGCATCCTGACTCTTGCCGAACCGCTCGCATATCCGCATCAGGCGGGGATTATCGTCAGCACCCTCCCTGCCGCGATCGAGGAAGCCTGCATCCTGTTCGCGACAGCTGAAGCTCTTACCCGTGGTGCCACCTCAACGACGATTCATGACATCGGGGGACATTCACAGGGAACTGGCGGGGATATCGTGGGATTGAATACTGAGGCTGAGCTTCTCTGCTCACCATACCGGAGGACTGTCTAATGATGCAGACACGCAGATCACAGGCGGTACGCTGCCGCAGGCGCGCTCATACCCGGGCACGCAGGCAGGGTGTTGTCTCGCAGGTGTATTTCTCCTCTACCCAGGGTGCGAACGGGAATGGCAGGGCGCAGGCTCCGCAGCGTGCGCAGAAAGCGCGTCGCGCTAGCTAGTTTTCTTATTCGTGCTAATATAAAGGGATACAGGTGAACCATGTCAATTGTCGCGGTTCAGTCTTTCCTTGTGTCCCTCCTTGACGGTCTCCCTATGCCGTACGGGATCCCTGACGCGCAGGCTTTCATTACCCCTCCTGACCCGAGGATCCAGACATCAATCCCTGCCATTTACATATGGCCTTCGGACGGGGACGAGAATCGTTCAAGTGAGCTGGGGGGGACGATCCCCCGGAATACAGGGGTGGGAACCTCCTCGGGCACGAAGGGAATCCTGCACCGCACTGATATTTACATGACATGGACCTCCGGGGGCTCGGGTACGCAGCAGGACCCGATTTTCCCGGGAATGGTGGACGCGGTAATGTTCGCGCTGAGGTTTTCCCTCCCGAATCCCGCGTACATCACTGACCCGAACACGAACCTGACTTCCACGATCTACAATACCGGAGAGCAGATGACATACCGGACCGGTATCGAATCTCTCGCTGACCAGCGGCGTAAAAGATATGACGCTCTGGTTAATGTTTCTATCTGGGAACTGTTTAACGCATAGAGCCCACTAACAGGGCAGAAGGAGTTGTGTGGCTCTTGGCACACCGAACGTGTACCCTGGCGTCCTGTCCTGGCTGGGGATTGCCCGTGAACTGACAGCGGGCACCCCGGTAAACCCGGTTATCACGCACCCGCTGGATCAGAATTCATTCGAGCCAGAAGACACCCCGCATTTCCTTGATGATAAAGCCATCAGGGGAAGCATGACGGACTTGTTTTACAAGACTATCGGGGTTAACCAGGGTACGTTCTCTTTCGGGGGACCTAACTTCCTGGATTCCCACGGATATTTCTTTGACAACGTTTTCGGGGACCTTTCCACCACCTGCAACTCGGTGTCCAACCCGACGACGGTTTCCAGCTCGCTGGCGGTAGGGGCGACAGTCGCCACTGTGAGCGCTGTTCCCTCGCAGTTCACCGTGGGTGCTGCTATCCAGCTGGGAACTGCGCTCACCACTAACACACCCGCTTCGTATCTTAACGAAGTGGTGATCATCAGCAACACTGCCGCATCCACTATCGGGTTCGCGAACACCCCGCTGCGTTTCGCTCACAACTCGGGTCTTGCGGCAGGAAACACCGTGTTCAGTTTCTGTGCCGGTACCACATTCACCCACCGTTTCGCGGCACTGAACACTCCCCTGGGATACGGGGGAGCGTACGGCGCACAGCCTCCGACTCACACATTCACGGATGTAACCAACATAGTCAACGTATTCACGAGCGCTACTTACGGGACTGCCCCGACGAACACTTTCGGGGCTCGGCAGTACCCCTCCGGGGTACTTAAGTCGCTGGACTTCTCCGGGAACGCGGAGCAGCTGCTGAACATCAAGATGATGGGTGATTCGTGGATTTCCACTGTCGCGACTAACGCGGTAACTAATACCACGACAAACTCCCGCCCTATCCCCAACTGGAACTCCACGGTTGTCGTCGCGGGTAACACTGTAAGCAGCACGGGAGCTTACTCAGGTATCGGGGAGTTTGATGTCAGCTTCAAGCGTGCAACCCAGGTGTACTGGATTGTCGCGGGAACGCAGCAGCCGTTCATTATCGGTCGCGGACCGCTGACAATGGACGGGAGTATCCAGTGGGATCCCACGAACTCTGAGGCTCCGCTGGACCTGATGCTGCTCAACGCGCAGGCTCCGATGAGCATCTCGGTGACCAACGCGGGCATCCCCAACGCGGGAACGCCTTTCACCCTCACGTTCAACGCGAACCAGGTGGCAAACGTTAAGTCGAAGATCATGCGGAATAAGCTGCTCATCGGATACGGAAACAGTTTCGAAGGTGTCGCCAACTCGACGGACATCGGGGGCTCGGGAGGACTCGGACCGGGGACGGTCACCCTGATTAACAGCACTCCCACGTACTAGCAGTTTTTTCACAGAAGGGCAGCAGCAGGATTTCTTTCTTGCTGCTGCCCTTTTTCTTGTAACAACCAATCAAGGAGACGCGAATGCCTCGTATCGAGCTTCCTAGCGGAGCGTGGGTAGAATACAGGGACCAGCTGAAAGTTATCGACCGGTTCGCAGTACAGGAAGTAGCGAAAGTTGACATCCGCGAGGAAGGAAACTCGACTAGTTTCCTCGCGATGCAGAATGACATGCGGAACGCCCTGCTCGGGAGGATCATCACCAGCTGGTCCTATCCGGTCCCGGTGCCAGCCCAGAATCATTTCGCGGCTGCTGACGTGATCATCGGGGATCAGATGGACCTGGACGATTACGCAGCCCTGGAAGAAGCTGTGCAGCCTCTCATGGATAAGATCGCCGGTCGCGGTGCCGTAGGTGCGGCAGACCCAAAAAAGCCGTCCAGCGACTAACGCAGATTTTCATATTCTCCGCGAACGGGCATGATCAGAAGTTCGCCCCGGAAAGCCCGGAAGGTTTTCCTGACGTTATGTGGACTTATCACTGGTTCGCGGATAATTTCCGCTGGACCCCTCAGCAGGTCGATGAACTGACCCTGGAGCAGGCACACTGGCTTCCGCTCACCATGGAAGCGAAAGGCAGGGCGGCAGTTCAGCTTGCCCCGAAAGACGAATAACTAAAAGGAAGAAGCCGCACGTGAGTTCTATTCTCTGGCATTCCACCGCACCCTGGGCTCCCTCGGGTTACGGGAACCAGACCGCAATCTGGACACGGAAACTGATCGAAATGGGTCACGAGGTCGCGATCAGCTCCTACTGGGGACTGAGCGGTAGCCCGACAGAATGGCACGGAATCCCCGTGCTCCCCGGATTCGGGCACGCGTACTGCTCTGCCAGTCTCTATGAGCACGCGAAAGCCCTCAACCCCGATATCATAATCACTCTCGGGGATATCTGGGTGATGGACCCGAATCTCCTGCGGGAACTCCCGGTAGCTCACTGGCTCCCGTGTGATTGCCGTCCCATGTCCGCTGCGGACAAGAGCATCGTGGATGCCACCGGGGATGAGGTGATCGCGATGAGCCTTTTCGGGAAGGACAGGTTCACCGACGCCGGGCTTAACCCCCTGTATGTCCCTCACGGGATCGACACGGACCTTTATGCCCCGGGAGGTGATAAGGTAGCCATCCGGGAGAAGTTCGGTCTGCGGCAGGATGAGTTCGTTATAGGGGTCAATGCCGCGAACAACGATGCGGTACGTAAGGCAGCCCCGGAGATGTTCCTGGCTTTCGCGAAGTTCCTCACTGATCACCCGGATGCCATCCTCGCGGTTCACGCAGGGGTTCACAGCGAGGGAGGTCAGGATCTGGAATTCCTCGCGGAATCCCTCGGGATCACCGACAGGATACGGGTTACTGACCAGTATCACTATCACGCGGGAATGGTGTCACAGAAAGAACTCGCAGACTGGTATCACGCGATCGACGTGCTCGCGGCATGCACGTACGCGGAAGGGTTCGGTCTCCCTATCATGGAGGCGCAAGCCTGCGGAACCCCGGTGATCACCACGAAGGCATCCTCCATGGAAGAACTCAACCCGTACGGGATCCAGATAGACGGGACCCCGTTCTGGAATGGCGTCCATAAAGGCTGGTGGATCCGCCCTGATATTCAGCAAATGGTTGACGCCTTCACCGAGTCGTACGATAACCGTGACATTGACCGCAAGCAGCTGCGGGAATTCGCGGAAACATATAGTATTGATAATGTCGCGGAGAAATACATGGGACCAGCTGTCGCGGAGCTGGCTCAGAGGATGGCTAATCGGTAAGTGTGGCTTCTTTCGAGGAAAACATAGATGTCTGGAAGGCGATTGCTGCCGGAACGCACGGGGGTGCCGCTGCCGCCGCTACCGCAATGGCGAAATTCATCTCCGAACGTACCGCGAAAGACACCCTGACCAGATCAAGCCACGGATCAGGCGCATGGCACCGTACTCGCCCGGGGGAGCCTCCTGCGCGTGGTACCGGGAAGCTCGCCCGGGGGATGTTCTACAAGCCCTCGTACGGGAGCGGAGGGAAAGCATCCGCGTGGGTGGGAAACCGGGTTGACTACTCCCGGATTCTTGAATACGGGTGCACCATCGAGCCGGTGGGAAAGAAATTCCTCCAGTGGCGTGACTCCGGGGGAGCCTGGTATCACACGTTCCTCGAATCCCCTGAGCATCCATTCCTCGAACCGACCGTAGATGAGTCCGTTGACGACGGATCACTGCGTGATCACGGTATCAAAGCATTCGAGCCGTACGACCCGTAAAAAGGAGGTGAATCATGCCTAAGGCTGGCGGTCTACCTGATGTAACTCAGCGTTTTGACGCTGACAGCAGCGGATATACGAGAGCCGCTGACGAGGTTGTCATTGCGGCTATCAAGATGGCGAAGGAAAACAGGACCGCCATCGATGACATGATTGCCTCCCAGAGAGAAATGATGAAGATCAACATTGATCTCAGGAACGACATGAGTTCCATGGTCATGGCTAACAGGGAGGGTTCCGCTTCAGTCATAGAGCATACTGAGGCTGTCAAAGACGCAGTGCACATGTATGCCAACCTTCAGAATGCCTCCCGCGATCAGGCGATCATGGTCAGGGAGCTGGGTCGGACGCATGACGATACTACTACCTCGATAGCATCAGGCTCAAGAGCCCTTGATGATTACCGTAAAAAGCTGGAAGCGGTCAGGAAAGAAGCTGACGATGCTGCTACCAGTATTGCGGCTATCCATAAGGGAACCTCTGATTATCTTGCTGCAGCGACACGAGGCAAGAACAGGGATGGCGCGGGCATCATCGATGCCGCTATTGCCAGCGCAGCAGGCGGGGGCGGGGGTGGCGGTGGCGGAGGTGCCGCAGCCATCATGGCTGCCCGCATGGCAGCAGGCGGCGGCGGTGACGGCGGCATTAATCCTCGCACGATTTTCGGGACCGGCAGTCCTTCCGGGGGCGGCGGCGGGAGTTTTGTCCCCTGGCGAGGGGGAGGCTGGAATGCTGTCCGCTTCTGGGGGATGATGACCGCCGAGGTTGCAGCCACTGTTGTCCCTGCATTGACCGCAGCGGGTGCGGCTGCCCTTGTCGGAGTGCAGTCGATTGAGGCAATGGTCCCGAGATACAAGGCGATTTTCACCACGAGTGAAGCCCTCGGGGATGCCTTCAATATGACCACAGGGAAATTCCTCGGGGGCGGGACGGCACTGCAGACAGCTCAGGACAGGGCGCAGGGTGCCGGGTATGATATCGCAGGGAGTCTCCTGGGAATCCTCCAGAGCGGAGGCGGTCAGGGTTTCATCGACATGGGCACGAACACCCTGAGCATGCTGGACCGGGGATTTGCCCAGATGGCGATCAACTTCACTAAAGGCGGAACAGGGAAGAGGCTTTCCGATGCTCTCGGAGGAGGTCCCGAATACCTCCGCCAGTTCGGGGACATCGGGGCGAATATCGGGAACACCCTGCTGAATGTTGCGCCCAACCTCCCCGGGGTCGGGCAGGATCTGCTGTCCACCGTCCAGGGCGGGACCGGGCTGCTCGCGAGAATCACCCGCGACACTCCCGGACCTGTTATCGGAGCACTGCTCTCCTATGAGGCTGCGTCCCGCTGGGGACCGGCGCTGCTCGGGGGGGAAGGGCTTATCGGGCGGATGCTCGGACTTAAAGGCGTCGGGGGACTCGGGGGACTGATCTCCAAAGGCGGGATTGCCCTCGGGGGAATGGGAGCCTCAGGGGGAATGCTGGAAGGTCTCGGGCTAGGGATATCCGGAGCTGGGGAAGCGCTCGCGGGTATCGCCGGATGGCCTGCGGGTCTCCTCGGGGGAACTGCTTACCTGATGTCAGCGGGACTTACCGCTAAAAACCTCCCGCAGCAGCGACTGGGATGGCTGCAGGATAGCATTAACCAGGCTGGTTTCAGTGATGCCTGGCAGCCGCTCGCGCATGCGGTCACTACTGCCAGCGGACTCGCGGCTACCTCCGGGAGATATGTAGGAAAAGCAGGGGCTCTCGGGCTTCCTGTTAATGTCAGCCCCGACCCTCGGGCAGCACAGAGGCTGGCAACCCTCCCGACATATGACGCGAATCAGTACAGGGCGGGGATGCAGGGTTTCGCAACCCAGATGGGGAACCTGGCTAATTCAGCTCCCGAGTTGATGGCTGCACTGAAAAAGGCAGGACTGAAAAGCGTTTCCCTCGCGGACGCGTTCCAGATCGGGCAGAACGCGATGCTGGACATGTCCCATGCGTTCGGGAAAAACGGGAAGCTAACTGCCGCTGCGCAAGAAATGGTGACCTCTTACGCGAGGGTCATCGCCCCGATGACGCAATCTTCCGGGGCGTTCGGGGCTGCTGTCGCAGGGCAGACGATCATGAGCCAGGGTGCAATGCAGAACCTGGCGAAAGTCAATCAGGCAATGGACTCCTATCAGCAGATCATCGCTGGCGGTCCTACCGGAGCGGGATTGGCAGCAGCAGCGGGCGCGGCACCTGCCGCTGCGATAGCGAAAGCTCTCACCTCCTATACCACTCCTGGCGGGGCGGCAGCATGGCAGGCGTTCGCATCCACAAGCTCGTCTAAGCCCGGGTTCATCACCCAGATGCAGGGTTTCAATGACCAGATGCGGACCTACCTGACACTCGGGACTGCGGGACTCCCGCAGGCGCAGGAAATGAGCGCCTTCCAGCTGAAGTCCATTCTTCCGCAGGCAAGGCAGTCCAAGTCAGCTCTTGCGATGCTCATGCAGCAGGGTGCCCAGATGGGGGTCACCGGATATTACGATACGAGCAAGTCCCTGGCGCAGAACTTCAAGAGCGCTGAGCAGTCGATCACGAGAATGGCTGGCAGTTCAAAGACATTCAACAAGAACATGACCGATACTGTCGTCGCGTCAGCCAACCTGCCCGAGGTGGCAAAGCAGTTTGCGGATTACACGGGTGCCCAGGTCGGGGCGCACCGGCTGGCTAAAGTCTACCAGGATGCAATGGCAATCCAGAAGACAGCAACTGCCGGGGCGAGCGGTAAATTCGGGGGCGGGACTTTCGGTGGTCCGATGATCAATCAGAGCGCCGTGCAGGACATGGTAAGCCAGCTGCGGGCAGCTGGAGTGCAAGGCGGGGCTGCGATGAAAGCCAGCCTGGATGCCGTGCTTCGGCAGGCAGGTGTCTCGAAAGCGGTACGACTGAAGATCGAGGCACAGGTCACCGGGGACGGGAAAGTCAAGACCCTCCAGCAGCTGGTTAACAGCCTGCACGGGAAAAACGTGAACGTGGCTGCTTACGCGAACTCACACCCTGTGCAGACTCTCCAGGCTGCCATCGCGGGACTCACCGGGAAGACGGTAACTGTAACCACGAACGTGGTTACTAACTACATCAACACAGTCCACACCCAGCTGGGTGTCCCGAAAAGCGTAGCGGCGGGAGTCTCCCCTGGATATCTGCTTTCCCATGGGCATTACGGGGGGCTGGTAACCACGAAGGGGATCGGGATGCAGACCGGGGGAATGGTCCCCGGGACGGGGCTGGGAGATATCATTCCCGCGATGCTTGAACCAGGGGAGGCAATTATCCCCAGGTATCTTGTCCCGCTGATCGCGCCTATCCTGGCGGCACATAAGGTTCCCGGGTTCGGGGGAGTTCCCCAGTCTTCCGCATCCCATTTCGCGGCTGGCGGGGTTGTTCCCCATGCGAAAAGCAGCGGGGGGATTCCCGCGTCGGACCTGGCGAAAATTGCGAAAGAATTCGCGTTCACTCTTTCCGGGGCTATCGCGAAAGAAATCAAGAATTCCGCTTCCGCGAAAGAGATAGCAACCTCTCTGGTGAAAAAGATCAGCCAGGAGGTAGGGCTGGCAAGAAACGTTGCCTCTGCTGCAATGAAAGGTCAGGGCTTCGGGGATTCGGGAATTTTCGGGAACATGAATGTTACCCCGGGCTCAGGCGGGGGGACCGTCTACGAGCAGATGCAGTCCTATCTCGGGTCAGTGCAGTCTTTCACAAAAGACATCGCGACTCTCCGCAAGGGAAAGCTGAACAAGAATATCATTTCCCAGCTGATCGCGGCAGGACCCGTGCAGGGTGACGCTCTCGCGCAATCGATCATGAACGACTACGGGGGAATTAAAGGCGTCAACTCCCTGTGGAGTCAGCTTGGCGGGGCAACGAAAGGACTGGGCGCGCAGGCGGCAATGGCTCAGTACGGGGGGATGCTCGCACCTAATCTCCGCTCCGGGACATTCGTAGGGCAGGGCGGAACCTCGATCAACATCAACGTGAACGCGGGACAGAGCGGGACCCTGAACCTGACTGAGGCGCAGATCAAGGCACTGGTCGCGAAAATCCAGGCTGCGTTGCTGAAGCAAGCCAAGCGCAACAACAAGACCGGGATTCAGCTCTCCGGGAAAGGTGCATAAAGGAGGCATATCATGCGTTTCGAGCCTAAGCCACTGCTGGTCGAATGCAATTCATGCGGGAAGTCTGCGGAAACATGGGATTTCCAGCACCCTGACCTGGCGGTCGTATGCAACTGCTGCCTGATAGCGCACGATCATGCAGGTATCGGATGCCGCCCTGTCACGATCACGGGGCGGGCTGACCTCACTCTGTTTGACATTGAATACCTGATGGATGTCGCGGGGGTTGTCCCGGAAACTACTTTTGAGGAGGTGCGTTAAAAAATGGCAATGTTCGACCAGACGGACGCTAACCGTGTTCTTAACGCTGAGCTGACCGCAACGAACTATACAGCCGCGACTACGGTTAAAACCAGGCTGGGAACGAGCGCCCCGACCGCGACAAGTAACATGACGGAGCTGACCGGGACCGGGTATACCGCTGGCGGTACGGTGATGACATTCAACGCCGCGTCCGCTGCGGCAACATCCAATTCGTCTACCGCTTCGTGGACGAACGGGAGCGGTGGAAACTGGTCGATTGTCGGACTGGAAACCTGGGGCAATGAAGGGACTCCGCTAAGGCATCTTTTCGGGTCCTGGACCGGGCAGCCTATTACTATCGCCAACGGGAACACATTCCAGGTAGCTGCTGCCGGTATCTCCATTTCCCTCGTTTAATTTCCCCCTGGGTTTTCCTTATCTTCTTGGAGGCGCTGAATGACTACGGTCACTTTTACGTCATCCGGAAGCTGGAGCGCCCCAGCCGGGATCAGCTCCATCGACTGCCAGTGCTGGGCAGAAGGCGGAGACGGAGGGAACGGGGTTACCGGTGGCAGCTCCCACTCGGGCGGTGGAGGCGGAGGCGGGGAGTATGCGGAAGAAACAACTCTTGCCGTCACTCCTGCGTCCAACTACTCGTTTACGATCGGGACTGGCGGAAGCAGTACTAATACCGTTTTCCCGGGCGATTCGGTAACCGTCACCGCGCATCACGGGGGAAATACTCTCGGGCAGACGGCAGGTACGAAAGGCACCGGCAGCACTAACAGCATTCACCACGACGGAGGAGCTGGCGGTACCGGTATCCTCACCAGCAACCCTGCCGGGGGCGGCGGCGGTGGTGGCGCGGGATCGTCAAGCGCAGGCGGTACCGGAGGTAACGGATTCGGGAACGCTGTCGGAGCCTCAGGTGGTTCTGCTGGTTCCCCGGACGGGGGAGCTGGCGGTAAAGGCGGGAACGGGAATACCACCGGGAACCCCGGGTCGGACGGGAACAGCCTCGGAGGTGGCGGGGGTGGCGGTTCCGGGCGCACAGGGGGCACCACTGGCGGGAATGGCGCTGGCGGGCAGATCAGCCTGACTTATACTGCTGCGATTTCCGGGACCGCGACCATGACTGGGGTGGGAACGCTCACCGCGCAGGGCGGTCCGCGAGGGGCCGCGACCCTTTCCGGGGTAGGTACTCTTTCCGCGCTGCGTACCGGAGCGGGGAACGCCACCCTTTCCGGGGTTGGCACGATGACGCCTAACGCCACCCTGGGCGTGAAGGCAAGCATCTCGGGCGTCGGTACCATGTCCGCGTCCGGGGGGCTCCCCAGTGCCACGATCGTCAACCAGTGGGCGAACTCGTACGGACAGGGAACTACTTTCGGAAGTACCACATCTGCGCTGCAATCCTGCGTCGTCCCGCTGAACCTGGCAAACTCAGTCGGGGTCGGATCGGGTACTCCTACTGCGGGAAACTGGCTGTTCTGCATTGCGTCGTGGACACAGGACCCTCAGATCATCAACGTTCACACGGGAGTTTCTGACGACACTCATCAGTGGTGGCGGCAGTTCCCCGCGAGCGGATCGGGACAGAACGTCCGCACCGGGATTTCATATGTTCCCAACATCGGGATGGGAGCAACCAATACGATTGTCCCGCAGTACGTTTACTGCGCCCCGGACATGTCGATCGCGGCTATCAACGTTCTCGTCGTGGAAATCGCGGGTCTCGGACCATGGGATACGGTAACGGCGAGGACGAGTAACTACACATCCTCGGGAACCTCGGTGAGCCTGTCGCTGGGAGCCCCGTCACAGGCAGCTTTCACGATGGGTGCCGTGGGGGGAGATAACATCGCATCAGGGCAGGCTTTCGCCCCCGCGACATGGACGACTCTCGCTACCCAAACGCAGAGCAACGACGTAGACACTACGTGCGATAATATTCTCACCGCAGCATTCCTTTCAAGTACCCTGGGATCAGTAAGCGTATCGGGGACTTCCAGTTCCTCGGAGGATCTGTCAGGGATACTGCTCCAGGTGCTCGTATCAGCAGCATCCCCGGTACCCGCGAGCCAGAATCCGAATTGGCCTTACACGAAGTTCGAGGCAGCATTCGGGGGAGGGTTCAACACTCCGAATTCGGAACTGACCTGGACGGATCTGACGAGCAGGCTGTGGTCCTGGGATGAAACCACGGGAATTCAGTATCAGCTGGGGCAGCTTCAGTCCACGAACCTTGCCCTCGAACTGGACAACTTTGACGGGGCGCTCACCCCGAGTGCGACCCCGTGGAGTTTTTCCACTGTCGGAACCCCGGGGCTGCATAACTTTTTCACGGTGACAACCGCGAATGCCGCGAGCATCAGCGTAGGTGACGGATTCACTGACACCGTGAACTCGGGGACTTTCTTTACCGTTACGAGCATCGGGACTCCCAGTGGCGGTAACGTGAACATCACGTTCTCCCCGTCCGCGACCAGTGTCATGACCAGCGATACGGTAAGTCAGGTAAGTCTTACTGACGGGACTCCGATACGTATCCGGTTCGCGCTGGGGACTTTCGGGGGTCGCACTATTAACCGCTGGTATTCAATCCAGCGGAACTCCCACGAATGGGAGGGACAGCTATCCAGTGTCCTGCGCAAGTGGTCTCCTGTTACGGGAACGGACATCTGGTCCGCGATGTCCGCTGTTGCTCCTGCGTTCTACAGGTCTGAGATTTACGAGGACAACCCGTACGCGTGGTACCCGATGGACGACCAGCCCCTGGAAGGCGGGGTTCTCCCTCTTATCCTGCTGAACGCTGCCTCCGGGAATACGACGGTGATGAATATCGTCCCGTCCCCGAACGGGATCACCGCGCAGGATACTTACGGATTTAACGGGGTTGACATCACGGCAAAAGTGGCTTCCAATGGTTTCTTCGGGATCGTAGGATCAGTCACCCCTCCTGCCGGGAGTGTCGCCACATACGGAGTGGGGGCAAACTCGGGATGGATGTACGGGGATCCTGTATCCAGTCCTTCTGCAATCGCCTCCTCCGGGAACCCGGTCCAGGCTGCCCCCGGGAGCGCAAGCTGGCAGCAGTCGGGGATGCTTGGGAGTACCGGGTCGCACGGATGGTTCCTGTCCGCGAACGATAACAGTTTCCCCGGGCTTTCCGGGGGGGTTACGATTAAAGGCTGGTTCAACGTCGGATTGCAGGGATCCGGGAGCGGGTACAACTACTTTGTCTCCATGGACAACTTTGATAACACGTCCCTGACCGCACAGCCGTTCACCTCGATTACCATCTGCGAACTGGCTACCGCGACAGCTCCCGTGTGCGTCCTCCAGCTGGATTCCAGCGGGCACCTCAATCTGATTACCTATAATGGGGCGACAGGAACTTCGCATAGCATTTATTCCGCATCCGACCTGCGCTCCGGGGCATGGAATTCCGTGGACATCCTGCTGACCACAACGACATGGCAGGTACTGCTCAACGGGGGAATAACCGCGAATGTCTCCGGGTCCGCGACAGGAATGACATCTGCGTGGAAATACCTGATCCTCTGCGGGGACATGGGGTCCGGGGGTGGCACGAACACGTCCAACCTGGTGCACGGGGGGAACATGGCACTGTCCCACTGGGCAGTGTTCTCTTATCAGCTCCCCGTATGGCGACTGCTTGCGCATTACACTGCCGCGATCACCGGGTTCGGGCTGATTCCCGCTCCTATCGTCTCCCTCGCTCCGGTGTCCTCCCCTCCGGGTGCCGGTGTGTCGCTGGACTTCTCGGGACTGGACCAGACCAGTGACGGGGGATATCAGACGACCCCGGACGGGGCGTTCTATTCGGGAAGTTACGGGGGTTCCCCTGGTAATCCCCCGAGCGGGGGGGCGGGCAGCGTCTCCGGGTTCACGTTCTCGCTTATCGCGACCGCGAACGCGGGAGCTTATTCTTCCGGTCCGTCAGCTCGTGCGATCACCTCGGGTATCGGGCAGGTTATCCAGTACACCAGCACCGGGATTAACCAGTTTTTCGCATGGCCTTACGCCATGTGGATGTCCTGGGTAGGGCTGGCACCATTGTTCACCGTGTATACGTCCGCGAGCGTGGGCACTGAGAAACTCCTGGAAACTGTCGTGGGAAGCGGGGATTCACTGCAATCCGGGTTCGGGTCGGGTGCCTCCCCCCCGAGTGCCGCGACAGCTCTCGGGGATTCCGTGGGACAGCGGATTGAGCGCCTGATGCGCGCCGGGAGATGCACGACCCCGCAGCGTTCCATCGACCCGGCTCCTGACCTGGTGCAAGCTCCTGGTTTCTCTGGCGGCGGGCAGCAGGTGGGAAGCTCTGTTCAGGCGATCCAGCAGTCTGACGGGGGAATGCTTTACGTGGACAACCAGGGGAATCTCACGTACTGGATGCGGGATCATCTTGCATCCCAGTACAGTAACCCGGTGTGGACTCTCACCCCGAACGCTCCTCCTACGGCGGGGGCTACCACTGATAAAATCCCGTATTACGAGCAGTATCAGCTTGTTAACGATCCACAGCGTATCTACAACGTGATTACCGTGCAGCCGTTCTCCCCGAGCGGGGCTCAGCTGCCGCTGCTCACCCCGAGTGATGCTGCTGACGTGCTGGCTTCGCAGATACAGCACGGGGCTCAGCCTCTCGCGGTTGTCTCCTGGCTGCAGGATCAGACTGTGATGCAGAGTCAGGCTAACTGGCTGTTCACCAACTTCGGGAGCCCGCAGACCCGGGCTCAGAATGTGCATATTGACGCTGCACCCTATCCTCCCGCGTGGAATATCGTGGCGAGCATAAACATCGGGGATATCCTCACCCTGGAAGAATGGCAAGTGGGAGGAGGCGGAGAAGTTCTCACGCTCCGCGTCACGGAAATCAACCGGAGAATCCGGTTCGGGGGACAGAACAACAACAACGCAGGTGACGGCGAGGTTGTTGCTAACATTGAGCTTATCTGTGATTTCGAGCCTCCTAGTTACTATTAGAAAGGATGGCTATGCGGGTTTTCGATTGCGTCATCGTCAGCTCAGAGGCTGACCTGCAACTTCTCGAAGCACGTTTCACTGAGCTTGAGGATCTTGACGTAGTGCATGTCATCTGCGAGGCAGCGGTAACTCTTGACAAGACCCCGAAACCTTTGCATTTCGCGGAGAGTAACCTCTGGGAAACCTACCGGGGAAGATGGAATCACGTCCGGGTGGAGGCGCATGAACTCCCGCAGAACGCTCCAGCCCTGGAAAAGAAGAACGCATTGCGGGAATACCTGGCACAGGCAGTGAATGCGGAACAGGATGACATCGTGATGCACGGGGGGATTGACGAGATTCCCTCCGAGGCTGCGGTGCAGGGGCTGATCTCCCGGGAGGCTCACGTCCCCGTGGGAATGGAGATGCGCTGGTGCGCGTACTCCCCGAACCTGATGCATCCTCGTCCCTGGCGGGGAACGGTAGCACAGGAGTGGCGGCTCGTCGGGAGCTTCTCCGGGATGAGGGAGAAAAGACTCACCCTCCCCGCGATCGTGAACGCGGGCACCAGGCTGTCCATGCTGGGAGAAGAACCCCCGGAGGGGAACGTGCACCCGGACGGGATTGCACTGCTGCATTCAGAGATAGATGAGACGTACCCGAAATGGGTGCGTGCTCGCAAAAACTGAAAACTAAATAGCTAGAGAGGGGAATCCTTGTGGAAAGCTTCCTGCCATTGATTACCGGGGGTGGCGGGGCGCTTATCGTTCTGGCTCTCTGGGTGTACGCGTTTTTCACCGGGAAAATCCACTCTGAACAGGAGTTCTCCCGGCTGGAAGAAGAAAACAAGGAACTGCACACAGAGAATAACGCCCTGCGTTCAGCCATATCTTCGGAGCGGAAAACAGTTGACGAGACTGCCTCAGCAGGGCAGGTTACCAATCAGCTGATCAGCGCCCTGGCTGGTCTTGCTGCCGGGAGAAACCCGACTCCACCGCCGTCCGCGCCGCTGGAGCTGACCGCGAAGGACGTGGGGCTGTGAGATGGCGGAGACGTATAGCGGAACTTGATGAGCGGGTAGCCGCCGCGAAAGAACGTGCGGAAAGTGCTGAGCAGGAAGCCCAGTATTCCGCTGAGCGACATGAGGAAATCCGCTCTCAGATTGTCGCGCCGCTGAAGAAAGCGGCAGAACATAATCAGTTCGCGGAGCTGCTGCGGGCAACGCTCGTCAACGGGCATCATCACAATAGGACACCAGCATGACACAGGACCAGCTAATCATCCTTCTCTACAAGATCGTGCTGCTCACGAACATTGCCTCGATCCTCGCGTTCATCGCGATCTACACGAGGCTTGCCCCCTGGTGGGAGAATGTCATCGGGAGGAGCATCGTATTCCTTGACGTTCTCCTGGGGATGGCGTTCATTCCTTCCACGATCTCCCTGTTCTGGTCGTTCAACCGGCTGACATCATACATCGCGGCATGGGTTGACATCGGGATTTTCATCCTGATCGCAGGGGGAATGGTGTGGCGTTCGATCAGGTGGATTCAGATTCACAAGGATTCCAGGAAAGAAGAATCATCTACAGAGGAGTCATAATGGTTCGCTTGCTCGCGATAATAAGTCTCGCATTCTCGTTCGTTTTCTACGCATGGAACCTGCATCACGACCGGATCGACTCGATGCTGCTGCTCATCCTCGGACTGCTGCTGTGGTGCATCAGCGAAGGCTGGGATCATACCCCGTGGCGTCGAGGGTAGTCTGCCGTCCTTGTGAGATCGCGGAATACCTGACAGAGGAAGCCTCGCTGCTGGAGAAAGACTTCTCAGCAGGGATACGCATGTGGCATGATAAATGCAAGCAAAAGGACTGCGACTGCCAGGTGAAACCCCGTGAGAGAAGACTACTGCAAAGAGTGCGGTCGGTGGCTGGAGATAAAAACTGCCGCGATGTGCACTGAATGCTACGACAACTGGTGCGAGGGTTACCGTGCATCTCATTGCTGAAGACTGGGCTCAGCTGTGGCCTAACGTGTTCGCGATCTCTGTGTGGACGATAGCGCTGTTCATCTGGCACCATTTCTCCCTGAAAAAGCATATCACCGCAAAGCACGAGGAACTGAAAGAACACATTACCGCTAGTACTGGACAAGCTTCTGGGGATGATCTACCCTCAGGAAATGAGGAGGGTTCATGACCATCACCATGTTTGACTCAATCGATGTCAGCACACTCCCCGCAGGTAACTTTGCATATGCAGGGTATGTGGACGGGCACTGGGCTACGTACCCGAAGCTGAAGGCAAAGTTTCCCCACGCGAACCTGCTGTCCATCGCGGTGTTCGCGCACGATGACGCGGACTGCCTCGATGTGGAACCCGGGGACGCCACCCCCGCGCAGGCTCCCGCGTGGGTTAAGCGGCAGAAAGCCCCCCGCCCGTGCCTGTACGCGAGCGTGAGCACGATGAACGGGGTGCTGACCATCCTGGCTAAGGCGGGAATCCAGCGGAACTCCGTGAGGCTCTGGAGTGCCCACTACGGGCACGGGGAGCACATCTGCGGACCGTCCACGTGCAAGCTGGTGAACTCCGCGATGGACGGGACGCAGTGGACTGATGTCGCCCGGGGAATCTCCCTGGATCAGTCATTGCTACATGATGACTTTTTCGGGGGCGCAGGAACGACAGATTCTACCGGAGGGACCGTGATACCAGTGACATATTCCTCAGTGACCAGGCTGCTTCCCGTATTGCAGCAGGGGGTTTCCGATACGAACCTCCCGCACTGGTATGTGCGGAGAGTCCAGGCGATCGTGAACTACATCTACGGGTACAAGTGCAGCGTGGACGGGGAGTATGGTCCGGAAACCGCGAACGCGGTGAAACTGCTCCAGCGGCAGTACAACCTCACAGAAGACGGGATCTGCGGTGTGCAGACCTGGGAGAAAATCGTCGGAGGATAATATGAGCAAGCTGAAGAACCTCGGGCAGTACTCGAAGTTCCTCACCGGGATCGCGGGTCAGGCACTGACGTTCGCGACCTTGTATTACGGGACGAACCACTGGGTTTCCGCTGCAGTTGCCGCAGCGGCAGCTCTTGGCATCTACGCGGTCCCCAACTCGAAGCCGCCTGTCGTATAATCAGGCGTGAGCATGCCCCTGTCAGGACGAGAGGCTGACAGGGGCTGCTTTTACTATTCCAGGAGGAATACGGTGAATCTCAAGTTTTTCTGGGAGTGCGTCAAATACCCTGTCCTGGTGCTCCTCGCAATCGCGCTGATCCTGATCATCGCGAAGCTGGTATGATCATTCCCATGTCTGAGCTGCGCACGTTTTCCACCGGGGCAACCCGGGACACCACCGAGGGCAAGCACGAGCCGTGGAATTTCACCAGCGCCCTGGTGGAGAAGCGGTTCTGCGAGTACATGCACAAGCATCGCCAGCAGAGCGACGGGAAGATGCGTGACAGCGACAACTGGAAGCAGGGGATACCCATGGAGGTATACAAGCATTCCCTGTCCAGGCATATCCAGGATCTCAGGCTGATCCTGGAAGGTTCCAGCCAGCAAGCCGGGGAAAGCGACCTGGAGGAAGTCCTGTGCGCTGTCCTGTTCAACGTGCAGGGAATGCTTTACGAGACGGTCAAGAGCAGGATCATCTCTCAGGACGTGTAGAAAATCCTGACCCCGGATTCCTGCATCATGATCTGGGACACCTCCCATGAGCTTCCCCAGACCGGGTGAACAAGGTCAGGCTTATCGCAGGTCACTACCGCTTTCAGTCCCGCCTGGATAATAGCACGAGCGCAGTCGCAGCAAGGGAAAAGGGGGACGTACATGACCGCACCCCAGACTCTGACCCCGTGACGTGCCGCGTTGTAGATCGCGTTACGTTCAGCGTGTTCAGTCCACCGGAGTTTCTCTCGGATCCCATCACGCACCTCACCGCTGTACCGTTCCTCAATGCTGTCGTCTACTCCCCGGGGGAATCCGTTATATCCAGCGGAGAGAAGCTGCCGGGATTCCAGCCCGATAATCACGCACCCGACTTTAGTATTGCGGTCCTTGCTCCAGCTCCCGATTTCCCGTGCAAGCCCGAGCCAGCGAGCATCCCAGTCAGCCATCTTATATCGCCCCTGACCTGATCGCAGAGTCAATCCACGGTATTACCTCGTCCAGTATCTTATCAAGGGAAGTGCTGGCGGTGAACCCGAGGATTCCTGCTGCCTTGCTCACGTCCGGGATGCGGCACTGAACATCATACTCGAACGGGATATCGTGAATGAGCCTCAGCGGGGTGTCGCCTTTGATTTTCCGCCAGATCATTTCCGCGAGCTGACGTACGGTGGTCCCCTGGTTTGAGGACAGGTTGAAATCCTCGTTCACCGCGTCAGGGTGTTCCATTGCGGTGATGATCCCCTCCGCGAGGTCCCCCCCGTAAGTGTAATGCCGCACCTGCGACCCGCTCCCGAGGATGTGCAGCGGATCCTGACCTTTCAGGATTTTCTGTACCAGGTCGGGAACGACATGACTTGTTGCCAGCTGCGTATTTCCAGGGAGAATATCCCTCTCCGGGAAAGCCTGGGATTCCCCGATGCCCACGCAGTTGAACGGGCGTACGAGGGTGTAGGGAAGCTTGTACTGATCCCAGGCGGCTTTCGCGAAGTATTCCACCGCGAGCTTCTGGAATCCGTACGCTGAGGATGGGGGAGGGATCTGGAGCTGCTGCCCCTCATATGAGGGATACGCTGAGGCGTTCTCGTACACCATCGAGGATGACATGAACGTGACTTTCCTCAGCCTCCCGTACCTGCGTGCGCTGAGCGCCGCATCGCAGGCAGCTGCGGTGATCCGCTCGTTGGCTGCCAGCAGGGTGTAGGGATAGGCGTGGAAGTAGGAGATTCCCCCTATCATCGCGGCGTTCGCGATGAAATGGTCACAATCGCGGAGCAGCCGGGTCACCGTCTCGGGATCTCGCGCATCACCTTCGACCAGCTGATAGTCATTGTCGTAGGATCTGCGTACCTTCCCGTATTTAGAAAAGTTGTCCAGCCCCACGACTTCGTACCCGCGCTGGAGCAGCTCCCCGAGGAGGTATCCCCCGATGAATCCCGCGCTCCCGGTGACCAGTACTTTCATGCTTCTCCCCTACTGTCCTGACGATATCCCCGTGTAGGTAATACTACCGGGGGCGGTAGGAGTCGGGGAAGCGTCAGGAGTCACTCCTGACGGGGCTCCAGAGCCCGCAGGGGCACTGGAAGGGGAAGGCAGGATGCTAGGGGGGGTGCTGGGCGACGACACGGGAGAAGGCTTCTGGGAGCTGTACCCGCCAAGTGTCGTCCCGTACTGGGTCCCGTTCCCCAGGTTCGAGGAAAGAGTCTTCCCTGTCACACCTTCTATCGCGAACAAGGTGACGATCGCGGACACGAGGCAGAACGCCAGGATGCCCGCAGAGACACGTACCCGCTTGCCTATCCCCCAGTCCCGGGTGATGCTGTGCGACGCCTCAGCACGGATCAGGGAACGCTCCAGGGGCAGGTCTGCCAGCCGCTCGTAGGGAGCTGGCGTTTTCCCCTGATTCCTCCGGGCAACCACTCTCGCGTGCGCTCTGCGTGCCTTGTCCTCAAACCAGAAAGCACCCACGCTGTAAGTGACGGACGCGATAGCAGCCCCCGCGATAGTCCCCGCTGTCTTGAAAAACGACCCGATCACCATGGACAGGATGGATGCTCCTGCCCCGGCAGCGAGGGTAACCGGGGATAGTTTTTTCTTTTCGTCCTCCGCCATCAGAAACCGAGGAAGATAAGCACGATCAGGATGACAGTGATGACAACGAGAGTTATCATCGTTTTTGTAGATACCCATCCAAGCCCGTAGACGCGCCATTGGAGCTTTCCGTTCACCCTGCGGGTTGAATCCGTCTTTCTCCTGGCTGGCTGGTTTCTCATTCCTTATCCTCCTGCTTTCCTGCATCGCGGACAATATTTACTGCCATCTGTCGCGGGATAAACCTTGCAACGGAGGCATATTCGCGGTGGATTTATGCTCACGCACCCCCGCCCAGAGTCGAACCGGGCAGCCAGGTTTAGGAAACCCGGTGAAAGATCCGCAATCGGGGGCTAGCGGAGAAGGAAGACACACAACCCGAGGAGGGTCAGGCACCCGAGGACGAACGTGATACTCCCCCCGGGAATGCCCAGTCCCAGCTTCTTCCGGAATCCCTCCGAAAGGAAACAGATCAGTAGCCCGACGCATCCGAGACAGAACAAGACGGTTGCGGCAACATAATCAAACGTATCGAGCGGTGCTGTCTGTGCTGCCAGTATCATTTCTGTTCCTCCTCCGAGACCCGCACGAGAATCGAACTCGTCAACGAATGGGTTGCAGCCATTCTCCCACACCAGTGAGATGCGAGCCATGGTACCCCCGTCTGGAGTCGAACCAGACATCAAAGCTTCGGAAGCTCCGAGGCGAGTCCGTCACCGGGGGCATTTTCAGCGCTGGACTGTCATCCTGACGGCAGTCGATACCGCCCCGGCGATAAGTGCGGCAGCTGCCGCATTCTCGCTGACCGCTATCAGCGGAAGTGAGGACAGTATTATCACTGTGTTAATCCACATCCATATTTTCATCAGGTACGCCTGCAACAGTTACAGCGCTGACCGCGTACACACAGGTACTGGCAGATCACGCAGAAGGTCATCCCGTCGCGTCGCACGTGGATCATTTCCTTCGGAAAATAAGTCTTCATGACAGCTATCTGGTTAGGTTGGTGAACGTCTTATTCCATTTATGCCTATCCTTGCCCGAGCAAGTATAGATGATCAGCCCGGTGCTCTGACTCCCTATTGCTCTTCGCGGGGGAGCCTTGCATTTCGGGCATCTTGGCGGAAAACTGAGGACTTTACCCACGTACCGGATACAAGAATCGAACTTGTCTAGCCAGAGGCAATTGCTTTACAGGCAATCGAGCATCCCAGTGCAAGATCCGGCGAGTCAGCGCGAGGTGTACTGACCCGGATAATATCGATGCATTACTTGCTCCTAACCGAAGTCCCGACCGACTTATTGTAGCATACAGAACAAATAGTCGCACCTTTAATGCGACGCCTTATCCTGCAAAGGGAACACTTTTGTTCCCTGCGTCTCCCTAGAATCCTCACAACTCCCCCTTACTCGGGCGAATACCGAGAATTGAACTCGGATAACCGGATTCACAGTCCAGCGCACTACCATTGTGCTATACCCGCCATGAGAAAGCCCTGGAGTGCAAGCGAACACGTGATATGTAAGTTAACCAGGACTTTCGTAGTCGATGAGGGACTCGAACCCCCGCGCCGCGCCTTGTAGGGGCGCTGCTCTGCCGCTGAGCTAATCGACCGTATTATCTTCTTCGCCTCCGCGAGAATCTCCTGTCAATCATGTAAGCAATCGCCCCGATGATCAGCGCGTAGCTGACCTGTGCTATGGCATTCCCTGTGGAATAGTGCGCGGGGTGAAAAAACCCGTGCAGCGGACCAGGATGGACTGTCGCATACAAGGTACCGCAGAATGCTACCGCAGTTATCAGTACCGCTATCATTTCTTTTCCTTTCCTTGCGCACACCCGAGAGGAATCGAACCTCCATCAACGGCTTCGTAGGCCGTTATCCTAGTCCTTTAGACGACGGGTGCATGAAAGTCCAGAACCTAACCACAAAATCCTTTGAAGCTAACCCCCGGACCCGTGGAGATGCCCGGTGTCGAACCGGAGTCCTAGCCAGTTCCGGCATCACCGGCTTTAAGGCTAGTCGAACCCTTCTCATCCCCGTAGGCGACAAGGGAATTGAACCCCTATCCCTGGCTTGTCGAGCCAGTGCTCTCCCATTGAGCTAGTCACCCGGAATTCAGTTGTGTCCTGCAACTATAATACCCATGATAAGCGCTACGATTGCCAGCAAGCCACTGGAGACTAGCAGTCCCCGCAGCCCGAATAGCCGCGCTGAGGCAATCACGACACAAGCTGAGGCAATTACCGTAAGAGAAAACCCGACAGCCGTGAGGGCAGGTGAGTTCAGTTTGTCTGCAAGCATCATTTCAGTTCCTTCATCTTACGGGACATCCGTTACTGCTGACACCGCAATGCGTTCCGCCTCTGGGGAGACAGTAGGGACAGTGGCAACTACACAATACGAGTACTTTTTTAACCAGTGCCACACTGTTCCCCCAGCGATCCTACCGGGAGTTGAACCCGGGCTATCGCCTTGACGGGGCGATGTGATGTCCGCTTCACTATAGGACCATTGGTGACCGGGGCAGGGCGGAACCATATACCCCGATCCGCTGACCCCCCCGGATTCGAACCGGGACCGAACTCCTTAACAGGGAGTGACTCTGCCAGTTAAGCTAGAGGCCAAAGTTCGGGGCAGTTTACAGACATACCCCAGGTCCAGTAGCGGGTCCCGGATTCGAACCGGGGTCCTCTGGGTTATGAGCCCAGCGAGATACCTAGCTTCTCCAACCCGCGTCGATGTTTAAACCCTACACCCAGCAGCAGCCGGTGTCAAATCTTATTCCTGGCTTTCTGTGCCAGGCGGCAGATCAGCGGGGCACTCACTCCGCACATCTTCCCCAGTTCCCGCAGGTGCAGTCCCGTGAGGGTCATCTCCAGGGCAACCTGATCCCTCTCCGAGGACAGCTCCCGGGTCTGCTCTTTCAGCTCGTTCATCTCGTCTGTCAGCTTCGTGAACCGGTCAACGAGACACCAGATGTGCTGCTTCATGATCCTTCCTTCCTGCGTACCGACATCTCGTATCGACCGAGATACTCGTCCTTATGAGAGACGCGTGATAGCCAGTTCACCATGTCGGCGTGATCCCACGGAGATTCGAACTCCGTCCCCGAGGGTGAAAACCTCGGATCCTAACCCATAGACGATGGGACCATGTATTATGGTGCGGTGATTCCTTTAGGGAAAAGCCCGCCACATTTCGTGCACTTAACCTTCCTGGTAATCCACGGAACCTTGTGAACCCAGGTGATAGCGATCACTTTCTTCTTCGCGAACTTGTGAAACCCGCCGCGAGGACACCTGTATACCGTTGTCATGCGTTTCTCTTCCAGTTTTCCATCAGTACTCTCCCCACCCCCCCGAGGACTCCCCTGCGCTCTGCGCGGATGATCCTCCTCTTATGCGGATGCCTGCGGATCACCCCGGAGACTGTGACGCATGGTTTTCCTGGATACGCCCAGCACCAGCCGCAGTTGGCTGCCAGGGCATCCTGTTCGTCAGGTGTCAGTGGTTTCATGCGTACTCCCACGGAGACTTGAACTCCGTTCCCGTGTCTGAGAAACACGGATCCTAACCCATGGACGATGGGAGCATGGCAGGTCTTCCCGAGCACCTAGACCCCTTAGGTGCCTGCCCAGCTCTATCAAAGGGGGATCGCACCCCTGGAAGGAATCGAACCCTCATTGACTGCTTAGAAGGCAGTAGTCCTGTCCTTTGAACGACAGGGGCGTGTTTACCCGAAGTTCTCGCTGTCCCTATGATACTTGACTAGCCGGGACCTGTGCAACAAACCCTGATGAGACTTGCCGTCCTTGAACGCTATGCACCATTTCCCTTTTTCCGCGCCGCAGTCATCGCAGCTGTAGTGGTTCTTGATGTAGACGCGGATACCACTAGGGGGAGCCATCAGGGAAGCTCCTCTGTGATCACGGGAGCCAGCATACCAGCGTCGCGGAGGACTTTCATCGCCTCATGGTGAGGGTCCCGCTGCCAGTACCCGTAGGTTCCGGCAGGAACCCACTCCCAGACGATATCGACAGGCTCCATGCTCTCGTCTGAGTGATGTGCGAAAAACTGTTCCAGGTCCATATCATCTCTTAACGCGGTATTCTACGATCTCTACGGACGCGACCCTGGTCAGGTGCTTTCTGTCCCTGGTGTGCGCCCTGGCTTCCCGGGTGGCGTTAGGATACCCGATGCCCTTGGTGGGTCGCCACTCGCAGTGCAGGCAGACGACCTTCGTCTTGCCCTCCACCTTCCACATCGTGCGGATCAGGTCCCCGAGACGTATGTCTTTCGATTTCTTTTTCAGCATTCATCCTCCTGCGTAGGCTAGCTAGGAGTTGAACCCAGTATCCGCTGTTCATAAGACAGGTGCCTCAACCGTTTGGCTTCTAGCCCGTAGACACCCAGGGAATTGAACCCTGCACGACTACGTTATCAGCGTAGCTCCACCAACCAGGTGAACTGATGTCCATGTGTTTACGCCGAGAGCAGAGGTGTCGATCCCCCAGGAGTTACCCTGTCCCTGCTTTCAAGGCAGGGTGCTACGCCGGTAGCATGCTCCCGTCAGAAACAGCCCCAGCATCCGCGTGAGCGGCAACTTGAGACCTTGCATCCTCCGCAGATACCGCACTTCCCGTGTTGCTTATTCCCGCATTCTTTTGCGTACACTGCCATGTCGGTAGCTCCCGTTACTTCGGAGAATGCCGGTAATTCGGGGATTTCGGTGACTGGCAGACGATCGAAGCCGGTATCGTACTGTACTGCTTCGTCGTCCAGTAGCGTCCCTCCCGGTAAAGATCCTCACCGCAGAACCTGCACTTTTTCATTTCGTTTCCTTTCAGAGTTTCGTCTTACAGAAAGGGCACGTCACCATCCTGGCGTGATGGCTGACGTACATGACCTGACGGACAGGTTTATTGCATGCCGTGACGTTCGCCCAGTTCTTCGTGTAATGAGTGTACTGCGTTTCCATGCGGAGAGCGGAGGTCCCGAGCCCCAGTGTCTCACAGGACACCCAGCTGTTTTCGAGGCAGCGCCTGCTCCCTGGCAGGTTCACTCTCCATGGAAGAGGACGACGGACTCGAACCGTAACCCGTAGGCTCAACTCGTTTCCAGCGAGTGCCCGTACCCTGACGGGTTCATCCTCCGTGCTTTACTTCTTTTTCCTCAGCTGCTCCACCCTGTGAACCTTGTGAGCATGCCGACCAGGGGTAGTCTGCGGAGGATGCTTCTTACCCTTATAGGGGCACCTGGGCTTTCCGCAGGCGCACGGACCGGTGACGGGAACACGAGAACTCTCGTAGAGCTGCCGGTCATCACTCAGCCTGCGTACCACCCTCTTGCGGAACAGCGCCTTCCTCGAAAGGAAAGCGACAAGCCCGATCATCAGCAGTACGAATATCGCGAATCCCATTCTTTTCCCTTTTCAGTTCCCGCCCCCGCCGTTCGTCAGGGGCTTTCCGCAATGCGGACAGAAAACCTTACCATACGGGGCTAGCTTCAGGCATCCGGTGCACATGATCATTCTCTTAATCACGCGGAGGACGGACTATTCGAAAGCCACAGTATCACCTGCGCATCCGCTAGCAACGGAGCCCGGCACGCCTGTCCGGTTCATCCTCCAGGTGCCACCGCTCTACCCCAGGATAGTCCGGGCTCACGGGAACGCGGTAGCCACTGTCCCGTGTCTTTCAACTCCAAGGGTCGTAATGCTCGTACCGATACTGATTACTAGGACGTGCGTGCAGCTTTGCCATACCCAACCCCCCTCTCAGGAAATCAGTATAGCACCAGGTCTCCGGTGATCGGGTCCAGGTTCTCATCATAGTCCGGTCCGAACGCGGCTGCGGTATACGTAGGAGTCCCTCCGAATTCGGTAAGCCCCGCATCCTGGATCAGCTCACAGGTAACCTGTGCCGCTTTCGCCTTCTCGACAAGCGCGAGCAGTTCTTCCTCGCTGTTCACGATGCAGCATATCTTACGGAAATTCCCCCGGATCCAGTCAGATTCAGCCTGGGTGATGAACGCGCAGGCAAACAGCTTATCGTCCTGCGGGTGTAGTTTGCTTGCACCCCCGAGTCTTTCAATCTGATGAGTCAGGAATGCTATCGAGGCATGCGCACCCTGTGCTATTTCCTTACCCCGGCGCATTTTCAGGTCTTTCCGTATAACGATGACCTGCTTGACGTTTCCCATTTCTTTTCCCTTCCGTACGCTGAGAGAGATTTGAACTCTCACGACCCTTCCGGATCACTGGATTCTGAGTCCAGCGTGTCTGCCATTCCACCACCAGCGCATACCGCCCTCACGGACGGGTGAAACCCATCACTTCCTGCAGTCCGGGAGCTGAGCTAGCCTTCCCGAACGACTCGATCCTCATTACCGTACCACTCCCGTACCCGTCGATCATCTTGTTTTTCCCGATGACGATCCCGACGTGCCCAGGAGGAGATTCGCCCCCTACGAGGACCCCGCGAAAGTATACCAGGTCCCCCGGGTGAGGGTGAGATACGTGCTGCTGTGCACTCCACTGCTGCTCAGATGTCCGCTGAGATGAGGGGAGCCTCCATGCCCTGTACGTCAGTCCTGAGCAGTCGAACGCATTCGGTCCTTGCGCTCCCCACAGGTACGGTTTCCCCAGCTGAGCCCTCGCGTACGAGATTGCCTGTCTTGCTGAGCGAGAGGCGTGATAACCTCCCTTATGGAGGACTTTCTTGTCCCCCGCGTACGCCATCCCTACCAGGATTATCGCGACAATAACCAGTAGCTTGCGCATTGCATCCCATTCTGTTCTTTTCTTTTTCGAGCGAGTGACGGGAATCGGACCCGCGTATCTAGCTTGGGAAGCTAGAACTCTGCCATTGAGCTACACTCGCATCACGAGAGAGACGCAAATTACCAGGTTTCACCGGTTGATACCTGCAACCTCACGTCCTCCCGCAGGAGAAACCAGGGCTCCGTGGGTGAATCAACCCTGATTTCCTTACTCCTGGAGTGACCGACGAGATTCGAACTCGCCCCCTAACCTTGGCAAGGTCAGATGCTAACCGCTGACACCACGGCCACGAGCCCACCCGGAGAATTGAACTCCGACCCCTGCCTTACCAAGGCAGTGTGCTTACCGTTATCACTAAGCGGGCACAGTCCCCTATGCGGGGACCTCGTACTTTTTCTTCTTTTTCTCCTGCTTGTACCAGTGGTACCCAGCCCAGCAGTCGAAACAATCCCTGTAGTTTTCCCTCAGTGCAGCCTGGCAGATGCAAGCGTAGGCGTTACAGGAGCATATATGCCACATGGTATCCCGTTTAACGACTGGGGGGTCGGTGTGATCGGACTGACGTAGTATCCTAGCTTACACCCGCAGTTGCGGATGTCGCAAATCTCGCCGCGTGCGTGCTGGCAGTTCCATCCCAGGCAGCTGACACACACCAGCACCCCGGTGAAATTCCCTTCCCAGTCCCTGTCCGGGACCAGCCTGCCCTCTGGCATTAGTTACCTCCGACACCCCTCATCAGAAGTACCTCCCTTCAAGGTAATCCTTTTCGCGAATGAATCTGCGCTTCTTTCCCGCGATGATGATCAGGATCATCTTACCTGACGCGGTAGCGTCCCGGTCAGACTTCTGCTGTTCCGTGAGCAGCCTGCCACCCAGGCGGGGCATGTACGATCCGGAGCGGTGCTTTTCCATCCTGGAGTTACCGCCAGGAGATCCCTGGCGCTTTGCGATGGGACGCCCTGACTTGTTAGGGAGTTCCGCTGCGTTAGGGTAACTGGTGCTCTTTATCTCTACGATTTCCATGATTCCTCCTGCTGCGGAGGCGCGACTCGAACGCGCATCTCAGAGTGCCAAAAACTCTCGGGTTGCCATTACCCCACTCCGCATTAAGCTATTCTACGATTTCCCAGTCATCCGCCTCGACAACATCCCATTGCGATAGCGTAGCTGCGCGGTTCGGGACTCCCGGGTCGTTGCTTTTTATTACTACTATCTTTGCCCAGCCTGGTGCGGGTTGTTCTATTTCCGCCCACGGGTCAAATCGACCGAAGACTGCCTGGTTTTTCCAGATTCCCCGCTGGACTTTCTTTCCGTCTTTCATCGCTCGCAGAGCATCGCTGAAATCCATTTTAAGTCAGCCTCTCTCCACAGTAACGACATCTTCGCGGCTTGAAAATAACCCAGTACATTCTCCGCAGGCAATCGGGGCAGGTAACCCACCCTTGATGCTTTCTCAATTCTTTTCTTTCCGCAGGAGTTCGTTTTGCTCTCACATTCCCCCTCCAGAGCCGGATAACAGAATCGAACTGATGTCTTCCCCTTACAAGGGGGTAGCTGCTACCACTGAGCTAATCCGGCATGCTTTAAAACGGGAACAGGCAGTGCCGAGACCTGCATTTTCTTTTACAGATACAAGCAGCCTTTGGCATTCCCGTGCATCGAGGGCATCTCATTCTTTTCCCTTTCCTTACGTGCGCCTGACAGGATTTGAACCTGCACAGCCCTTGCGGACCACTAGCACCTCAAGCTAGCGCGTATACCGTTCCGCCACAAGCGCATGGGCGAATTTCACGACACAGGATCGCTACTCCCGTCACGGCGCTAAGCCGCACATCAAGCCCGTCGCTAGAGCCCCAGCCCTGTACTGACCAGGGACTGCCGCATTACGAGTGCGGTGCACTGCCATTATGCTACAGGGGCATGCCGAGAGAGGCGTAAGCCAGCTGGCGCACCGTTTCTCTCTCCAGTCGCAAGACAGCCACGCCTGCGATCTGTTGCGCTTCCGGAGCTGGATTCGAACCAACATCACCAGGTTCAGAGCCTAGCATCCTGCCGTTGAACGATCCGGAATTGTATTACTTTTTTGCATGAATTCTCATGTGCGCTCGTATTTCTTTATTTGAAAAGAACCTCCAGCAAACCCCGCAGCATATATTTTTCAAGACGTTTTCCTCTTTTGCGTAGGCGACCCCGGATTTGAACCGGGAAACGACTAGGTTTGAGCTAGCCAGGTATGCCAGTTCCCTTCAGTCGCCCTTACATAAAACTGATAGTAATATAACCTCTCCCGAGACACAATGTGCAAGGGATTTTCTCCCCGTTCTCATCGAGGATAAACTCTCCGTCCTCGTCTTTCATGAACTTATCGCCGTTACAGCGATCACATTGCTTTCTCATAGTACTCCGACTCGGGTTCGAACCGAGGACGACGCGGGTTAAAAGCCCACCGCTCTTCCACTGAGCTATCGGAGCATGATGCCCGAAGTCAGGTTCTGTTTAGTCCCCATGATTTTCTCCTAGCAATTCTTGTGGCACTGTCTCGTGTGCCTCTTATGATGCTTCCCGTTAAGGCAAGGGCGGCAGCGGCAGTCGCACCATCCTGTATATGAGCACATATCTCATCATTCTCCTTACGTACTCCGAGTGGGGATCGAACCCACGACACGACGGTTAAGAGCCGCCTGCTCTAGCCACTGAGCTACCGGAGCATCAAAGCTTTCGGGGGAGCCTGTTTCGGCTCCGCCTCAACCGGGGCTGCTTAGGCTTTCGCATGACAATTCTCCTCTAGTTTCGCCCTTCCGACCCCCTTTTGCATCCTTCGCAGGGGACCACGGAAAGGCATCGCGGACAGTCGAACCGGGTTTTCCCCAGTCGCTTTGCTCTTCTCTTGATTATTCTCTTAGGCATGCGCCTTGTTCTTTTCTTAAACACGTCAGGCTAGCAGGATTCGAACCTGCGACCTCTAGCTCCCCGAGCTAGCGTTCTACCAAGCTGAACTATAACCTGGAACGGATGACCGGAATTGAACCGGCGTGGCTTGCTTGGAAGGCAAGGGCTTTACCACTAAGCTACATCCGCAAGATAACTCCAAGTACGAATGCGGTGACAATTAGCGCACACCACATCACACTTTTCCATCTCTGCCAAAAGAGCAGAAAGACTTCCTTTGTTAATCAATCTACTTATAGCTGCTATCTTCTTACCTCTTACGTGATCAAAATCCATTACGTAGTAAGGAAATTTCTCCTGGCAATCTGCGCAAGGTTTATCTTTTGCTTCGCGTACCATTTTCGCCAGCATTGCCCTGCGTTGAGCTGCTTGGGCAATGTAGCGTTCACGATTCTCCTGATAGTGTTTTTGTTGCGCAGGAGTGGTAGGCACTCTATCAGGATATTAAACCAGGAACTACCTAGCCAGCACTACACGACCCTGGAGGAGGAGGGACAGGCAAGCAACCGGACAGAAACCGCCCGTCCCTCCTCCCGATCCCCCCGGAATCCGCGCAGGAAGGAAAAGGACGCGGACTCAACGGAGGGGGTTTGCCGAGGACACGGATCCTCAGCGGGGAAACACGCCTGCCGCCAGTCATCAGCAGCGTGCTTCGTGCCACCCGCAGGTATCGAGCCTGCCTACACCGGGCTTCAACCGGTAGCTAATCCATCTCAGCTAGGGAGGCATACACCCCCCCTGCACCCCCGGGCAGGGGGAGGCAAGGGGAGTGGGACATTCGGACTACCAGGGCAGCGCAGTGCCTGTAGCCTGTATCTCTGAGCCTCAACAGACCGTTTCCAGTCTCCACTGAGTCGCCCGGGATACTGATCTTTTCATGCGCATCATATTACAGCTGAACTTACAGGGGGGAGAACTCAGCTGCGTCCAGATGGGAGGATTCGAACCTCCGACTCCAGCTCCCAGGGCTGGCGTTTTACCCCTTCACTACATCCGGATGGTGCCACATGCTGCCCGTTCAACCTGCTAGCAAGGGTGGCAGCTAAAGGCACGTGGCTTGCCTAGTCGGCTTACCAGGACTCGAACCTGGTCTGCTGGTCCCCGAGACCAGCGCGCTTACCCTTACACTATAAGCCGCTAACCAAATGTAATTCTCAGCAAGAAGAATTCCCTGCCTCTGCTTATTTTTGCCTGGTTCATATCTAATATGGAGCTGTCGTTTCTTGTGGAAATGACTTGTCTCTAGCCAGATCAACATGTCTGCTGGTGCGATGTAGACAATTAGTGCATCCACTTCGCTATCTAGGTAGGGATTCTTTTTTCTTATTCCACTTTGCGTAAGAGCTAGATGAATCGCTCCTTTAGTGTGAGATGCTAGCCGATTAGCATACTTAACTTGAACTCGATAGAGCTTAACCTTATCATCTAGCACTAGATCGTATCGGCACTCTCGGGTCGGACGACTAGCTATCCAGCCTTTTTCTACCGCTCGCATCAAGACCTTCAGGACAGCGAACTCGCCCTTCAGGTGAGTGTCCATCTCCACGCGGCAGATTACCGTCTTCCTCGATCCTGATTAACACTACTTGCTGGGCTGTATCACCCCGAATACCGCGAGCAAGAACAAGGCAACCATCACGAACACCATGAAGATCATTGCCTTGCGGAGCGATACGTCAGTCCCTAGCCATTTCCTGACCCTGCTCTTAGCCATTCTTTTCTCCTTCGCTTTTGCGTGGAGCGACGGGGACTCGAACCCCGGACCCCCTGCACGCCATGCAGGTGCTCTGCCAGCTGAGCTACAGCCCCATAGGGCCAGCGGTGAATTACGCTATCACCATCTCCCGTCTTATCAGGACGGGTGTCTTACGTTAGACGAGCTGGCATGTGTTCCCCCGAGAACCCCGAGTGCTCCTGAGGAGCAAGTCAACGGGGGAACGAGAGGAAATCTATCAGCTATCCCCGAGAGTGTCAAGCGGGGGGACAGCTGAAACGTCTGCGTATTTCTTGCCTGCCCTGATCTGCCATATCAGTGACTGGTCAACCGTGATCCCGTGATTACGTTTCAGCTGGTGCGCAACCACCCGCTGGGGGAGATTGACTGTCCTGATCCAGCGAATCAGGTCATCTGATAGTTTCTTATCTGCCACGTGGACCGCATCGGATTCGAACCGATAGCCTTCTCCGTGCAAAGGAGTTGCTCTGCCAATTGGAGCTAGCAGCCCATGCGGAGGACGGTACCACAACCCGTCCCCCGACCTGTACTGAAAAGATGTAGTTTTCAATTTAGCAAGCCTGTACGAGAGGCGTAACGCAGGGCGAGTAGGATTCGAACCCACATCTTCCGGGTTGGAGCCGGAAATTCTGACCGTTGAACTATCTCCCCATATATGCAGTTGAAAAGAGCCCGTCAGGTGAGAATCTTACTCTCCTGGCGGGCTCCCTGTCTAGAGGATTATTTCCCCTAACCAGGGAGCCACCTAGGATGCGTGAACGCGCACCAAGACGACGACTGTCGCCCTGTCGCTAGTTTCGCACGCTTGGTGGTCATGGAACCAAGATACCATGCCACCGGAGTGCTGTCAAACTAGATTTTGCTGAAAAAATTCATGATCCCGTCCGCTGCACTGCTGAGGAACGTTCCGATGTTATGCACCACATGCGCAGCGCTCGTGGGGCTCAGAACCACCCAGAAGATGACCAGCGCGAGCGCAAGCCACCCGGCGATAACCTTCGCGTCCATGTCAGTGCCCGAGAAACTGATGCAGCAGATGCCAGTGGTGTGCCCCGTCCATGACAACCCCGACCGCGAGGAAGATGAACACGACGATTGCGACCTTCCTGCCCTTGCTTGTACCCCTGCGGTCTACCGTTCCGCTCATGTTTCTGTTCCTTTACCTGTATGCGTATATGACTACCGCGACCAGCGCGACCAGCAGTGCCAGCATCCCCCAGGAAGCCCCGGTGGCACCGGCAGCACCCCCCGTGTTTACCGTCGCGATCACCGCAGAGGCTTTCGGGGGGACCATACTCGGGACGAACCACACCCCGAGGATCAGGATGATGAAGATTTCCAGGAGATGCCTCCAGGAAGCTCCCATCCTGAAAACGAACACTCCCAGGATGGTGAGCACACCCAGACCGCGTGCAGACCTTTCAAGCCACAGGAATGCCTGTGCGAAGGTGTCTCCTGTGTGGGGGATGCTTACTGCGAGATAGTTCATCCCTCTCCTTCGGGGGGTCCGTCATCGCCACCCATCTTGCGCCTGCGCAGCACCGGGGGCACGATGAGCGTGACCACGATCAGCCCTGCCATCAGCAGGATTAGTCCGATGGAAGCCCCGGTGGAGGCTATCGAATCCCCGGACGTGACCGTGCTGACTCCCTGCGCGATCTTCTGCGAGGTGTGAGGCAGTGCGACAGCCCCGAGGGTCAGCAGGACTATCATCTGCCAGAACGGGGTGCGCTCCCGGAATTTGAGGATGATCACGATGAGGACCATTGCGATGATCACGAACAGCTTCGCGATCCAGTGCATGATCTGCCCCAGGTAGCTGGGAACCGCGTGACCCGCGACTTTAAAAACCCCGGGACCTGGGGGAGGGTTTGAGATAAGTGCCGTGAGAATGTGCATGACCCTTCCTTTTCTGTTCTCTAATACCAGCACCGATTGGGGGCAGGATGGCTGCAATACTGATTCCATGCCCCGCACGGAGTGCCGTACCTGCCGTGAATATACGAGAGTCCCCATCTTATCTGCGTAGCAGGGTTAGTCATGTAATCCCTGCCAGCAGATGCCATCTTACTCGCGGGAAGCGCCTGCGGTATCCCGTAAGCCCCGGAACCCTGATGATTCCATACGATCTGCCAGCCGCTCTCGTGATCCCACAGGGTGTAGAGACAGCCCCACTGAGGCTGCCTGTTCCATCCGTAGTTTGCAGCTAGCTGATACCCTAGCGCTACATTGCCTTTCAGGTTCCCCGGAGCAGAAACAGAAGGGGAATGACGATGGGTTGTAAACCCGAAAGAATTCCCCTGAGTTTTCCCGACAAGAAACAGGATTACCGCGAGAAGGAAAAGGAAACCCGCGAGCTTCCTCTTCACCCTTTACCCGTACTGGCGGTAAGCACCCGTGAGCTGATGCTCCTCCCAGTGCCTGCGCCCGTCCGGGGTGCCGTTGATCTCATCAAGCGCGTGCTGTGCGAGCCAGTTGTCCATCTGGTCACGCTGTGTCCCGTCAGGAATCTGCATGCAGTCCATGAGATCCTGCCTCGCGGTCTCTGAGGTTGCCAGCTGCTGCATTTCCTCCCCGTCCAGGCGTACGTTACAGGGTCCCACCTGTACAGGGTACACGGTCACTACAGGCTCCGCTGTGGGTGCCTGCGTGGGTGTCGCGGTTTCAGTGACGGTAGCTATCGAACTGGGCGACGGTGAATGCGTCGCCTTATGTGAAGGAGACTGATGGAAGTTCGCGGAGCAGTTGTTCCCGTTACTGTCACAGTTCGCGGATGCGTTGAAGCTGTTAATCTTGCATCCGGTGAGGATGATCGCCGCTGACGCCCCGAGAACGACCGGGGCGAGCGCCGCCCTGAGCGGCATCTTAGATGGTGCAGTCATTTCTGTTCCTTTTCAAGACAGCCCCAGGGAGCGGACAACTGGGGTTACGTCCGCTCCCTGGGGCACCCGAGGCAATCGCGTGATGGGATGACACGCGTGCTCACTCGGGGGCTGGGTCGCCTTAGTGGCGGATGTTCCAGCTAACCGGGTAGTGGTGAACGGTACGGGGGCACACGGTGTGCGCGATTCCCCAGCGGATGGACGGACCGTAGTTGACGGCAGTGGGACCGCCCGAGGTGCGGGACACCTGGAAGTGGTTGAAGCTGACGTTCTTCAGGTACCAGTCGTGCCCGAGGTACTTGAGGTGCTCACCGTTGTGCAGGGCAGGACCGGAGAACTTGGTGAACGTGGTCCCGAGGTGACGGACAGCGAACGTGATGCTCTGCACGACGCAGCGGACGCAGCGGGGCTGCTGGTGAGTGACGCAGGGGAGACGCCAGTCGTTGCGACCCTGATTGTCGTTCCAGGTGTTGTCGCGACCGCCGTTGTTCCAGTTGTCGTTCTGCTTGAAGTCCTGAGTGAAGACGCGGACCTCGGGGCGGCACTTGTTGTCGCGGTTGTCGTCGCGACCCTTGTTGCCCTTGTTGTCGTCGCCCTTGTTCCAGTTGTTGTCGCCCTGGGGATGATTGTCAGGGGTGACGGTAGCCGTAGAGGTAGGGACGGGAGTGGTGCTCGCGAAAGCGGTCGCGGGGACCGACAGTGCGGCGATGCCGACACCAGCGGTGACGACGATCTTGGCTAGAAGACTACGCATGATTAAGTAAGTTCCTTCGCTTGTCTGACTGTGTGTTTTTCTGTTCGGAGTGGATCGATCCGAGGCAAACCTATCAGTGTTTCCGGGAGCTTGCAAGCCTAAACCTGCAAGCTCCCGGAAAAATTTCCTACACGCCAGCGCAGTCGAAATACTGCGTGTTGAACACGGTCACCGGCTTGGTGCACCCGATGATCGTGAACTCCTGGTTGCTCACGTTCTGCGTCACGTCCTTCTCCGGGTAGACGATACCCCAGGTACCCGGACCGCCGAACCCGCGATCATCCATGACGAAGTTCCTGCCGCCGAACCCGTGCCGGAAATGCGCACTGTTCAATGCCACGTCCTGGAACTTCAGGAACCCGTCGCTTGTCTCAGTCGGGGCGAACTGCTGGTACAGGTTCGGGTAGTGAACCACGCCTGCCATATCGCTTCCCTTGTTACCCGCGACAAAATATGTACCGTTCTGCGCGAGGCAGTTCCTCAGCACCAGCGACCAGCGCTGAGCCCTGTGACCGTTCACGATCGGGTACGTGTCCTCGACCGAGATGCAGTAGGGGACCGAGGTCTCGTTGGTCGAGTCCAGGCGGTCGCCACCCTGGATTGCGCCACCTACGCCGGTGCCCGTGAACGGAAGGTCGCCGCCTGGGGTGAACATAACCGTGTAGTCGCCGAAGCCATAGACCCCGCCGTGACCAGTAGTCTGCCCGTAGGTCTGGAAGACCGTGAAGTCCTGCGTCCCGTTATGCAGACCGCTTGTGTTGAATCCGACACGCTCGTTGTTGACACCGAACCCGCCGTTGACCGACGTGTGATCCAGTACCGACAGCGACAGCGGACCATGACCCGAGAAGTTCAGGTCGGCACCGCCGCAGCTTTCCTTGCTTGTACACGACAGAGTGGCTGCCTGCGCAGCGGGCATGCTCCCGGCAACCATCGCGGCGGCAGCAGACACCCCCAGTGCAGCAGCTGCGATCTTAGTCTTGAAACTCACAAGTACCCTTTCTATTTGACTAGCACCCCAGGTTTCCTACCCAGGAGAGGTTTAAGTACGAAATCTTATGGTACCATTTATTCCTTTTTCGTGTTTTTCCTGATCGCGCTCCATTGGGCGAAAGCGATACCGCACATCGCAAGCGCTATGACCGTGGTTATCCAGTGGAAAAGCTGCCCGGGGCTTATGATCGAGATCACGCTAGCTCCCATAGCATACACGGTGAACTCGGCAACCCTTTTATAGGAAGGCTGTTTCTCCTTTACCTCCTCTTTCGCCTCAGGAAGTGCGGGCAGGTCGTGGATCAGGAATTTCAGCTCGTCCTCGGTGTTCGCGATCATCATCACATCCATGCGAGCTGACATCTCAGGAACGTCAATGTACTCCTGCGCACAAGCCTCGCGCAAGTGGTTTAGGTAACGTTCCCGTACCGCTCCTGAGACACGCGGCTTGTCCGTGAAATGCACTCCGGAAGGGACGAGCTGCTTGGCTGCCTCCGCAGCACGAGGAGACGGGTGCGCCACCGCTCGTGGCTGGGGATTTACCCCTTTCGCGGGCGGATATATCTCGCGGTAAGTCACCGTGTTTGTCATCATCCCGTTGACACGGTAATGCTCTATGAGTGCCTGGCGCATCCGCCTGTTCGTGTCCTCTATGACTATCATGAATTCCTGATGCGAAACCGGTGGCTCCAGCACGATTTAGTCCCCTTTGACATTTACGAACTGACGGAGAGTGTACCGCACTTCAACCAGGTCCGCAGCGTCTTCCATGACAACATCGATATCCTTGTAAGCCCGGGGTGCCTCGTCCAGGAAGGCGCTCGTGTGACGCCATTCTATCCCTGCCATGGCAGCCTCAAGCTCACCCATGGTGATGTTCTTCTTCGCGGCACTACGCGAATAGTTCCTGCCTGCCCCGTGGGGCGCGGTGTTCAAAGCCAGGGAATTCCCCTTGCCTTCCACCACGTAGGATGCTGCTCCCATGCTCCCCGGGATGAGTCCCATGACCCCGAGGGAAGCGTCGATAGCCCCTTTCCGGGACATCCACACTTTCTGTCCCTCGTGAATCTCCTGCATCGTGTAGTTGTGGTGGCACTGGATTACCTCGGTCTTCTTTACCTGGTTCCCGATCCATTCCTCGAAACACCTGATGACCCTGCGCATCATCCCCTCGCGATTCAGCTTAGCGAACTGCTGAGCCCAGCGCAGGTCCCTGATGTAATCCCAGAATTCCCTCTGGTCTTCCGTCAGGTACGCGAGGTCCCTGTTGGGGAGAGGCTTGCCCTTGCATAGTTCCTGTGCGATCCTGATGTGCTTCTGAGCCAGCCTGTTCCCCACGCCCCTGCTTCCGGAATGCAGGAACAGCCATACCCTGTTCTCCTGATCGCTGGACACCTCGATGAAATGGTTCCCGCTCCCGAGGGTTGCCAGCTGGAGACGCCAGTTTCCCGCGATCTGCTCCGCGTCCTCGTACCCGTCGAGGGATTCCAGCTCCCCAACCAGGTCACGGATGTCCCCGCGAGTGTACTGGTTGTAGTTCCCCGCTGACAAGGGGATTGTCTTCTCGATGGCTTCCCGCAGATCAGACAGGGGCTTATCGTCTGTCGCCCCGTCAATGTCACCCAGGGTGAACTGAGTGCGGACCGCGTACATCCCGCACCCGATGTCCACCCCGACTGCAGCGGGCATGATCGCTTCCAGCGTGGGTATCCCTGACCCTACGGTGGCACCCTTACCCACGTGCGCATCAGGCATGAGCACGTAGCGTGGGTAGATGAAAGGCATGGTCGAAGCCTGACGAGCCTGCTCCCGTGTCGTCGGTTCCAGGATGGACGCCCAGCTCCACAGCCTGTCACTGATCTTTTCCATGCTCTTTCTCTTCCTGTGCGCGCCCCGGGTTTACTCGCAGCTAATGGTGTCCCCGACGTGAACGTTATGGCAGTGGTACCCGGATGTGGTGACCTTCCCGATAACTCCCAGAAGGACCAGCACTCCGATTACTATGAGCACGATTCTCGTGGAGCTTTTCATTCCGCGTCTCCTGTTATCTATCTTTTCTGTTACAGCCGCCGCTTGGTTCCCATCGCGGCTGCGATCTCCGGTTCGGTGTCCCTGACCCCTTCGAGCAGCTCCCTCCCCGGAACGCTGAGCGTCCTGGGTGCCTCTTTATACGTCGTGCACCCGCAGGTCCAGCACTTGCTGTGAGGCTTGTGCCTGCACACCGCGCAGCGGGGCTCGCGGTACAGGGACTGTATCAGCTTGGCTGCACTCTGGCAAGGGGTGTAGGAGTACCAGGTGATCTCCAAGCGGAAAAAATCGCCTGGTGAGGCTTGACGGTAGTCAGGAGGGGAACACTTCTCGCAGGGCTCCAGGTCCGGGTCATCCTCGGACCGGGGGAAGTCCGCTGTCTTACGTGCGAACTCTGAGACCCGCATCCTCACCCCGCCACGGCAGGACGAGTCCTTGTCGTGGTAGACGAGGGTGTGCCCGATCGTGTACAGAAGGTACATCTCCCTCCCGTACATGTCCCGGTTCTCATCGTCCTCTTTAAGAGAGAGGTCATGGGACGGGTCGGTGTCGATGATCTTATACAACTGCAAATGCGCCCACCGGTTACGGTTTCCGTCATCGGTATCGACCTCGTAAAGAAATTCCCCCCAGAATACGAGCGGGTTATCTCCGGTGGGGAGTTCATAGTGCGTCATCCCGGACGGGAGTACCAGGTCTGCGGGGAAAGTTTCCATGAGTCTTCTCCTTCGTTCTCGCTCTTCGTTCATAGTATCAGGTGATGCGAGGTGACCTGGGGTGACGTAGGGGTTGCGGGTGTCGCGGACAAGGCTTATCTTCCCTGTATACCCGCGTGTAAAACATTTCAGGCAAAGGAGGACACCCTGGATGAGCTGGCAAGAACTCGGGGCTTGCTATGGAACCTATATTCCAGGCGAGACAGACATCTGGTATTCCCCGGAAAACCCGGGAGGACCACGGGAACACAGGGGAATCTCAGGGGAGAAGGAGAGAGTGGCAGCAGCGAAAGCGGTCTGCTCCGGGTGTGGCGTGAAAGCGGAATGCCTCACATGGGCACTGGAGGCACGGGACACCTGGGCGATCCTGGGGGGGCTGACGCCGCAGGAGCGGGGGGCTCGATGAGCGAGCTGCCACCTCTTTGCTTCGTGTGCGCCCGCACGATGCGAGCCATCCCGAGTACGTACGCATGGAAGTGTTACTACTGCGACGTTATAGAGGAACACGAACAGTGGGTGTCCCGCACGGAAACGGTCCCCTCCGCAGAGTCGGAGGCGTTCGGGACCACCGTATTTTTCGATCACTCAGCGGGATATTTTCCTAGCCCTGGGTTATCTTTGCAGGTGAGAGCATGCTGCCACTGGTTGTCAGCGAAAGTTTTGACAGACGTTTGACAACCAGTGGCGGCGTTTGCTAGTGTTCAGCACAGCAACACCGGACCCGGACAGAAAATCCGGATCAGAAGAATCGGACAAGAAAAAGGAGCGCCATAGTGGCACCCCCTATGCGCAAGATCAGCTCGTTCCCGGGACAGGCGCAGGGCACTGCGCTGAAGATTGTCCTGGCGGAGTTCCCGGAAGGGACGTTCGTTTACGCCCCGAATCACGACCTGGCAGACCCGAGTATGGGCATGCAGATCCGGGACGACCAGAACCGCGCCCCCGTGAAGACAGTGGCGCGTTACCGCGAGATCATGAAGCCGTACCTGCTCAACCGCAATGATCTCCTCATGCCCCCGGTGGTGTTCACCGCTGACGGGTACCTGCTGGACGGATGGACCCGCACTGAGGCTGCTCGCGGGCTGAACTGGCTGACGTATCCCGCGATCGTCCTGGACGACAATTACCAGGGTGCTCCTGAAGCCCTGGTGGAGAAGTTCCACACGCTGTCCGCGATGCTCAACCTTACCCACGGCACGGGACTGTCCACTGCGGAAACGGAGAGGGCTATCCTCCTGGTCGCGAAGAACATCGACCTGGACGCCCCTGGAGCTGTCAACGAGCTTGCCCGCAAGCTCCAGATCTCCCGCTCCTGGGCGAACGGGCTGCTGTCGGCACGCGAGGCGAACGAGCGCGCCGCACGGGTGGGAGTTGACCTGTCTGGTGCTACCTGGATCACCAGGACGCACATGGCAGACCTGGGGAACTGGCGGGAGAAGATGACCAACCCCGTCTTCAAGGCGCTCCTGGAGCACGTCAGGGACGCGAAGCTGTCCACCCCGGCGCAGCGGGTCCTCGCCAAGCAGGTGTTCGCATGCGACACCGAAGAGGAGAAGCTTGCCCTGATCGCAGGCGAGGTGTCCTCCCTCGGGAACGTCACCAACGGGCATCACGGTCGCCCCTCGGATGCCGCCAAGCTCCGCCAGGCGCTCGGAAAGATCACCAGGTACACGGATTCCCCGGGGGTTCCCGTGGAAACCATCGCAGGCGGGTCGGACACGCACGTCAAGACGATCGATGCCGCGATCAGGACGCTGTACGCGATCCGCGACGAGCAGCTCAAGCTGGACCACCAGCGGCTGATCTCCTCCGGATCGAAGTAACCCCGTGGACCGAGGACAGCGGGACGCGCTGCTGCTCGGGGACCTGAGTTCAGCCTCCGGGGGCGGGCAGCCGCTCCCGGAGGCGCTCCGGGCAGTTCTCTCGTACCTGTACGAGAACGGGTTCACCACGACCAGCGTCCTGCATAAGATCATCCGGGAACAGGATATCGTCGCGTTCAAGCACGCGAGAATCCTGGAGGTATGGAAAACCTGGGAGAGTTTCTGTAACGCGATCCTGGGTGCCCTGCACGACGGGGGTTTTATTTCCGGGAGCTTCGGTGACGGATGGGTTGTCACCGAGAAGGCTATCCCCGGGAAAGAGCTTACCGTCATCCGCATCACGGACGGGGAAAAGGACCGCAGGACGAGGGTCACGTTCCACTCCGAGGATGAGCGCAGGGCGCGGAACGAGATGCAGGTAGTCAAGAACAGTATCGACTCCCTGATTACCCAGGTCAACAGGATGCGAGGCAAGCATCCTGCGTACGAGAAAGTCAGTCAGTACCTGCTGGCAAGCACTCAGGCGCTCCGGGAGGTACTCAGCGAGGGCTCCTCTCCGTCCCAGGAGACAGACGAGGAGGGCATTTCCTCGAAACGCCGACGCCGACGCCCGGAGATGCGCAGGGGAGGAGTAGTCAGGGACTGGGTTTTCTCGTACATGAGAGCCCACCCGATGCAGCTTATCCCGGAGGAGGATATAGCGGCGGCATTTGACGAGTACGACTCCGAGAATATCCAGTCAGGACGATTCGGCAATGTCAACACAGGGACGATCAAGGCACGGCTGAGAGACCTGGACAGGACTGACCCGGGAAGGATTGAATGGTTCAGTCCCCCTGAAGTCAGGCGTGTCTCCGTAATGTATGTTCCTCCCGAAGGAGAAGACAATGGAACAGTACAGCAATCCGACCGGGAGTAACGTCTTCCGAGACGGAATCCCGGAATACGCCCCGGGGTTGCTCGGATTCTGGCTGGGGAATTTCCCCGTCAGGGACCGGTACCTCGTCCGCATCTGATCACCGCAGAGGGCTGCCTTGAGCAATCAGGGCAGCCTTTCTGCTTGCCTATAGCTCCTCGAACAGGGACGGCTGGCTCAGCCTGTCGTGGATCAGCTGAATGTAATCAGCCTCCTTCTCGATGAGCACGTAGCTCATCCCTTCCTGAACGCAGGCTTCCCCTGTCGTACCGCTCCCCGCGAACGGGTCGAGCACCACCCCTTCGAGCGGGGTGATCAGCCGCACCAGCCAGCGCATCAGCTCCAGAGGCTTGACTGTCGAGTGAACTACCTCCCCGCATGGTCGTTCCTTCGAGGCGGCTTTAGCCTGGTACTTGAAGCAGGGGAAGAACCGGGACGCCTCGCTCTGAGTGTTCAGCTCCAGCACGGGACAGCCAGAAGCGCAGGCGTGATCGTCGCAGTCCGCAGAGTGGGTGAGCAGGATGTTCGGAGGCCATCTGCCAGAATCCTCGCCGGGGTGTTCCGCTGCGAACGTCTCCGGGGTACGCCGGTCATTCGCCCATGAGCCGATCTCGCGACCCGGAGCCTTGCCAGCCCGTCGCGCCGCTGAGGGATTCTTTCCGTCTAGGTGCGCGACCCGGGAGGCGTTGATATTAATCCCCCCGGTTCCCCAGCTGAGGACGTTTGGGGCAACGCTCCCGGGGAATGGCTTACGTGCCAGCACGATCGGTTCATGGGAGGGCTTGAGCGCAGTGCCCCATCCGTCCCACCGTACCGCCTCCTGCGTCGCGGGCGCTGTGATCGCGTACGCGTCCGCATACTTGGCGATGTCCTGCGGCGCCCCCTTCCCGGAGTGCGCGAACACCCCGACCGCTGTCTTCGGTCTCGCGATGACCTCGCGCTCAGCACCGGTTGTCTTGTCAATTGCCTTAGAAATGTCCAGGGATTTAGGAAACCCTGACCCGTAAATCCAGTGGAGACTGTCACGGATTTCAAAGCCAGCATCCTCGATGGCACACGTCATGCGGTGATAGGTGCGTGTCCCCCCGAACGCTGCCAGGTGAGCGCCAGGCTTGAGGACACGGAAAACCTGCTCCCATAGTTCCGTATCGTAAGCAATCCCCGTGGAATCCCACCGTTTCCCCATGAACCCTAGTTCATAGGGTGCGTCTGTGCAGCAGGAATCAAAAAAATTATCAGGGTATTCCCTGAGGATCATGCGAGAGTCTCCGTGCAGAACCTGCGATCTCATCGAACCTCCAGGGGAGGATCATAGCGTGACCTGGGGCGACCTCGCTACCGCCACGAGGGGTCCTGGTACTGGACTGGCGGGGCTGGATCCCGTATCCTTGGAGTATATCGCCGCTCTCCCGTGAGCGACCTCAGCTTATTCTTTACGGAGGCTTCGCCATGCCTGAGAGCGGTTTTTTCGTTCCCGGAAACACGGAGGAATGATGGGATACTTCACCGAGGATCAGATTAATCTCCTGCTCAAGCCAATCCACCCGAATCGGGTAGCGGTCACACGGGGACTCTCCTACGTTGAAGGTTACGACGTACGCGCTGAGCTGACCAGGGTGTTCGGGTTCGGGCGCTGGAACGAGGAGACTCTTGACCAGCAGCTGGTCTGCGAGAACGAGACACAGACAAGCCAGGGCAAGAAAGCCTGGTATGTCGTGTACCGCACCCGGGTGAGGCTTACCATTTCCGCTCCTGACGGGGAGCCGGTGTGCTTTTACGACGGGGCTCACGTCGGGGAGTCAACCCATCCTGTCCGAGGGGAAGCCCACGGGAATGCCCTGACAAACTCCCAGACATATGCACTGAGAAGATGCGCCATCAACCTGGGTGACCAGTTCGGGCTGTCCCTTTATAACAAGGGGAGTCAGGACGCGATCGTCAGGTGGACCCTGGTGCGTCCTGAGAGCACCGCTGCGGATACTGATGATGTCCCGGTGATAGCACCCGAGGCTCCCGAGTCAGAGGACGCAGAGACGATCCCAAAGGTTTTTCCTTCAAGGACACGCAGGCGCGTGCAGGCTCCCGCACAAGAGATCCTGACACTGGAGCAGCTGATCACGAAGATAGCGGAAGCTACCACCGTTGAGCAGTTGCGGGAGGCGTGGATGATCGCGGGAACCTCCGGTCATCTTCCCAGCGAAATCCTCATGCCTGCGACAGGGGAGAAGATCACCGTCCAGGATTACCTCTACCGGAGGAACGACGAACTGGTGCTCCCGAAAAGCGATAGCAATCCTGGAGATGTACCTGGGGAAAGTGCAGGTGCTGAGTAATGGGATGGAAGATAGTCCGTGATCGTCAGCAGGAGAAACTGGAAGGTCACATCAGCGGGCAGTGGAGGATTTCCCCTGACCCTGTGTCAGCTCTCACGAAGAAACTCGGGGAAGAGTACGGAGAGTTCGCGGAGAACCGTGATCCTGAGGAGCTGTACGACCTGATCGATGTTATCCACGAGCTGCTCAATCTCCTGGACGAGGAGGGGGCTGCGGAGCATGAGCACAGCATCAAGACGAGTCACGCAGGTTTCTTTCACAATCACCTGGAATGGCATCCGAATCCTGCTCTGACCTGGGAGAATGCGGGGAGAAATGAAAGACGCTGACCCCCTGGAGGAGGCACGCAAGCGCGTCACCCCGTTCCTGGAGAAAGAGCAATGGATCCAGGACACTCTCCCTGGGATGGAAGATCACTGGTGCGAGGACTGCGCCCCGTATGTTGACCACGGCGAATTCGAATACGGAGACCCGGATGAATGACAAAGACACCAGGACGATCGAGGACATCTTCACCCAGGAGGTCATCGATAAAGCACTGGAAGACCGCTGGCGCGGGATCGTTCCCAGCTGCATTATCTGCGGCAGGAGAACTATGTGACAAACCCCGTACTCAGTCAGGACCAGCCCGATGGTTCCCGTGCCTACTGCCACCCGGTTACAGGCGAGCTGGTTCCTTCTGTCACTACGATCATCAACCAGGTGAACAAGCCCCTGCTGACAGGCTGGGCTGCACGGATCGCAGCTGAGTATGCGGTTGACCACTGGGGGGAGATGTCCACCTGGAATCCCGGGGTGAAAGTGCGGCAGATAAAGAACGCGCACGAGAGAGAGCGAGATGCCTCTGCTGTCCTCGGGACTGCGGTTCACTCAGCCATAGACAACTGGTGCAAAGGAACTCCGCACAGGAATCCCCCGGAAGTTAATCCTTACATGGGGAGTTTCGTTAAATTCCTGCTGGAAAAGCGCCCCGAATTTGTCCGCACTGAGGTTACATTGTGGAACCGCACCCACGACTACGCGGGCACGGCTGATGCTATCTGCATTATCGCGGGGAAAACGTGGCTGATAGATTACAAGACGGGGAAAAATCTCCACGATGAAGTGGGATTGCAGTTGTCTGCTCTTGCCCACGGAGAATTTATCATCACCCCCGAGGGTGAAGAACTCTCTGTCCCTGCTATTGACGGGATTGCGGCAGTGCATATCCGACCCCGCTCCTGGAAATTCGTTCCCGTGAATCATTCCGAGGATAATTTCAGGGCATTCCTCGCAGCGAAAGAACTGCACAGGTGGTCAACTGAGATAAGAGACGGGGTGCTGGCAGCGTGAGCAGTTACGATGCAGAAGTACTGGCTCAGCAACTAGCTCAGCTGGGGAGGGATCTGCAGGCTGAGGTGAAACTCCTGGGGGAACTTGAGGAAGCCGCTGTTGACGCGGAAGGTGAATACAGAAGCGCTGAAACCTCGCTGGAATGGGCTCAGGATAAAGCATTCCTTGACTTTGAGGGGAGCGTGGAGGTAAGGAAAGCGCAGTCCAGGCAGAGCACGCTGTCTTATCAGGTAGATGCAAGAGAAGCGTATCTCGAATGGGGTAAGGCTAAAGGCAGGGTGCGTACGCAGAACGCGAACCTCCAGGCTTTGCATAAGAGAGTAGAGATAGGAAGATCATTGCTTTCCAGGGAGAAAGCGCTGCTGTCACTGTCAGGTATAGGAGAAGTATGAGTGACTTCCTTTCGTTTCATCTTCGCGGTGAATTCGTAGATCAGTACCGTGATCGTTCCCCGCGCTGGGGTTTCCCTATGGGAGAAGGTAATTCTCTCGGGGAGCACAGCTGGATTACCAAGTACGCGAGGAAGAAGCCTGACGGGACACGCGAGAGGTTCTATGAGGGACTGGAGCGTGTCATCAACGGCATGTATTCAATCCAGCGTGACCATGCTCTGGCGAACCGTCTCCCCTGGAGTGATGAGCAGGCTCACGCGAGCGCTCAGGAGGCGTACGAGCGGTGTTTCGCGGGCAAGTGGAGTCCCCCCGGGAGAGGGCTCTGGATTATGGGTACGGAACTTGTCAACGGGCGCAAGGATTCGTCTGCACTCCAGAATTGCGGGTTCATTTCCACCGCTGCCCTCGCGGACATGCCCGATTCCTCCCTCCCGTTCACCCGCATGATGTCCATGTCCATGCTCGGGGTCGGGGTCGGGTTCGACACTGAGGGAGCAGGGAAGGTTACCCTGCATACTCCGCAAGGAAGATTCCCTCATTCTGTCGGGGATTCCCGTGAAGGATGGTGCGAATCTCTCGCCACCCTGCTGCGTGCATTCTTCACCGGGGGGAGACTCCCTGTGTTCGACTACTCCCGGGTCCGTCCTGCCGGGGCTCCCATTAAAACCTTCGGGGGGATCGCGAGCGGTCCTGACCCGCTGGAAAAGCTGCACAACCAGGTGACAAAGCTCCTGTCTGGTCGCGAGGGGGAAACTCTCACGTCAACGGACATCGCGGACATCATGAACATGACCGGGAAGTGTGTCGTTTCCGCGAGCGTCAGAAGGTCAGCTCAGATCGCACTGGGAAGGGCAGACGACGAGGATTTCCTGGACCTGAAAGACTGGAACATCAACCCGGAGAGAATGGGTGCTGACGGGTGGGGTCACCTGTCCAACAATTCTGTCATCGCGGAAACCGGGGGGGATTACTCCCACCTGGCTAAGAGGATCGCACTGAATGGGGAGCCGGGGATCTTCTGGAAAGACGTGGTGCAGAACTACGGGAGACTCAGTGACCCTGCGGACGGGAAAGAATACCGCACCATGGGGCTCAACCCGTGCGGTGAGCAGCCACTGGAAGACAATGAGCTGTGCACCCTCGTGGAAACATTCCCCACGAACTGCACGGACTTGGGTGATTACCTGCGTACCCTTAAGTTCGCTTACCTGTACGCAAAGAGCGTCACCCTTCTCCCCACTCAATGGGCGGAGACTAATTCCGTCATGGCAAGGAACCGCAGGATCGGGACCTCTATGACCGGGGTTGCCATGTTCGCGGAACAGCATGGCTGGAGTGAGCTGAAGCGCTGGCAGGACAGGGGATACGCAGAGATCCGCAGGTGGGACAAGGTGTATTCAGAATGGCTGGGCATCCGCGAGTCCATCCGGGTCACGACAGTAAAGCCCAGTGGAACTGTCTCCCTGCTATTCGGAGTCACCCCCGGGGTTCACTTCCCGAAAGAGGCAGGGTACTACGTCCGGACGGTAAGGGATGTCAGGTACTCCCCGTTCGTGAAGGCTATGCGGGACGCAGGGTACCCCGTGGAGCCGTCTGTAGCAGACCCTGACACTACGGTGGTCATCTCCATGCCCGTGGAAGCCCCGGACGTGCGGGCTGAGCGTGACGTGTCTGTCTGGGAGAAGACCTCCCTGGCTGCCCAGGCTCAGCGGTACTGGTCAGACAACGCTGTCAGTGTTACAGTCACGTTCAGCGAGGATGAGGCGAAAGAAATCCCTGCTGTCCTGCGTGCGTTCGACGGGCAGCTGAAGACTGTGTCGTTCCTCCCGATGGCGGAAGGAACCTACGCCCAGGCTCCCTACCAGCGTGTTTCCCGTGAGATATGGGAGGATATGCGCAGCCGAATCCGTCCCATCGACTGGGATTCCCTCTATGACAGCGACAAACTGCCAGAAGCAGAAGGTGAAATGTACTGCACGACGGATGTATGTGAGGTGCCACGGTAAATGGCTGACATTTTCCGCAAGACAGTAGCGGTTGACTTTGACGGGGTTATCCACAGCTACGAGAACGGGTGGCAGGACGGGAGCATCTACGGGACACCTACGCCCGGGGCTCTGGAGGCTCTCCGTAAGCTGATGGAAGACTACAACGTGTTCATTTTTACCTCCCGTCACACCGGGCAGGTCGCGAAATGGCTGAAGGAACGAGGGTTCGAGGTAACCACGGACGATTCCCCGTACGACACCTGGGATCAGCAGGACACGGGGGCTGACTGGAACGGGGTGTTCTGGCAGACTGCGGGAATCCTCCTGGTTACCAACCATAAGCTCTCGGCTTCTGCCTACATCGATGACCGTGCCATCCGGTTCGAAAGCTGGGAGCAGACCCTGACAGACCTGGAGAAAATAAATGGACTATAAGGAGCAGTTCCCCCCGGAGGTGCTTCCCGTGACCATGGTGCAGATTGTCACGTTCAACACGGACTATACGTGTTCCGCGAAAATGTGGCATGCCACCCCTGAGCTGGCTACATATATCACTGACGCCCTCGGGGAGCCGCACGCGGAGTCGATGATAGATCCGGAGCACCTTCAGGCAGGGCTGGACGTAGCGTTGCCCGGGATGTCGGTCATGGGGGGAGACTGATGTCCCACGAAGCCATCGTCGCAGCGTACGCGCATGATCCTGACCCCAGGGAGACGTGCTTCCGACCTGAGGACGGGGAGGTACTTGCAGGTGTCCAGGTCGTGTGCGAATGTGGGGTGATCATCATGGAGGCTCCCGGGGATGACCTGGGGTTCCTCCCCCTGTCTGACATCAGCCACGCTGTACGAGCGCACCAGGAGAGCGTATGAGCCATGAGATCACGGTCACCGCAGACGTGCTGCTGGAGGTGACCTGTTCCTGCGGGGAGCGCCTGATGAGCGCGACGACAACCCCGCTGGAGCTGATAGAGCGGGTCAAGTGGGACCACTATAACAAGGTGAACCCTCCCCTTGAATGGGAGGAGCTGGCGGAAGGCAAGTACGTACACGGGATATGTAATTCTCCCGGGTGCATATGGTGCGGTACTTTCTCAGACAGGGAGTCATGTGATTAATGCGGGGGAATACATCCTCACCTTCCCGGATGGACGTATTGTCGGGGAAGGTGAGCTGGACACCTGGCTTGAGGAGATCAACGATCACCCTGGCTTTGACCAGGATCAGCGGGACATAGCGGCGGCTATCGTGTGGCGTATCAGGACACTGGCAAACTAACCTGGGATAAGGCACGCAGGGGGGCTCTGGAACGTGACGAGGAGACCTGCCAGCGGTGCTCTCGCCCTGCGACTGACGTTCATCACCGCAAAGTGAAAGGCATGGGCGGGACAAGCGATGAGGAAATTGCTTTCGGGCTTGCGAACCTTGTGGCTTTGTGCCGGGAGTGTCACAGTCATGTACACGCCAACCCCGCGCAATCTTACACCGATGGCTGGCTTGTGCACAGCTGGGATGAGCCAGGGGAAATCCCGAGGAAAGGAAAATATGACTTCTGATGACAAGACAACCCACCTGATCAAGTGGAGTGTCAACATATCCCGGAACTGGAATCCCCTGTATTACTTTTCCGGGGAGCGGATGGAAGAAAGCTTCCCCCCGTACATGGTGGAGGTTACCGGGGAGTTCGATCACGAGGATGCTGCTATCAGGTTCAAGGAGAAGGTCATGAGAATCCTGGACGAGATGTGAAAAACGAATACAAACTGGTCCTCGTGCCCGTGGAAAACTGCGCTACCCGTTCCCCTATCACGGCAAAAGATCAGTACGTGAGCGTTTCCCCTGGTGTGCTATACCAGGTGATCGCGGACATCAAGGACAACAGGATCTACATGTCACGGTACATGTATGATCAGATAGACGTGGTTGACCCGCCAGAGCCAGTGAAATTCCCTGGAGCAAGTGAGTAGGTGGTTGTGTCGAGCAGAGGATTCTCCGTGTCGAAATGCCCCCGGGGCTGGAGCTGCTCAACGCCAACGACCGCATCCACTACAAGCAGCGGGCTAAGAAAACTGAACGACTGAGGTCAGAGGCTTTCCGGACTGTCGGGAAACACCCTATGACGTTCGGGAAGGTTCAGGTGGTGTGTATTTTCCGCGCCCCTGACAACCGGATAAGAGACACAGCCAACCTGTATCCCAGCTTCAAGGCAATCCTTGACGGGCTGGTCGATGCAGGGGTTATCCACGACGACAATGACAAGTTCGTCACGAGTTTTACTCTTCAGCGCGGTGATAATCTCCCGCGTGTTAAATACGGGCAGCTGATCCTGGAGCTGATTGAAGATGACTAGCCAGACATGCACCCCTAAGCAATGCGCCTGCGTATGCAGTGACTGCACCCCTAGAAGGGGAACAGTCAGGGTTCACTGCTGGAGACACAACTACAAATGCCATTTCGGATGCTGAGGAAAAGACATGATACAGAGGTTCAGGTCAGCAGCATGCATCGCCCGCAGGCATAAGAAGTGCACCTGGGGTATCACCTGCTTCTGCACGTGCCATAACGCGCTGCTTAAAAGGTAACGGTGATGTGTGAGTGCGCTTGACAAGGTTACTGCTGCGCTTCATGCTGCCGGAAGCTCTCAGCGGCACGGTGGCAACTGGAACTGCCCTACGGGTAATCATTACAACGGGGACGTGAAACCCAGCCTCTCCGTTGACTACAAAAGCGGCAAGGTAGTCCTGTGCTGCCATCTGGGGTGCGAAACTGAAGATATCATGTCAGCGCTGGACCTTAAGTGGGACGATATGTTCGATGAGCCGCTCGCTGTAAGCGAACCACATTACTACAAGTATGTCTCCGGGGATGGCGAGGTTCTGTTCGCGAAACTCCGCTATGTCCCCAAGAGATTCTCTATTAAGCATCCCAATGGTAACGGGTGGGTTAACGGGATCGCGGAAGGCACTGAAAAAGTCCTGTATAATCTCCCTGCTGTGCTGGCAGCTGGTAAAATAGGAGAGACAGTCTGGATCACCGAAGGGGAGAAAGATGTAGATCGCCTGACCTCCCTGGGGATCACTGCTACCTGCAACTTTGAGGGTGCTGGCACCGGGAAAACCAAGTGGCGTCCCGAGTATTCGAAGGCTCTGCATGGCGTCGGGTGCGTCAACATCGTGGCTGACCGGGATGAGGCTGGCATAGCTCACGCCAAGGGGATCGCGGCACACCTGAAAGGGATCGTCCCGGAAATTCGCATCCTCCAGTCCCGGACAACTGGACACGGGGATGACATCTCCGATCATCTGGACGCAGGCTACAATCTCGATCAGCTCATCCCGTTCACGGAAGGAAAAAGAGTGCGTCCCTATCGGGTTGTCTCCCTCGCAGAGACAATGAAACGCGGCGTTGCCGCACCCGTACTGCTCTGTGACGGACTCATTTACGAGGGGGGACTGCATTCCATAGCCGGGGCTCCTGACTGCGGGAAAACGACACTGGCTTTGTTCTGGGCAGTACAGCTACTCCGCCAGGGCAAGAACGTCCTGTTCCTGGACGAGGAGGGCGGAGCTGAGATCGTCACTGAGAAGATGCAAGCCCTGGGTTCCAGCGTAGATGAGCTGGAAAACATGTCCTATGTCCCGTTCCCCGGGAGATCCTGGGACGATGAGGACATCGGGGAACTCATTAGCTTTGCTAAGGATATTTCCCCGGCGATGATGCTCGTGGATAGCAGTGCTGCCTTCCTGGCTCGGGCTGGGCTGGACGAGAACAGTGCTCCTGCGGTGACTAACTGGTGGAGCAGGGTTCTCACCCCTATTGCCAGGGATGTCGGGGCAGCTGTAGTCGTTATTGACCACGACACTAAAGCATCAGAAGCCAGCAGGTATGCCAGGGGTTCCGGAGCCAAACTGGCTGCCCTTGACGTGCAGCTCAAGGTCACGATGGTCACTGCATTCACCCGGGAGCAAGAGGGCAACCTTAAGGTTGTCATCACGAAGGATCGACGTGGCTGGCTGCACCGGTTCTGGAATGTCGATGTGCACACAGGGGGCGGTCTGATCGACCCTGCATTCACCCGAGACGATCCTGAGCAGCCAGGAGACAGGATTGCCGACCGTTCATGGCCACCTTCGAGGCGTTCCCTGTACGAGCAGCTGACTAGCACCCCGCAGACCTCCCAGGAACTGGTGGACAAGATCGTAGAGGCTGGGGGAATCCCCCTGAAAAGGGAGACTCGCTCCCGGGAGCTGAACAAGCTGGCTGATGACGGGTATGCGGACCGGTGCGAGGTAGGTCACGGACATGAAACCCTGTGGTCCCTGCCCATGAGATCATCACGTGACGAACACGTGACAACACGTGATGATCACGTGTTCGATCCGAACAATCCCCCATTCTAATCTTGCCTAGAAACCCTCTGAGAAATCAGGGGGTTTCTTTTTTTCTTCTCCAACCGGGAATATGTTAACGCTAACAAGCGTTCACTGTTCAGTGAATACCGGGAGAGGTCTGTCTTGCAGACAGCTCTCCGTCCTGTGCTACACTGCAAGGTCACCGACCAGAAGCTACGAAAGGAACACGATGTCAGCAGTAGACAGGCACCCTGATGCCTGGGTAGAGACACGCCTGCGGGCACTGCGCAGCTCAGGATGGAAGGTCGTACGGTCTAAGCATGGGACCTTCTATGACATCACCTGCAAAGCAGGCACGATGAACGTCAGGATCTCCGCGAAACTAGGCAAGAACAAGAAGAACAGGACAGCACGCCAGGATCTGGCAGACTTCCTGATCCGCCATCAGGAAAAGCATCCCAGCGAATAAGGAAAGCTCCTGATATGCTTCCCTTATGGATCATCTGGAATTCCTGGGGAACATTCTCCTTTTCCGTACTGCCAGGGACATGAACAGCTCCTGTTCTCCTGGTCCTGATCCGGAACTATGGCTGGACATATCCCTGGAAAGCATCTCTGACGGGGACTGGACTGAGCAGGAGAAGCAGGAGCTGTCCCTGACCGCGAAGATGGCTGACCTGATTGACGGAAGAAAGGCGTGGCTGCTTGAGGAAATCGGGAAGGATCTCTACGCAATAGAGCATCCTGGATGTTTCCGTGTCTCTGTTGAGGTCCCTGACCAGGGTTATTCTTTCGAGTGGTGGTCTGACAGGGACCCTGACGGGATTTACATGCTGAGCAGCTATGACGATACGATCTGCCTGTCTGCTGATATCGAGGCTGACAGCGAGGAAGCTGCCCTGGAGATACTCCGGGAGCAAGTGAGAGGACTACTGGAAACCCGGGTAGCTGCATGATCAGGAAGCACCGTCTTGACCGCAAAGCCCTGCGCAGGGTATCTAAGGCGACAGGACAGTGCAGGAGATGCCTGCGAGACAGGCATCACTGGGGTAAGCGCAGGTGGAGATGCAACTGCGGGTGCAGGGGACAAAGCTAACTTGCACCTTCCTCGTCACTTAGAGTTACTCATTCCTTTCGCGGCAAAAAAAGAAAAGAACAGGGGAAAACAATGGCAGCGTCAGTCCTGACAGCCTGGTGGAAATGCACTAAGTGCGAGGTTGAGGGAAGGAATGCGGTCAAGAACAGGCGGCAGGCAGTCAGGTGCTGGAACTGCGAGACAAGCGCGGATGTCATAGTTCGCGGGTACACGATGGAATACCCTCGCCCAAAAAGCAGGCTGACCAGGTGATACCCCCGTTCGATCCTTACGTGGATGCAATCCGCTGGATCGAGGACCGCGATCATGGTCCTTCTCGTAAGCGCACGCTGAAATGCACGCTGGTATTCTGGCGACCTTGTGAGCACAGGAGTGTGTAACTCCTGCCTGCATGATTACGAGAGCATCTGCACGAAGTACTGGGATGGTCTTCCCCTGATGCAGAAGGTGAAGATGCTGGAGGCTTGCTCTCGTGACGGGAAGCTCACTCTCGGTGAGCTGCTGGCTAAGCTGACCGCAGTTGAGGAGATGCTGCGCGGAGGGTGAGCATCTGGTATCCTGCTGCGATGGCCGAACAGATAAGAGTGCACTACAAGACTGACAGCATGTACCTGACAGCATGCAAGAAACGTTCCCCTCTCGATGGCGTAACCTCGATCAGGAAAGACGTTACCTGCTCTCAGTGCAGGAACATCCTGCTCTTGAAGGGGAGAGCATGAGCGAACAGAAAGTGCATTACAAGACCGACAGCATGTACCTGACGGCATGCAGGAGACGCCTCCTCTTCGAGGAGACAACCTCACCCAGGAAAGACAAAGTGACCTGCCCTCAGTGCAAGAGTATCCTGAAGGGGAGGGCATGACACGCGGACCAGACAGGCTGACCATCGTCGCTCTCCTGCTGATGACCCCGTTCATTCTCGGGATCATCCTCACCCTGCTGGGGGCGGTGAAATGAACCTGACCAACCTGGTGTTCGTTGACTGCGAGGCGAGGGGAACCTCCCCCGTGAAAGGAACCCTGGCGGAATTCGGGGCAGTCCACTACCTGTCCAGGGTCAGCTTCCACGGGAAGCTATTCGAAAGCTCACCTGACCCTGAGAACCCCGCGATCCCTGTCATAGGGAAACGTGTCAGCACTGAGCCGGTAGTGGCTTCACGACTGTCTGAGTGGCTTGCAGAGGTATGCCCCGGGAGAGTTGTCATGGTGTCAGACAATCCCGCGTATGACTTCATGTGGATCGCGGGGATGTACGACTACGCAGGACTCCCTAACCCTTTCGGTCATTCAGCCCGCAGGATCAGCGACTTCTGGGCTGGGGTCAACCAGAACTGGAGTGACACTCAGTCCTGGAAGAAATACCGCAAGACAGCACACGACCACAACCCTGTCAACGACGCGATGGGGAACGTGGAGGCTTTCGAGCGGATCATCCAGCTCATGCGGGAACTGCGGCTTAAATGACAACCAGGCTTATCAACTGCTCCATGTGCAGTCACCCGCTTAAGCTGCACGAAGACACGAGAGATCCTAAAGTCATGTACTGCCCGTTCTGCCCAGGCAGGAGATGCAGGGAGAGATGAGAGCACTGGGGATTGCTGTGGTAATCATCCTGGTCGTAGTCCTGACGCTGCTGCTCCTCGGGCACGGGGACCTGCTACTGAAAGGAAGCTGATGGAAAACCCAGCCACCTGGGGCGAGGCGGAACGCATCGTCAGCAAGGTGCTAGACGACCATTTCACCTATAGTCATAAGGTAATGGCAGGAGAGGCAGAACCTCTCGCGGGACTGTCCCTGGTCAGGAAGATAACCGACGCACTACGAGAGGCAGGGCTGCTGAATGACATGGGAGACCGAACTCCTGATGGAGATCAGGGATGAGCTGAAGCGCATCAGGGAACTGCTCACCCCAGCCCCCCGGGAAGTGCACATTAATACGGGACTGTCCCTGACGCAGGATCAGGTCAGGGAGCTTGTGAAACTGGTGCAAGCCCAGATCAAAAGGGAAGAGTAAATGAGAGCCGAGTTTTCCTTGCGCTACATGGTACTCGGAGTGTATCTTGATCGCAGCAGGAAAACCCTCAGGATATACCCTGCTCCCTTCCTTCGGGTAAGCATAGGAAAAGATAATGGAAACCAAGCGTAAGTGCAGGCACTGCGGTAAACCTATCTGGCTTACCGGGCGGAACGTATGGGTAACAGACCAGAAGAGCATTCCCCCGCCTAAGTGCACTCGTTCCGCGACAGGATTGCATCAGCCTCATGGGCAGTAACATAAAATACGCGACCTGCGCAGGATGCTTTCTCAGCAAGAAAGCCAGGGCAGGCATCATGCTCCCGCATAATCGCTGGAGCAGGGCAAGGCGAGCCATGGTTGCCTGCTCCGGGAGCGGGAGACCACCCGCCACGAAAGAACAGCTGCTCAAAGCAGGAATGATACAGGTGTACAAAAGGTAGCAGGAATATGCTACACTAGGAAGACTATGATAGTCGCACTGATCGTGGCAACCCTCGGGGGTATTATTACCTTCGCGGTGAAGACGACCGCGAGAATCGGATGGCTTCCCTGGCTGAATATTCATGCAGCAGGGGTTGTCATGTTCATCGTCGGGCTCATCTTCGCGATAGCGTACAGTACCCCCCATTACCACAGGTGGCGTGAGAGGGATTAAAATGATCCTGCTGCGACTCTGGTTCCGCAATCGCTGGTGGTGGTACCAGGAGATCCTCGTCCCGGTGAATGTAACTATCTCCACGGGGATTCACAAGCGAAAGAAAATCGTGTACTATCGACTTGAGAAACATAAGCATCGTCGTCATCATTAAGGGAGTTTTGTGGCTCTTGCTTTCACCTCATGGGCTTTTGACGCTGCGAGCTACGCTCCCGGCGCACCTGTTACCCTCACTGTCCAGTACACCTCTGATGATGTCGCGGACGCATCCGAGGTCGCGACTGCGGTGACTGTCGCCCTGTCTGACGGGGTATCCCCGGACGCATCCCAGAGCAGTGACGAGTCAGGGAACTTCCCCTCGTTTAACACTGCCACCCCGGGGAATGGTCCGCACCCTGTCACTGTCAGCGCAACCGACCCTCGCCCTGGCGAGTGGACTGTCGTGAGCAACGTGTTCGCGGATGGCGGTCCCCCGTTCGCGGGCACTGCGGTCCTCACCTCTGTAGCTTAACGAGAAAGGACCAGCCTCTCCCCTCCGAAGGCTGGTCCTTTCTCACTTCCCCGTTACTTTCCTCCGTACTCGTCTTTTAAACCTGCACTTGCAGGCTGGGCATCTCCTGGGTCTCATTATTACCCAGGAGAATGGGTGATGACACCGAGGACAGGTGCTCAGCCCGGAGATCATGATGCTCTGGGCACGATCATCGAGAACGGGATGATCCTGTGGCTCAGCTGGTACTCACATGCCGTGACCAGCCACAGCTTCCCGTTGTGCTTCACGTGACTCCCCACCTCCGGGGGACGGGAGGTGTTCACGATCTCCTGGTCATCTCCGGATCGTAGTGTGACCTGTGCGTTCATGTCTTTACTCCTTCGACACGAGGACAACGGGCTAGGTCTGGACCCGATACCAGGAATGTACCCCCCGTGCAAGCGCTAAACAAGATTCTGGTTGTAACTTTTCCTGATCTTCGAAAACTATTTCGCATGAGGGAATTCAATCTCGAATTCTATTTCCCGTAACCCGTGCGTGATCCTTTACGCGGACCCCTTCGCTTACGCAGCGTCGAGGTTCCCCTCGGGAAACGGCACCCGTTGCTGACATCCCCGCAATGTCTCCCTCCCCAGACTTTCCATAGCGGAGGGAAGCAGCAGTATGTATGCCAGCATGAGCACGTTGGTCCTTTCGGAGGCATCTCATCCTTCTTTCATCGAACATGTATGCTATCATTTTCGTCATGAGCAACACACGCGCCCCGAATGCGTTCGTCACCTGGGGCATGGTCCTGCGGTACATCTATGAGAGCACCGCTGAGCAGGGCTTCCCCCCGACATACCTGGAGATGCGGGATGCCCTGCAAGTCAAGTCCACGTCGAGCGTAGCTCACCACGTGGACACCCTGGAGGCACGCGGGCTAGTCACTCGCAAACCGGGATGCCCGCGCACGCTACAGGTTACCGAAGCAGGACGCAAGATCCTAATCAAGTCTGAGAAGAAGGTCACCGATGAAGTCGTGGGTTGAGTTGGCGGTGTGGGTGTCCACGGAGGAACCGCTCACCCTCGGGGACGTTGACAGGCTCACCGAAACCCTGCGGGTTTACCTTGAATCCACCGGGGGAGTCCCCAGGATTGACCATTACGTGAACAATGACACCGTGTGCATTACCGCGTCATCTAACCCGGGGACCCCGAATGGCAAGCTGGTGGACAAGCTGTACACGCGGAGCAGCATTCTTAAAGCACTCGATGCAGCAGGGATGGAAATTCCTAAAGAAGAACAGTAAAAAGGAACCGGGGGAGGTAGTGGCGGTGGAACCTCCCCCGGTTCCCGAGTAACCTACCCTACGGGCGGTGCCTCTCGCACCACACCGGGGCAGGAGGGTTGGACAGCTGGATCTTCGCCAGCTCACTGCCAGTCAGGTAGTGCCGCCACGCGAACCCGAACAGGGAGGCGGTCCGGGCGTACACCCCGAGCTGCGCGTCCACTGCGGTACCTCCCCCGCCTGCGATAGCCATCAGGCGCTCCCGCAGTAGCAGGACCACCCCGGAGATACCCTCCCCGGTTTCCAGTCCCTGGAAGAACTCCGTGGCTTGCGCAGGATGAGACTCCATCCATTCCAGGTACAGGTGAGCCACGATCGCGGGGGCAATCGCGGAACGCCTCTTGTACTTGCCCTGAGTGGAGCAGAACCTCTTTGACAGGCGCTTCCCGTACGCGACAGCCTCAGTGATAAGAGGCATCTCGTCCGAGTCCACGATCGTCATCAGCTCAGTCATCGTGTTCCGGGTGCTCCCGGGGGTGATGGAGTTGAGCGGGGACAGGGTACGGCGGTGGTTGACGATGAGCTGGATCAGTGCCGCCGTGGACCTGGAGCTGGGGACCCCGTACAGGTGGAGGACATCCCCGAAGTCCTGCCTGCGTCCCGTGCCCTCGGAGTTGCGCTCTGACTCAGTGAAGTTCGCGAGCAGGCGCACCTCGTGCGAGGTTCCGGAAAGGATCACCGCGAGGCAGGTATGGAATCCCATGGACAGCATGCCATCGGGGGAGACTCCGATCTCGGTGATGCGGTCCTTCCATTCGCAGGTCCCGTCAGCTCCGTACGTGACCATCTTCTGGGCGTAGGTGCGTATCCGCGACCCGTCGATCCTGCGGTTCCTGAACGCGCCAGACAGCCTGGAGAACATCAGCTCACCGTTAGGCTTGCGGTAATTCCTCCCGGGGAGCAGCGCGGTGGACAGCAGTACGTGAGCCACCTCCGGGTCCAGCCTGATGCGCCAGTCATCGGTGATGACTTCCTTGAGCAGCGTCCCCCCGAGGAGGGTCCGGATGTCGAACGTTCTTTCCATGTACATGTTCCTTCCAGCAGGAAAAAAAGGGGTTGGCGGCGAGAGTACCAGCGCTCAGCAGGGGAGTCAAATCGAGGTGGTGCTTGCGCTTGCCCCGGGGCTGGCGTACCCTGCGATGATGGTGGCGAGGTCGCAGGCTCCCCGTTTACCGTTGAGCTTATGACTGCGAGAAATATTGAGCGCACCGGGAAGCGGAAAGTCACGAGCCTTTCCAGGATCGCGAGAAGAGTAGAGGATGTACGCGGGATTGACATCGACTACGTGCAGTACTGCCGCAAGTGCCTGCATCCCACGGCATTCTGCGAGTCGAAAGGAATTCTCGTAAGTGACAGGGAATGGGAGTACATCCGCAGGCACGCGGAACACTACGGGCACGGATGTCTCGCGATCCTCGTCGTGGAAGGTCGCGATGACACTCTCGGGGTGAAGTATTACAACAGCGCAACAGGGGAAATCTACGGTCCGAAGTGGGGCGGAGAGGAGCTTCTCATCGGGGTCCTGGAGAGAGCCAGAGACCGGCATCTATGCCCGCTGACCAGCAAAGACACCGAAAATCTGGTACAATAGAAGGACAGGAACAAGACGAATGGAGCAGCATGAGTAACTCTGATCTTACCCTGCACGGGAGGCTTGTCGATGCCCCGGAGCTGCGTTTCACTCCGCAGGGGATCGCGGTCCTGAACGGGACCATCGCAGTCAGCGAACGCACGAAGAACGCAGCAGGAGAATGGGAGGACGGGGACGCCTCGTTCATCCGGTTCACCGCGTGGCGTCAGATGGCAGAGGCTATCGCGGAAGCGGACCTTCAGAGAGGTGAGCTGGTAATCGCATCAGGAATCCTGAAGATCCGCAAGTACGAGAAGGACGGGAAGACAGGGTACTCCGCAGAGATGACCCTTGATGACTTCGGACGCTCCCTCAAGTGGCCTGCCAAGAACAGCAGCAGCAAGGCTCCCGCTAAGGGCGCTGACTATAACGACGAGCCCCCGTTCTAAAAGAAATGACAATGAAACTCCGCCTCTTCCCTGAGAGGAATCCCGTGGAAAACACGATTCATCATCACACGTTCCTTCTCGACTCGTCCGGGTCAATGCTCCCGCACCGCAGCGCGGTCCCCGAGGTGCTGGACGGGCACATCAAGGCACTCGCCTCCGACAGCAGGAACCACCCGAATGAGGAGACCCGCGTATCGGTCTTCCAGTTCAGCTCCCCTGGCTTCGGGCATGTCGATTTCGAGTGCCTGCTGTACGACATGGATGTCCTGCGGGTCCCCAGCATCAAGGGAATGTACAGGATCTCCGGGGGAACCGCACTGTGCGACAACGTGATCCGTACGCTGAATGACCTGGAAGCCCTCCCGGTCAAGTACGGGAAGCATTTCCACCTGCTGTGGCTCATCTCAGACGGGCAGGAGCTGCATTCCACTCACCAGGGCAAGACAAGCCTCGCCCCGAAAATCTCCCGCCTCCCTGACTACTACACGATCGCGGCGTTCACCCCGAATGCGCAGGGAAAGCATTTCCTCACCCGTTACGGGTTCCCGCAGGGAAACATCTCCATCTGGGATCCGACGCAGGAGAACGCTATCGAGGAGATCGGGTACGCGGTAGCAGCTGCGACACAGAGCTATCAGGCAACAGTCCGCAGCGGTACCGCGTCAAGTGTCAAGAACCTGTTCGAGATGAACGCCCCGAAGGCGTCTGATCTCAAGAAGTCCCTCGTCCCGATGACTCCCGGGTCCTATTACTTCGAGAACGTGAACCCGGAGGATCTCGCGGGAATCCAGAACGCCCGCATCGATCAGTTCATGGAAGCCAAGACGGGAAAGCAGTACGCCCCCGGGCTGGCTTACTACGAGATGACCAAGCGGGAAAGGATCCAGGAGTACAAGAAGATCGCGGTCGCGGTATGGGATCCTTCCACGAACACGGAGAGCGTGTACGTGGGACCGCAGGTCCGCGCCAAGCTGGGTCTCCCCGAGACAGGCGAGGTGCGCGTCTCCCCCGGGAAATGGACAGGGCTGGGTTACAAGGTTTACATTTTGAGCACGAGCAACAACCGCAAGCTCGTACCAGGGACGAGAGTCCTGGTCATGAGGTGACTTCCGCGAAAGTCTGGAAGTGCTCGTGCAGGTACGGGAATGCGATAGTCTCGGTTCGGCAGCCCCGGTGCGGGGTCTGCGGAAACATGATGACCGAGGATAAGAGATGAGTTTTACGCTGCTCGAATATCTGGGGGGGCTGCTCCTGGTTGGAGTGCTCGCGTTTTTCATCGCAGCATGGTGGCATAATCGTCACTAGTATTAAAAAAATCCCCTGGAATAATATCCCGCGTTCCCGCTGGGGGAGATTCTTAACACGTAAAGACTCGAAAGGATATTCTGCTGCTCACGTTCACCGCTGACGGGAAAGACCTCGCTGCTGCGATTGCGAAAGCAGCAGCGGGTCTTCCGTCAAGACCCGTAAACCCGATTCATGCGGGAATGCTCGTATCCGCGAAATCCGGGAAAATCAGCATCACCGCATCTGACGGTCAGGTGACTTTCACCTCAGATTGCGAAGCAGACGTGAAATCCGAAGATTCCGTTATCATCCCGGGGAGGATGTTTTCCGAATTCTCGAAATATTTCGGGAAAAGCATTTTCCTCGAATCTGACGGGACCAGCGCTACGGTCACTTCCGGGAAATCGCAGTTTTCGCTGTCCGCGTCCCCTGGGAGCAGATTCCCGAAATGGCTCGAATTCCCCGATGTGCTGGGAAAGCTCGATTCGGGAGATTTCGCGGATGCGGTGAGAATCGTGAACATGGCAGCCGCGAGGAATGACCCCGTTCTGCGGGCTATCCGTGTGGACATTATCGACGGGAAACTACTGATGGTGTCCACGGACCGATCGCGGATGGCGCTGGCGAGCCCTCAGCTCACCGCTGTGACCCTCAAGGCGGGTGTCTCGTCTCCTGGGCCGCTCCTGGTGCCCGCGAGCGTCCTGGAGCGTTTCAGCCACGTCCTCGGGAATGAGGTGTCTTTCGGGTGGAACGCCTCCCTTGCAGGGGTAGCCACCGAGGGACTCACCGTGACTGCGCCCCAGGTGTCAGGAGAGTTCGCGAAAGGATGGGAGATGATCACCCGCGACTACCCCCCTGAGATACCCGTAAACGGGGCTGAGCTTGCCTCCTCCGTGAAGATGGCAACCCTTGCGGCGGGAGACAGGGGGACCGTGAAACTCTCCTTCGGGGACGTGCTCACGGTTTCGGCATCCCAGGACGCAGGGTATCGTGGCGAGCTGGAATGGGAAGCCCTCGGGGATGAGGGAATCGCAGGGGTGACTAGGGAGCAGAGATCATTCGACTTCACCCCCAGGTACCTTCTTGACGGGATATCCCTCGGGGATGACATTTCCCTTGCCTACACCGGGAGAGCATTCCTCATCACCTGCGGGGATGTGAGATACCTGGTACAGCCGAGAAGAACAGCATGAAAGGAAGGATATGCCGTCGATAGTGGGACGGGAAGACCTCAGGGCGAAGCTGTACTCGTCAGGGGTGAGAAACCCGCGTGAGCTGTCCGGGATGATGCGCCTCATCGAGGTGTACGCGCTGCAGGTGGCACGCAAGACGCAGGAACATGATCTTGAGGATGTCCCCGATCCCGTCGCCCCCTCGTTCACCCCCCTCAAACCGGGAGAATGGTCGGTGGCGCTCGAAGTCACCTGCTGCGTCGGGTGCACGAGGGTGCGCAGGTGGGATGACTACCATGTTGACAAGCATCACCCTACAGGACATAAGGTACTGTGCCGGGACTGCCGCAACCCCGGGAGGAAGCTCCCCGAGAGCGCGTCAGATGTACGTCGTGGCGGCTGGCTGTGCCCGAAATGCGATACACGGAAAGTCCCGCTGGACTTTCCCCTGGAGAAAAGGATGAATCCGCGTAAGCCACTGAAATGCCTTTCCTGTCTTGACAAAACCCTTAACGACAGCGAATGATGGAATGATGGCTGATATCAGAGACACCCTCGACATGATCATAATCCCCGAGTGGCACAAAAATGCCTCCTGCCGGGGATATCGCGACCCTGACCTGTGGTTCCCTGAGCCGGGAGATAAGAAGGCACGGATAAAGACGGCACGTGCGCTGTGGATATGCGCGCACTGCCCTGTACGGGAGCTATGCCTCGAAGAGGCGATGAGCAAAAACGAGAAGCACGGGATCAGGGGCGGGAGGACAACCCGTCAGCGGGTCCGGATGCAGATGCGCCGCATTCCGCAAGATGCCGCCTGATAATATCCCGTCCTGAGATAGTGAACGATTCCTTATGCCCGCACCGGTCACACACCAGTCTTCCCAGCGACTGGTGTGTCCCGGGCGGTTTACGTATCACCTGGCTTTGCGTCGCAAGACCTTGCGAATACGTCTCCGCACAGTACGGTCCTTGCGAGTGGGTTTCATGACAAAGAAAGCAACATCCCCAGCCCCGATCTTGACTTTCCTGAACTTTTTCATTTTTCTTCCCTTCTGAGTTTTTCCAGTTCAGCCGCGTATAGCCTGCGGTATATCTTCGGGTACCTTCTCGCCAGCTCCGCCATTGCCCTATATCGGGCTTTCACTCGCATAGCCTCGGTTACCTGATATGCAGGATGGCTGTCGCGGTATTTTTTCTGCGCGTCAGCAGATGATTTCCTAAACGGCATTGGATGACAATCTTCCTCCCTATCGGGAGCGCCGCGTTCACCGGCATATGATTCCTGTTCGCGAGCGTCACGTAAGCATCCCCTGAGTTGCAGTACTGCACTGCGATGCTCCACCACGAGTCTCCTGATGCCACCGTGTAGTACGCGGGGGAGCTGGGGACGGGCTTAGCTGGCGGAGGAGTGGTGACCACCTGGTGCACTTTCGGGGAGGGAGCTGCTGCTACCGCCTTAGGAGCGGCACTCCCTCTTGAGTGCACCAGAACGGCAGTCACTATCCCGAGACAGAGCAGTGCCCCCAGGGTGAAGACAGGAATGATAACCTGCCATGCTGCCCTGGGGGCACGTGCCTTGCGATGATATCCAGCCATATCATCCACTGTAACATTTACAGGTAGGGCGCGCTGATGTCGTACGCGGAACCCCCGTCATGCTCCCCCTTGGACAGAATCCGGTACAGCGCCCCCACCGGCTGGTCCCCGGACACGAGAACCTTGCTCCCGTGGTCCCGCAGCCAGCGGTTCGCCTGGTCCTGTGTCAGCAGGGGGACCTCGATCACATCGAAGCACCTCCCCGGACCCGTGAGAGCCTCGTGCAGCTTGTCCACGGTCACGTTCGTGGTGAACAGGAACAGGATATTCAGTCCCTGCCCGAGGAGCCCGTCACCCAGGTTGAGCAGCTTCGACAGGGCAGGTCCCACAGTTGCCTTCGCGGCAGCGGTCACGTATTCTTCCGCATCCTCGAAGATGAGGACATGCCAGATGTCTTTCCCGTGCCTCGCATCGAGAAGCACCCGCATCATGTACCCTGCGTCCTGGAAGAATTCCCGCGAGTCCACGACATAGGTGATATGCGCGGTCTCGCTCCACGCCCTGGCAAGAGAACGCAGCCAGTAGGTTTTCCCTGTCCTCGGAGGTCCGTGGATGATCCCCACCTTCCCGGGGAGATCCCTCGGGTGAGCCTCGATAATCCCCTGGAGTTTCCCCTGGACGGAGGGTGCGTAGTTCTCCCGGACCTCCCCCCAGTTGGGAGCGGAAATTTCCCGCGTGATCGTATCCGGACCGTATTCCCCCTGGAATGTGTAGTGCAGGAAAACCCCGTCTTCCCTTTCCGGGACTTTCTCGTATTCCTCGATATTCGCAAAGATCTTTTCGAGGAAAAGCGTCAGGTCGTTTTCGTGTTTCGCGGAAACATGACCCCAGAAGCTGTTCCGCTCTCCGTAGTACTTGAGATGCAGGACCCCGTACTCCCCGGTGGGGGCGTCGATCTCCGCGACGTACGAGACGATGCTCTTGTCATTCGGGTCCTTGCGGACGAACAGGGGGGTGAGGCTGAATTCTTTCAGCTCCGCGAGTACTTTCGCGACATCCCATTTCGTGGAAACAGCACGTCCCCCGTGGAATACCATCCCGTCCGCGTGTTCCCAGTAAACCTGGTCTGGCTCATCCCCGGAGGAATAGTAAATCGCAGTGTTGCTCATCTGGTCCTTTCCTGTACCCTGGTGTCCCCTGCACGAGAGGACACCAGGGTCACGATCACTTCTTGGGCTTCTTGCAGTTGGTGACCTGCTGAGGCTGATTGGAGGTGTTCCCGTTGCTGTCCGTGACCGAAACCTGCGTCGTGCGTACCTGGCACACGGGCATCTGAGGTGCCCCGGTGATCACGATACCACCCTGACCCCCGTAAGCGCTAGCGTCCCAGTGAGCGGAGGACACGTTGATCTGCAGGACATCAGGCTCGGACATCACCATATAGGGCTTCCCGTTACGGAACACGCATTCCACATTGGTCCCGGCACTGTCCGGGGGCGGGTGCACCCCGTCCGGGTCCATGTTCGGGAGGGTGAGCCACGCGGGATCGTTCCCCGAGTTGGGCGTGCGCACGATCTGCTCCGGGTTGGACAGCTCAGCGGTGTTGGGGACCGCCGTGCCCAGGGACGGGCATTCGAACATGGGACCCCCTTGCCCGCCTTTGCGCAGGAAAAACGTGTACGTGTTCAGCCCGAGGATACGTGATGCCTCAACGAAGGTGAGAACCTGGCGGTACTCGCTTTTCCCGGTTGGCTGAAGGAGTGGCTGTACCTCGTTGTAGTGATCCTGGATAGTGTTGGAGACGTTATTCTCCGCACGCACCCCGGCACCCTGCGAGCTGCTCGTGCATGCGGCAACCACGATCAACCCGAGGATCGCGAGCAGGAACCCCGCGATTCCCCGGGCTTTCCAGCTTCCCAGCCATTTCCTGTAGTTTATGGTTATCATGTCACTTCCCGTACTTGCTACTCGGGGATAGGTTCCCGACAAGGCAGTTAGCTGTCACCCAGCTTTTATCCCCCGGGGGGATGGAGATGATCTTCGATGCCCAGCTGCATGCGGTCCTCGCGTCAGCTGCCGCATGCGCAGGGTCAGACTCGTCAATATCCCCGATCGCGGTTTCCATCGCCTGGATATCGGACTGCTGGACACCTATGTTGTTGTTGTACGCGGATGCCTGGATCTGCTTGACCTTGACCTGGTGATGCTGATTCGCGGTGTCCACGAAAAACCCGAACTGCACGATAGCCCAGATCCCGAATCCCAGCAGGACTGCAAAAGCTGCGATCACGGGAATCCAGGGGAATCCTTTAGCCATCACCTGGTGTGGCTGGACAGGATCACTCATATGTTCCTCTTTTCAGGAAAGCGGCTTGTTGTCAGTCACCGCGTACTTGACGAACCCGGTCAGGGGGATGATCTCCTGCTTGCCTGAGGAGGTGATTATCAGCACAGGTCCCGGGTACCTGCTCACCCCCGTACCCGGGCGGGTGATGGTCATCCCGGATTTGCATACTTGCGCAGACCCGTGTACCGGGGGCTGGAAATGATTGCCCGCGCTTTCCACTGTCACCCATCCGGTCTGGGGAGCTGAGCAGCTCGGGGATGCGGTCATGGTGACGATATCGGGACCGTTCGCGCACCCCGCTGCCAGCGCCATTACAGGCGCGAGCAGCAGTAGTCTCTTGTTCATGAACCTTCCTTCGGTTTCGTCTTGCTGAACGTAACCGGGACGTAGATATTGAACTTGTCTCCCGTGCCCGGGGTGATCACTCCCCCGGTGAGATTGTCACAGTAGTACAGGTCTCTCACGCGGAATGATACCCCGTCAGTCAGCTCTGACGGTTCGGTCACCCATCCGGGACCTGTGTGATGGCATTTCTCCGGGAGGAGATTCGCTGTTGAATACGACCCGGTGACATCAGGGGAGGGGACAGAGCTGGCGGTACTGCATCCTGCGAGGGAAAACCCCACGAGGATTCCCGTGAGAATGACCTTTCTCATTTCCCTTTCCTCTCGATTTCCTTCCGCTTCTCCATCCGGAGCGCGATCCTGTCAGTAACCCAGAGGGGGATCAGCCCCACGGTCATCCCGATGGCGAGAGTTGTCCAGTAAGTGGCATCCGCCCTGACGATCAGCCCGTAGAGGCATACTATGACCAGTACGCTCAGCCACGAGCCCCACCCTTTCCTGCTCAGCATGATTTCTTTTCCTCCCTGGAGGGGAGACCCGTGAGAGCCTCCCCTCCAGTCGCTTACGGGTTGAGCAGCGCCACGTGCAGACCGTGCGCGAACCCGTACTTCGCAAGCAGTCCGGTGGACGCGATGACCAGGAATACAAGCACTCCCAGCGGGACGAAAATCCGGGACTGCTTGAACTTGTCTGTCTTCTCGGACGAGCGGAGCTTGATCTTCCCGTCCCTCTTCAAGACAGACCATGATTCCCGCCATGCAGGCGGCGCGAGCGGGAGAGTCACCCAGAGCGGGACGCCTCCCCCTTTCCCGGCGTTGCGGGTGAGATGATACCGGACGCTGGACGCGAGAGGCAGCCACAGGTAGTGCAGTATCCGCCCCACGAGCAGCCCCAGGACGAAGTCTTGCGCGTTGAACGGGTCAGGGAGATGCTTGCCCGGACCGAACACGGTGAACCAGGTGATCGCCAGGGCACCTGCGATAACCAGGGCGAACATTACCAGTGCACCCAGGATCAGCCATACCATCCCGACAGGACGGCGAGGGAGGGCAGCCCCCAGCAGGACACCCCCGAAAATTGCCCACGTCTCAGGCTGCGCCTTATCGCGGACCCCGTGCCGCCAGATCCCGTTCTTCCAGTTTTCCGAGTGGATGAACCCCATCCCGTTGTCCCACCATGCTTTCAGGGAGGTTCCCTTAGGAAGGAACGGGAAGATGTTATGGTAATCCTGCTGGAATCCGTACCAGTACAGCCCGGCAATGAACCCCACCCCGAGGGCGGCAGCGATCCCGACCCACAGGAGTTTCTGGGATCTCCGGAACCTGACCGGATGCCCGCTGATAAGCGGGGGATATTGCTTCTTGCGCTTTCCCTTTGCGGGAGCGACATTCTCCCCCTCGGAGAGAGGGACGGGTCTAGCCATTTCTTCTCTTTCTGTTCCGTATTGAGAGAATGAGCATCATGATCATGTACGCGAGAATGAGAGTGTCGATACCGAGAACGGCAAGCCATTCCCCGCTATTGCTGTAGTGGGTAAGGACGATATACATCGACAGGACGGACACTCCTGTCAGGAAAACCCAGGTTTTCATTTCCGTGAGACCTTCCGGGGGAATCTTTTCCGCGACCACCGGGTAAGTCCGATGAGGAAGATCATCGTGAACGGGATGAACGCAGCCAGCGCACCCGCGAGATAAACCTCGGGAGCGTGACCCGTGCTCTCGTAGGTGATGGTGGCGCGGAAAACCAGCGCGAAATACACCGCGAAAAAGAACAATGCGGCGATTATCCTGCTTTTCCTCACTTGCGCTTGCCTTTCTTGCGCTTCCTGCGGATGATCCACGCTGCCACGACGAGAGCACGGGCTATCCAGATCACGGGGTTTCTCCTAGGTTCGGATGTCGGTGCAATCAGCGACGGTCACGGAGAACCGCTGATTACCTTCCCCTGGCTGATGCACATCCACGTAGAATTCGTTACCGTAGGCGTCACTGACCAGGCATGACGAGTTAGCGAACTCACTGCTAAGCACGTACGCTATCTGCGCGGCAAGTTCCTCGGGGGTCATGACTTCTTCTGATACTTGACCATCGTCGCGGGAGCTGTCGTCAGGAACCACGTCTTGATGGCCTTGTGGTCGCCCTTGACGTACTCCCCGAGAGCATTCACCCCGGATGTCTTGAGAGCGTCGTAGAACGCGGGACGCTGGCTCTCAGGGATGCCTGCGCAGTCCGCGAGAGCATTCCGCTCAGCCTTGCCCTGGTCCGCGTACTTGGAGTTCTTGCCCGCGACGAAAATTCTCGCGTACTTGACTTGCTTGACGATGTTCGCCTTCACGGGCAGGCACTTCTTGGCGAGAGCCGCCGCGACTGCCTTGTCATGAATGACAGCCGGATCAGTGGCGAGCGCCTTAGCGGACGCCTGGGCAGCAGCTGAGTCGCCAGCCTTGATGTGACCGCACCCGGAAGCCCCGAGAACTGTCGCGATGACAGCGGCAGATGCCGCGATTACTGTCTTGTTCATTTTCCTTTACCTTGCCGGTTTATCAGTTTTATGGCTGCGATGAGGATTGCCAGCCCGAGGGCTGCGGCAATCCAGTAGAACGTCACTGTGTGAGCCTGCGAGCCTTGCGCCTGCGGATCCTGCGGACGATCGTGGAGACGATCTCATCCCCGATGACCCCGATGACGATGCCTGCCCCGAGGATTCCCAGGATGATGTGGATGAGGTGATGAACGAGATGCATTGTTTTCTCTTTCTTTTCTCTTTGTTATCTCGGGAGGGAGACAGCCAGCAGGAATGTCGCCAGGCATAGCGCAACCCCGATAGCGCTGATCTTCCATTTCTTGCTGTAAGGAACCGGGAGGAGAATTGAGAGGACGATAAGCAGAGTCCCCGCGACCAGCGGGATACCTGCGATAATGTCATTTGCGGTCATGTTGCACTCAATCTATGAAAGCGAGGATCGTCCCGATAGCACACAGGACAGTCCCTATCCCGTTTACTATGATGCGTGTCTGTACCTGTCCTGCGAAAACGATCGCCCAGAAAATGCACAGGAATCCCGTTATGATGAGGATCAGTGCCGCGACCCCCATTACTTGCCTCCCGTGATCATGACAAAAAAGGACAGGAAGCATACGATCGACCCTGCCCCGAAGAGGAATATCCTGAGCCCGGGGGTCTTGACACGCACGATAGCCGCGAACAGGATCAGAAGGCAGCCTGCGGTAAGCAGGATCAGGGACGTGAGCAGCGTATCACTCATGCCGGTCCTCCTCGTGACTGTATCCCGGGGGGAGGTTGACCACGGGGCAGGTCAGGTAGTGTATTCCGTTCACCCCCGTGCACTTGACGCACGGGGGTGTGAAATCGCCAGGCTGGATCACGGGGTTTCCTCTGGCTTTGCGGTTTCCCTGGTTACCTTGATCCAGGTTTCGAGGAGGGTGAAAAGCTTCGGGAGCGGGTCCCCTTCCATCATGATGCGCTCGGTTTCCGTCTCGATGAGCGCCTCAACCTCGTCAGCGGCTTTCAGCGCGGTTTCGGTGATAGCATAGTCGCGGATGAGGTTGGCGCGGGCTTTCACCCACGAGTTTTTCGAGATGGTGCTTACCAGGGTCGCGCTGGTAACATCCTCCGGGTTGGGGAGTGTCATTCTTTTCCTTCCTTGAACGGGTCACCTTCTCCTGCGAGAATCATCCGGAACCGCTCGATCCTCATGCATGCAGCTGAGCAGGCAAGCAGGCGAGCGGGACACGGGTCCCCGCAGGACGGGCATTCTTTCATCGCGCAGCCTCCTGAGAGGCTGCTGGAGCCATCGTGAGCGCTAGCGCGGGGTGAACTGAGCACCCTGGGTGCGGGTGGCTCCGCGTCCATCCTGCGCTCCCGAGGCGATGACTCCACTTGCAGACGCACTTAGAGTCAAGAGTCTCCGTGGTTACCGCAAGGATCAGTGCCTCGCGTAGAGTACGATCACTAGTGCTGCTGCCGTGAGCACGATCAGCACGCACAAGGTTTTCACCCATGGTCCGCTCCATAGTGACTTGGGTTCTGGCTTGGGCTTCCTTCGCGGCTCGGACATCTACCCGATAACCTCGGAGAATTCCACTTTGACGTATTCCACGTCCCCGCTGTCATCCTCGTACGTGGACACCTCGAACCCTGAGACCTCGTTTTCCGCGTACTCGTCCAGGAGTTCGTGATCCTGGGGCATCCTGAGCAATTCTGCTACCGCTTCGTGTACTTTCACAGTTCGTTCCTCCGTGAGAAGATGTACTTTTTCGATGCCGTATAGTTACATTTAAGACTGGAGCACACCCATGCTCTCCAGAGCCCTAGCTTGCGCGCCATGCGGCGCATCCGCATCAGCCTTGCTCCGCAGCGCGGGCACTTACTCATCGGTAACCTCGTTCGTTTCGAGACACTCATCGATCTCGTCTAGGATGTACGTGATGTCTGTGATACCTGGTGACTGGGTAGTGTAGACTGGTTCGATCGTGGTGTCAGGGGTTTTACGATTCCGTGACCTGATCTTGCGGATGAGCTGCAAGTTTCCCTCCCTGGAGGCTGATCCTGGGCAACGGTACCAGCCAGGGAGAGGCTTGTCAACGGTTACCGTGAATGTTCTTCCAGGAAAATCAGGAGCGCAGGCAGACCTGGCTTTTCGAACAAAGCTCCGCATGTACAGAGAATGTGCGTTCCCTCGGGGAGCTGCTCTACCTGGATCCTGTGCTCCCGGTGCTTGCCTGCTGTCTCTTCCGTGTGATCGGTCATCGTCATTCCCCTAGCCTGCTGATCAGGTCGGAGAATTCGCCTTCCCATTCGACTGTCTTCGTCCGCTGGTTACCCCCAGTGCGGTAGCTTATCTCGACTACCGTGACCGAGTATGCGCACGTATCGCAGTAACCGCGCTCCTGCCTGTCAGGCCGGAAGTCCACTATTTCTGTCGCGTCAGTCTTGCCCATCTCTTCTTTCAGGAACTTCAGCAAGGCTGCGTTGAGCCCGTCTTTCCAGCTCATTTCCTACCTCCCCAGCTCATCACTCTCGTATGCGATGCTCAGCTTCCCGATATTGAGATGGAACGCGTAGATATCCCCCCCGAAGGAAACCCACACTTTCCAGTTCGGGGACTGGTAAACGGTTTTCTTACGCTGCTCCCCTCTCCAGTAGTAATTGTCGTACTGGTGATCCCTCCGGGGAATCCAGTCCCGAAGGGCCTCAATCAGCTCGATGTTCACTGCCCCATCCTCTGCACGGGTATCAGCTCCAGTTTCGTCACCCCGAGGGTGTTGAGATGCGCCAGGACAGCTCCCGTCATCAGCTGTTGCGAGGCGACATCATCGTTGTACGTTGCGTAGAACGTACTCCCGTCCGCGTCATAGCGGATCAGCAGGATTTTCATCATTCTCCTCTGGCGGTTTGTTTCGTACCATCCCCCAGAACCACAATAGCGTGTACAGGTTAGGGGCGTTCGCCGCTATCCAATAGTCAGTCCTGCGGGGGAGCCTGATCACTGACGTTCCCGTCATTGTCGCGAACCATCAGCCGCGCCTCCCCGTACGGGAAGGATGCTTCCACCCAGGAATGCCCGCTGCGGGTCTGTTCCAGGAGTTCTACCATCCTGGTGCATTTCTCGCACATCAGATCTCACATACTTTCACGAATCCCACGTCACTGCCCGCGATCCGCGCAGACGTGACCTTAGCGAGATGCTTTCCGCATGTCCCTACGGCATCTTCCGGTTTGATATACACCGCGAAAACTGCCGGGTTTCCGCAGGGATATCCGTGCTGCAACCCCGAACAAAGACTACGTGGCAATCCTTTTCCGCTACGTGGCATTTCTTTTCCTAAGCTTGTATAGTGAACATAGCTTTCCCCGTACTTATTCGATTGCATGTTCAGGAGTTGTGTGCCGAAATCCAAAGACCTTGACCTCGCGGACCGTAACCGCATGATCCGCGAGATGCGGGATGAGGGACGCACGATGCAGGTGATCGCGGACACTGTAGGACTGAGTAAAGCCCGCGTGTCTCAGATCCTGGAAGAACTGGACGATGAAGTTTCCCTCGGGGGATACCGTGCGTTTCTCGCATCTCAGGGTGAGCTGGCACTCCGGGAGATCACGAAAATCCTCCTGAAAGACTCCCCGATCAAAGTGTCCGCTGGCGGGAAAGTCATGTACTACCCGGACCCTGACGACCCCAGCGGCAGGACATCCGATTTCGACAACCCCATTTACGATGACACGATTAAGCTTGATGCCGCGAAGGCAATGTCCCCGCTGCTGGACAGGCTGTCCAAACTGCGCGGTGCTGATGCCCGTCCGCAGCGTGACATGATTGACGAGGACGCGGTAAACGAGGAGATAGCGTACGTCCAGAAGCTCATCAGCGATCGTCAGCGGCTCGCTGACAAGCTCCTGGAGCACGGGGAAGTCCTTGATCTCTCGTCTTATGAGGGGTATTACGAGGCGGAGGTTATCTCCCAGGAGGATTCCCCTGGATAACTTACCCCATCACCTTCAGGGGGCGCTTCGGGTAGTCCAGATGCGTAATCGCGTTGCTCCCGAACACTGCCCACCCGTTACTGAACCTGCGATACCAGACACCATCCGCGTCCATCACGACGGTGTTGGCAGGATACGCAGGCTCCCGGTGTTCGAGGACGAACTTCTTGACTGCGGGAATCCTGTTCGAGGAATACCCGAAAGTATCGGCATAGTACTTTTCCAGCTCCTCCCAGGAAAGGTACCCGTTGTCCGAAGCAGAATCCGCAGCTTTGCGCAGGGCTTCCACCTCCTGCATGATCGCCCGGAACGAGGTGCTCCTCGCTAGCCTCCTGGCTGCCGTTTCCAGCTCACTATAGGTGTATATCTGCTCGCTCATATCCTTACCCTGAATCTCGTGATTTCTGTTCCCGTGTCTTTCGTGACCACGCGGTACTCCTGGTCAACGCTATCAAGCTCAGGAATATCCCGGAGGTGTTCCAAATCGAGTTCCCTGACTTTATCGCTGCTGTTCCACTGCCACATCCCCCTGAGTAGCGGTCCCAGTCCTGAGTAGTGATTCAGCAGGATGAGATGCGTCAGGTACGCGACCAGCTTCTGCTCATTGGTCATGTTCCTGAATCCGTCATCATCATCAGTGAACATCGTGAGCCTGCTCGGGAAATGCGGGTCAGCCTCAGTCCTGACCAGATAGGTGCTCATGTGTTTTTCCAGACTAGCTCGAAAGTGTTCTCATCGATCTTGAGCGTGTGATATCTCCCCTTGAATCCCCTGCGCCCCATCGCGTTGCGCAGCGCCTGCCTGAATGTGCTCATGCTGCTGTCCGGGAAATCGGTGTCCTTATGGAATTCGACACGCTGTCCCGGGATCAGCCAGTCATCCCAGGGGAAATCATCCGCGCTTACCTTAGCCCGGATAGGGGCGTCATCGGGTATCCTGACTGGCATCGGCAGTCCTTTCCGTGTGCTCAGGTGACTGAGCCTCTCGATCATCCGCGACCTTCGCAAGTGCTGTGTAGCGGTGATCCCCGTCAATGGTGTTAGGGAAATACACCTCGAACAGGGAGCTGTCGCGTGCCTTGCGGATCTTATCCGCAATCCTCTCCCACGGGGTGAGGATACCGCGATCAGCCGCAACCTCATCCGCGATCTTGAGTATGACTATCTGCTCATCCTCATCCAGGGTGATATTCACCAGGGTCATTTATTTTTCTCCTTATGATCGCGGAAATTCTCCTGACATTCATCAGAGCAGAAGACCCGCTGCATAACGGTGAGACTGTGCCGTTCTGCGGGGATAGGCTCCCCGCAGAACCAGCACGGTTGACCGCAACTCATGCAGCCACGAGCTTCTTGCGCAGCACCTCGCTCAGCGCGAGCAGCGCCTGCGAGTCGCTCTCGGCACTCTTCCCCAGCAGGGCGTGCGTGTAGTTGCGCTCCATCCTGCCCCCGTCAGCGCCACGGACAAGCCCGTTCCAGGTGTCCCAGGTGTTCGCCACCTGCAGCACCCCGAAAGCCGTCCCGTTCCACTTGGACGCCTTCTCGTCGCTGCTCCACAGCGTGGACAGCTCGTCGCGCTTCTTCTCCGCGATGGTCAGTCCGTTCTTGACCTTGGGGGTCCCGTCGTCATTCACGAGCGGCACCATCTTGTCCAGCCACCGCCCGAACTGGCGATCCGTGACATCGACCTTGACGAGATTCTCGATCCCGAGGGCAGCCTCCTCAGCGGTCTGAGCCAGCTTAATCCCCAGGCGATCCCGCAGGGTTGCGACAGTGGGGAGGGAATTCTTGGAATGCCGCACCCCGGCAATCGTGTATGCCCCGAGGACGGAGCTGTTGTAGGTATTGTCGCAGATGGGGGCGATGATCCCGGTGTGGAACGTGGTCTTCCTGGTGCGGTCAGCGGACGTGGCGGCATTCACGTAAGGGACGTATCCGAACCCTTCCACCTCGTATGTCTCGGGCATGACCACGGACAGGAACGCGACACCCCCGCTGCGCAGCAGACCTGCGCTCCCGACACCCACGGAGTCATCGTCTAGGATCTTGTCGATGAATCCCTTGAGCGTGGGGAGGTACGGGTGAATCGTGTACCCTGACTTCGGGTACCCGAAGATCTGCCCGGAACGCTGATTGACGATCGGGAAATTGCTGTCGTCTTTCACGACCTGCTTGTGACCCTCGTCATCCTCGTACTCAACGTACGCGACACCCTTGGTCAGCTTGACATCAAGCAGCCTGATGACCCTCCGCATGGGGACCGCCCCCGGGAAATGACTTTCCTTAGGCATGTTTCCCTGGTCGAGCTGTGCCCACCACGCGGGTCCGCGCTGGTCCGTGTACCCTACGAGGATATTCTCGCGGAGCCAGCGCATCGTCTCCTGCGACTTCTCCGCGATGTCATAGTTCGTGGGGGCAGTGAGCTTCGGTAGTGCCATGATTTTTCCTTCCTTCGTGTTCTTGTGCTGCTGCAACCTGCATGCTGCTGAGTTTATTCCATCGCAGCAGGTTTTGTCTAGGATTCCCCTAGACTACTTCTGGTGGTTCATCCGTGACTGTGAGTGACTGGCGGCGAACCCTGGCGATCATGTACATGCGATTCCCGAACTTCCTGAGAACCCCCTGCCTCCAGATTACATACATCACTCCATCCGGGTAGCTCTCGTCTAGCTTGACGCTGTTCTCTTCCATGATCCGCATCTCGCTTTGACTGAATAGCTCGGGAGTGACCGTGTAGTGATCGGTGACCACGTACCGTCCGTGTGTGTGACTCCCGTGATAGTCCACGACAGTCCCGATAGGGATCGGTTCCATTTATCCTCCTTTCCGCACCTGATCCCAGAGTCCCGCGAGCTTCGTGATAAGATCAGCTACGTCATCCGTGGTCAGCCACACGCCCTTACCCTGGGGCAGCTTGTCCGCGTCCGTGATGAACCGCAGGAAGCCACCCTCTTCGAGAGTGACCTCCAGCGCGGTCTCGTTCGTGTCTACGATGCGGATTTTCCCGGTCATCCGGTTGCTGTCCTTACCGGGAGGTAGATTTTCAGCTCATCGATTTCCTTGTCGCTGAAAGTACCTTTCGCGGCAGGGTAGATACCCTGCGTTCCCTCCGGGTAGTTAGCGGTCCAGGTGAATGCGTCAGCCTCGGAGTAGCTATCGAACAGCAGCCCTCCCGCTTTCTCCACGCGCTCCTTTTCCCCGAGATTACGCACGGCACGCACCTCAACTGCGTGACGGAAACCGTCCTTGCCCGCGTATCCGTACCCGGAGTGCTGGACGATCGTCCACAGGTTAACTGTCGTCATGTTTCCTCGTCATCCTTTCGCTCCCGAACTCCGTGACTTCGTGACAGCCGCAGCTGGCGGCGAGATTTCGAACACCAACTCCGAGTCATCTCCGAGACCGTCTGTGACATCGAACGGATCCTCGACTGCTGGCTCTTCGAGTGCCCGCAGCTCTTCGGGGGCGATCCGCTCCCACAGAGCCCGGATATCATCCGCGTAGTACCCGCGTGTCCTCGCCTGCCCGATACGGACCTGCACGGGGGACATGTCGGGGCGCATGTTCCGCGCCACCACCTGAGTCATCCCCAGGTCCCCGTACCGCTCCGGATCCAGGTGCCGCATCTCATCAGCGAGCGCCTCCCCGCCTGCGAACATCCTCCCGTCAGGGAGCGTGAACGCGACCTTATCGAGGATGCTGGTCACGTCCTGGAGGAACCGCTGGCGCGGGGTGAGCACCACCTGATCCGTGGACAGTGCCAGCTCCATGAACGCGTCCATGCACATGTTCAGCCAGCGCTGCCCGCCCAGGGCTTTCGCAACCGCCATCAGCGGCTCCCAGACTTCCAGCCTGCGCATCGTCAGCTTCGGGTGATACCCGCGTCCGCGAAACTCCCTGATCTCGCTGAGATGCTCACGGACAGCACCCCCCAGCAGGGATGCGTAATCCCCTGCTTCGCTTTCCGATTCGCGGGCATCGAAATACCTTTCCGGGGTGCCCGCGATCATCCGCACGACGATGGTGCGACCACGGATGTCCACGGGGATCGCGACATTCCTCCCGGTCATGATCAGCGGGAAGAATATCGAGAACTTGCGGGAAACTCCCTGGCGGGACCTCCCGTCCATCGCGCCCAGCTTGTATCCCTTGCGGAGCAGCTTGTTGAGCGTCCGGTTGCTGCCCTTGTTGGTCCCGTCATCCCCGTACACCTCCCCGATCTCATCGAAGAAGAAGATCCGCAGGGAATCCTCCGGGGTGTTGGCTGCCTCCGCGAGAGCCGACTTGAGATCATCAGCCGTCCCGTCCGCGTCAACAGGGTTGGGTCCGAGTGCCGCTGTCACGTTCATCGCGGTTGTCTTGCCCGATTCAGGTCCGGACAGCAGGATCATCCGGGGCATGGTGATCAGAGCCCCGTTCACGCCTCCTGCCCATGCCGCTGCCGCGTAGAGTATCATCGCGGTGACCTGGTTCCTGCCCGCGACGACATGAGCCTCGAACCACGTGCGGATTTCGTCTAGCAGCGCCGCACTCGCTGGCTCGTTCTGTTCGTTCATCGTTCTCCTTCCTGCAAGCATCCTAACACGCTCTCATCCAGACTCCAAACCTCCAGCTTGAGGAGTGTTTTCGCTTTTGCTTTCGAGTCGCTGCTCCTCGATCCGGATCAGGGCTTCCAGATGAGCCCTGGCGACATACAGCCAGCTCAGCGCCTCCGTGTCGGGGTCTGGCTTGGTCTCCCGGATATGCGGGCGCAGCCAGAGCGCGTACTGCGTGACTGCGGAACGCACATCGCGAGAACGCTGCTCCCGCGATGTGCGTGACTCGCTCACTTTTCCGCCAGACGCGTGGCGCGCTCCGTGAAACGAGCCCACCCGCGCTCAGGAGTCCCGTGATAACCTCCGTCACTCGCAAGCCAGGTCTTTCCCCCGTCCCGCGTGTACGCCTCCCACGTGACGTACGGGTGCGGGTAATGGTCCGGACGGTACACGAGCACGATGCCGCTCGGGTATTCCCCGTCCCGGCGCTTCTTCTCAGCCCACGCGAGGACACGGAACCCGTTGACGTGACTCGGGGGAGCTGAGATCGTGATCGGGTAATTCTCCCAGGAACCCGACAGCTCCTGGGGCTCTTTCAGGGTTATCGACTTCGGGCAGTAAAACGAGTACATGATGCCCAGATTCGCTTCCCCGTCGATGATAAAATTCGTATACCCTCCCGTGGTCGGCTGCGCGATGTAATGCGCGGTCACCTCGTGGCGGTCACCATCCTGGTCGATGACGATCCAGGTGTGCAGTTCATTGTTCTTTTCCATGATCCTCACTTTTCCTTTTTCCATTCAGCGAATGCCCTGATGAAGCATTCCGCAGCGATGATACTGAATCCCGTGGTGACTGCCCAGCCCCCGAAGAACTGGATTATCTCAGTCACGTCATGAGAGTGGGTGAGCATGTTGACCCCGATTGAGATCAGGGAAAGGCAGATCACGACCTCCCAAGCGTTTCTGTTCACCCTCGCCAGTCCCTTCCGCATCTAGTGCACGCGAATACGAGCACCTCGCAGATGCCTTTCTCGCCTTTGTTCATAGTGTCGAACCCGAGGCACATCCAGTCGTGAATGCGCTGCTTTTTCGGGAGATCCCTGCGATTCCCGCAGGAGATCAATCCGCCTTCGAGGGGGAACCATTGCGATGTATACCCGTCAAAGTAACGGTCATCGTACAGCGATTCCCCTAGGATGACCAGGGGCAGCCCGAATCCGGAGTCCCTGTCCTGTTCCGCATCCGCGACCCCTAGCAGGAACATATCTGTCATGCTTTCCTCCTCAGTACGCAGATATCCCGGAACCTCGCCCCGAAGATGATCTCCAGGAGGATATCAGCGCAGTCATCACAGATATCACTGCGTCCAATCGAGGACATGATGGCGAACCTCTTGCCGCAAGTGTTGCACCTGCACCTGATCCTGACTGGCTTGATATCCATGAATCCTCCTATCTGGTCTCCTCCACGGTGAACGACGCGACCAGCGAACTCCCGTCACTGGTGAACGTAATGGCGTCATCAGGTATCTCGGGACCCGGGAAGTGCAGCAGGTATTCTGCCTTGATGCGGTCCACCAGCATCTGCACCTGATAATAACTCCATTCCCCGTCGTCCTGATTGGTCAGGATTTTCCTGTGCTTGATGCGGGTGGTGGTAATCTGCTCACCGAATATCATGTTCTTCCCATCAGTGCATCGAGTAGGGATTCCGCGATAGCTCCCAGCATCAGCGGATGCCTGTCTTTCACTTCATCCGCGATGAATCCGTAAATCCACATTTCCGCATCTGCGGTTTTCAGGGAGTCCGCAGTTTCCCTTGCTACAGGATCCCCGTGAGCTATCTGCTGAATGGCTCCTGCGAGAGTCCAGTCGTTGCGTGCTGTCATCGCCGTCGTGCTCCTTCCGGGAGGGTGAATACGGACCCGGGGCGGTGCTTCCTGTGCGGATACTCTCGCGGGATCCCGTCAGCATCCATCCACTTGCGACCGGAGGTGTCACAGAATGTGCTACTTCCGCGATCCAGCCAGCCTGCAGCTTTTCCGTGGAATTCGATATCACTCTGGCACGTCCCGCAGGAACGCTGATCCCCGAACCTGCGCCTCTCGCTCATCGCGTCACCACCCAGTATGTGCCCCCACGGAGGGACACCGAGGCGTAGTTCCCCCGGTAGTTGTCGTCCGCGACCCTCTTCCAGTCCACGTACGGAGACAGGGGACTGTCAGCAGGCAGCTCGCTGTCTCCCTCAGCGTACTCTTCCAGGTAGTCATCGTGGACCAGGTAGGAGTCATCGCTGATGTCTCCCAGCTCGTTCAGGAGCGCTTGCAGCGCGGTCAGCTCATCGATCTCGTCGCTGTACACCACCGCGACCAGGTGTGACCTCTCCCCGATGAACCCGATCGCCCCGCGCTCAGATGCGAACGAACCCAGGTCGCGACCAGCCTCCTGGTCTTCCACGTGCCAGGGCTTCAGTCTCCTGATCCGCTCTTTCACGTCCGAGACATTGATGATGTTTTCGTCCCCGAGGATCTCGTAGTTCGGGTCTGATACGTTCATGACAGCTCCTGCGCTACCTCGCGGATAGCGTTCATGTAGGGACGATCCCACTCCTGTGTCTCCTGGCTGAGCTGGGAGAACCACACTAGGTCCTTGTGATCCGGTCGGGTTTCTGCCCGCCAGATAGCCCAGGCGTCGTGAACGTTTTCCAGGGTGGTCCCTGTGCCCGTGGTGAGTACGAGCAGCGTGTAGAGACGCAGCAGCTCAGGAGGGCATTCAGCCTGTTGCGGGGGTAGTTCTGCAATCCTCTCCGCGAGTAGTGCGGAGGTCTGGTCGATGTAGTTCATTTACTGTGATATCCTTTCTGTTACCAGCGCTGAGATGCGGCAACCCTAACCCGCAGGCAAGAACCTCGTCCCGTGACAGTGGCGAGGTTCTTTGCTTTACCGCTATCATTAAGTTGTATTTCCTGTCAAGAGGGCGGTGACCTCTATAAAAACTCCCCGCCGTGAGTCGGGTCCCTCGGAAGGTAGCTTCTCACTCTCCAGCGAGAACAAGCGATGTCGGCTGTTCGCTGGCGCTTAGTGCAGCCTGAGCGAAACCATAGGCGAGCCTGTACTGATGCGAGACGGCACTCCCTTAGCATCTGCGGAACCCTCACGTTACGAGGGAGGAACAGGCACTGTCACCCGAGTGAAAGCTACCTGGCGACCGCAAGCGTCCTCTTGCGGCAGAGCTACCCCATACAGAGCAACCCCGTAGGATAGTCCCTGGTAGTCCCCCTGAGATGATTAGCAATAGTCATCCCAGGGGGATTGTTCTGTCTTTTTCTCAGGAGACCCGCCAGGAGACCCGAGGATAGCTCATACCGGGACCATATCCACGGTGTAACCCATCCTGGTTTCCAGCATGTCAGCTAGAGCACTAGCCTCCGCACAGGTCCAGGTATCATTCCCGTCCCCGTCAACCCAGGGGATCCCGTCTGCGATGAGCCGGTACATCACAGCCACTTTTTCAGTTCAGCCCGATTGGTCTCGGTCAGCTCGAAGGAGGCGAGACGTTCCCCCAGGTTGGTAGCGGGACCGCCTGTGCTCTCGAAGATGTCGATGAACGGGTTACGCTGCCCGTCGATCTGGCTGAGCGTCAGGACGACCTTCCTGCCCGCCCGGTCTTGTCCGCTGAGTAGTATCATGATTCCCCTTTCAGGTATTTCCTGGCTAGCTGGAGCCAGTCCACGAGCCCCATCCCGTATTCCAGGATCGTGGAGGCTACGCTGTCATCGTTCCCGGTGGCTTCGAATGTCGCGGTCATCGACCTGCGCACATACCGCTCCAGCCATTCGGAGAACCGCGCCTCCCCGTATTCTTTCCCGGAGTGCGTGCTGATCACGCGGAAGTATTCCACCTGACCGCGTACCGCATCGTGGTGCTTGCGGTTGTTATCAAACCACAGCGCTACCATCGCGGTCAGGTAGTTGGAGTATCCGAGGTGCATGGTCATCAGTGCTTCACGATCCGGAAGATAGCCAGCAGCCCGCTGGGGACGAGGGTTCCGACCTCGCACAGCCCTTCCAGGTGCATCCGCTGCATGATGACGATCGCGATGACCGCGATGAACACGGTTCCCAGCTCGATTTCCACCAGGTGACGCTCAAGCAGGGATTCATCAGCCTTGCGCTGCGTCTCCTCCTCGTGCCACGCCTCCCTGATCTCAGTGACCAGATCAGCGCGGATGGCATCAAGGGAGATAGCGTTCGTCTCGTTCTCTTCCATGTGCTTTCCCTCCTACAGCATTTCCATGTCGATGGCGATAGCCTGAGCGGTTTCGAGCAGGGGCATGTTCCGTAGATGCGCATTCGGGACCTCGTACGTGACCGGGACACCCCGGGGGGCGGTGATCCTGCTCACCCATCCCCGCGTGTCGTACATCGAATCCGCGAGCAGCGGTCGGTCCATCGCGGCTTCCTGCAGCGGGGTCCCGTCAGGGAAGCTCACCCCGGAGACCTCGATCTTCGCGAGGGAGGGAACGTAGTACCGCTCGGAGATAGTACTCCCGTACACGAGCTGCCACAGGTCGTAACAGACACCCACGTCGCTACGATTGTCCACACCAGCAGCGCGCATCAGGGCGAGGGTATCACCCAGGGACGGGGCTGAACCCCACGCTACAGGCTCCACAGCCACGGTCAGACCGCATGTAGCCGCGAACCCCATGAGGTCGGTCAGGTTGCGGGCAGCGTCGTCCAGGGGGAACCCAGCGGCGCACAGCCCTGTCTTGATCATGGTGACCCCGTAGTCGTTCCGGAGCACCCGCATCGCGTCAATCATGGCAATCCCGGGGACCTCGGACAGGTCGAACCATTCAGCTTCCGGGACCTGCACGTACCTGAGGATGGCAGGGTCAAGCGGCTCGTTCCACAGGACCCCGATGCTGGGGATGCCAGCGGCGTGGGCTGCTTTCGCCCTTTCGATCGCGGAGAACCTGGGGAGTTTCCCGTGAGGGTTGCCCGCGAGACTGAGGTAGGAGGCGCACATCTTTGACATTACATTTCAGTTCCGATCCGTGAGATTTTCTTTGTTCTTGCGCGGATTCACCTGTCAGTGGTTACATGCCCACTGCCTGTAAACCCATGGTCCGAGGAAAACCCGCCAGTTGAACGGGTGACATTCCCGGAAAGTCAGGGACCAGCCCATGACCATCCCCGCCTCGATGGCAAGAATGACCGCTGCTATCGTGAGCAGCGTGACGATCACGGGTTGCTCGCGAGGATGTGCCGGGTCCGGGGTGCGGCCTTGGCGCTCTCGTAGTCATCGAACAGCAGCCCGTTGTCCGCGAGGATGCGGTTCTTCCACGCATCGTGATGCACCGGCTTACCGTCCCAGTACGCGAGGAGGTCGATATACCTGGGGGCAACCTCGTCACCCTCATGCATCGTGGGAGGTCCGATCTCCGCGATTTTCTGCCCGAACACCATGAAGTGAATCTCACGGGAACGACCTGAATGCGGGTGATCGTGAATGGTAACCCCGGTCACCAGGGTTGCCGTAGCACCCTCGTTGGTGACCGTGCTGTTCCGCCCGTATTCAGCCAGATGCTTGTTCAGGTTCTCGTACGTCAGAGGGAACGGGGCATCCGCCATATGTAGCGGGTGAGGACCAGGATCGTTCGGGTTGTGCATCAGGGGGGTGATGACCAGGGTATCCGTGTACCCGCCTTTGACGAGGGGGAACGCCTCGTACCTGTCCCGCACCCACTGGGAGCTGGGAGCGGTCCACAGCGCCACGTGCCCGTGGTCACCTTCGTGGTTACCCCAGGAGCGCCACGCCCGGGTGAACTCCCCTGACTCCAGGTAGGGCTTCGCGGCAAGAGCTTCGGATTCGAGGAGCCGCACGATCTGGTCATGCGGAACCCCTGGGAAGCGGATGTTCATCTGTGCCAGGAATTCCATGTCACATTCCCAGCAGGTAGGCGTTGTACTGCGGGTGACTGCGATCAGTGATGATCACCCCGTGGGACACGTTCCCGAGGTCGATGATCACCTCGTTACTCTCGTTGGATTCATCCCCGCAGAGGATGTCCGTGAGAATCTCCAGCTCTTTCTCGTTCATCGTTTCTCCTTACTCGAAGATCAGCTCAGGGTCATCCCCGAACTGCCAGTGCATCCCCCGGTCATCGATGTACTTGCGTGCCAGCACCTTCCGGTTTGTCACCAGCACATACCCACCCAGGAACACAGGGGGAATCTTGTACTGCATCTCGTGATCGGGGTAGCCAAGAACCCCGTGCCTGTAGAGAGCAGCCGCGACATAGCCCACGTCGTTACAGGTCATCACCGCGACCTGCAATCCACGGGACAGGGCCATTCTCACCGGGGTGAGATCGATGCTCACTCCCGGATTGTCACGCCCGACGGGGGCAGCACCCGCTGAGGTGAGTGTCCCGTCCCAGTCGAATGCCAGGTCAAACTGTGATTCGCTCATGGCTGGTGATTCTCCATGTACCAGTTGTTGTCATAGCGGGCAGGAGCATTCGCCAGCACATGCCGCCCGATCCGTGCCCCGATCTTCGCAGCCCCGATCGCGGAGGGCTCGATGGTCAGCTCGTAGTCCTCGGGGGAGGTGAGCAGGGAGCGCAGGTCAATCACGGGGAGATCATGCTCGTCCGCGAAACGGATGATCACGTCATTGAACAGCGAGAGCGCGGTGAGGATCGCGTCCTTCTCCGCGTCGCTCCAGTCGCAGTCGTAGATGGTGCATACCGTCACGGGGATTCCCAGCTCCAGGATGGGGAGTACCACATCCTCGTAGCTGTACTTGAACATCTCCCGCATGAGCGCCAGCTCGTAGAGGGAATCCACGATCCTCATCTCACGCTTGTCGGTGAGGATCCCCGACTCCCCCATCGCGTCATTCCCCCCGATGGAGAGGATGATCCGGGTGGCATCGGACGGGATGTCCTTCATCTGCCACCCGAGGGAGCGCGTGGTAGCTCCGTCAACTGCCGTGAGGGTGACCTTCCAGTCTTCCCCCAGCTCCTCGTAGACCCGCTGCGCCACGTCCGGGTCATTCTTCGTGTAGTGCTTGCAGTCGAGGATGGAGTCACCCATCAGGACAACATGCCCCAGGTTCCCGGTCCCGTAGTCCCTCGGGTAATCCAGCCATTCCGGGGGAGTGGTGATCGTCGCGGACCTGCGGTGCTTACGTCCGCGACGCCTGAACTTGCCCATTTCTTATCTCCTCTATGAAGTGGTACCCCATGGCAGCAGTGAGGACAGCACCCACCCACGGGCGTTTCCGTACGACTGCTGTTATCGGGGGAATCTTTTCTGTCCGTGCCAGGATCGCGGCAACCTCGTACGAGCAGAGCGTTACCGTGATCCACTTGTTACGGAGTATTGCTGCGAACATGATCCTTTTCCTTACAGTCCTAGTTCTTTCATTCTTTCGGAGAGGGATTTATGTATCACCTCTGTGACTGGCACGGGACAATGCCCGCATCCGCATGGCGGCTCGTGGATGCTCAGCACCAGGCATGCGGGGCAGGGCTGACCAGCGGGAGCATGAAACACCCACTCGATACCTGACTTTTTCCCGTACAGCCTGCGCAGGGTGCGCCTTAGCCTGAAGCGTCGCATCACTTGCAGCTATGCGAGTTGTGGGTGACCTGCAGGCAGATCACGTGAGTGTCGTGATGGATGTCATCGATGTGCTCGAAAGCCTGCGCGATCCCGTAGCAGCCCGCGATGATCCCCGCGAACTTGACAATGACCAGCAGCCACAGGAAAAGCTCTTTGGCTGATTTCCAGAATGTCATGTTTCCCTCCTGGGTAGGGGTGAGCAGGAGTAGGCGCGCAGAGTCGCCTCGTTCTTAAATCCCAGCCTGACTGTCAAGCACAAACCCGACAGCTATGACCTCGCCCGCTCGGTATGCAACGTTCTGCACGTGCCGGGCTGGGATCTCCCGCTCACCCCTGGCTTATCAGAGCGCTATCGCCAGGGCGATAAGCCCGAACATGATGAACAGACCCGCGAAGAACGCGCCCTGTCCGGGGGTGACCCTCCGGAACGAGTTGCGGGGGATCGTGTACAGCTTGCTTTTCATCGTCACTCCTAACTGACGCAGTGATCCGTGATCCCGTGAGCCATCCACCGGAACCTGCGGAAGATCCCGTGGAATCTCCGGGAACACTCAGGGCAGGTCACGGGCGTGCCGTGGGGCGTCCCACCCCGGGGACGAGTTCTGCCAGCTCCGACTCGGGAACCCGGATGACCTGGTACGGGGTCTGGTTCTCGTAGTACTGCCTGGCGCTGCTCTGGGTGAACCCGTTCCGGCGCATCCACTTCCCGAACTTCTCCCGGAGCTGCTCCTCGGTCAGCTCGGTCACGAGGATCCCCGTGAGATCCACGTAGAACTGGTTCTGCTTGGGGGTCTCCGGGACGTACGGGGGGAGACCCGCGTAGGACAGGAATTCGTTCGCCTTCTGCAGGGAGAACACGTCGGTCCGGTCGTTCGCATACTTGAGGATGCGACCACGGATGTCCCGCAGGTCCATCCCGCGAGACTCGTCCGTGTGATACGCGGGGATGACCTCCATGTGCCCGTCATACCCGGAGTACCACCCGCTGGCGTCCGGGTCCCAGTGGAACGAGCGGGTGAGCGGGGAGACCGTCAGGTACAGGTCGGTGCACCAGTGGTTGTCCTGCCGCCACATCTCGAACGCATCCAGCAGCTTCTCCAGCACTGTCCGGTACTGCTCCTCGGAGACGCCACCAGAGATGTCCAGGGTCTGCGTCATTTTCTTTTCCCTTCCTTCAGAAATCCCGTGAACCGTTCACGGTGACCTCACCTCAGCTCCGGGTTACGCTGCACTCAGGGGTCCCGGAGCTGGGTCAGGTCACTTGGCGGTGGTGAGGACCACGCCCTGCCCGTCGAACCGGGCATCCACGACGCGCCGGGTCTTCCCGGTGCGGGTGATGACGGTCACCTCGACGTTCCCGTGGGAGGTGACGGACATGCTGCTGTCTCCGCCCGCCTGACGGACGATCTGCTCCACGGTGAGGGTGCTGGTGTCGCTGTCGCCCCCGGTACGGAGGACCAGGCGCGACCCGAAGCCAGCCCCGGTCACGGCGCGGACCTTCCCGCTGGGGGTGACGACCCGCACCGGGTACTGAGCAGCGCTCTGCATCGTCGCGTACCGGTCTCCCGCAGCGGTCGCGACCTGCTGTACGGTCATGGTGCTCATTTTCTGTTCTCCTTCGATTTAACCGCTCTCGCGTTCTGGGTACGGTACCCATAACACCGTGTCCCTGTTTCCCGGGACACGATGTTAACGGTACGTGTCCCTTCGTTTCCTCCAGCTCCACCACATTCCCGCGAGCGATACCCATATCGCGAGGATTGCCAGGGAGATCACGAGTGCCATTACGGTCCCGTCGTGCTGGTCACCGGGATATCGGTCACGGTGCACGTGTTCAGCACCGGGTTGCAGTCGTAGCTCTGCACGGTCTGATGTGTCCCCGCGTACCATCCGATGACCGCGATGACGAGGATGACCAGCCCTATCACCCTCGCCGCGATGATCCCGCTGGACGCGGGGGATTTCTGCTGTACGGACATCATTCCTCCGGATAGGACACATCGAACCACGCCCCGTGCAGCGCGGTATGCTCAAGCGCCTCCGGGGTGGTTGCGGTGGATGACGAGGTTTCCGGGTCGTTCGTGTGGGCCACCTTCTCGTCATAGGTGAGCCCTTCCGCGATAACCTCATCGCCCTTGTTCTCGTCCGCGTACTTGCGGACGATCTTGTACAGGTACGTGCTCACATTTCCTCCCTGATCATTCCTGCTACCTTGAGTGCCACCTGGACAGGCAGGTAGATGTCCAGGTGAACCGAATCCGAGGATGCCCGCCAGGTCCCGTGAGGATGGGCATTGATCTCCGTACTGCCCCGGGGGTCAGCCCCCAGCACAGCCCCGAGTGCTATCGCAACCGCGTGAGCCTCATTATCGGCATCCTCATAAGCCTTGATCGCGGCTACCTGCCGTGCCACCTTCGCCGCGTAATCCTGTCCCACCAGGATCCTGCGGTTAATCTCCCTGGCGAACGCCTCCGCTCCCCGGGTCTCCCCGATGTAGATGGGACGAGTCTTGTTCTCCTCACGCTCCCCCACGTTGCGGTCACTGGGGATCTGCGGGGATATCCGCACCATCCCGGGACGATATCCCCACCCTGTCTGCGCGGACAGGAACAGGCTCATGTCCCCGCTAACCAGGAACGCTCCGACTGTGTGCTCCTCCCATCTCGCGGACCATTCCCCAGGGAGATGGGTGGCGATTGCGGTTGCCAGCATCCGGACTTGATTCCTGTTCACCATTCCTCCGATGAGCACATGAGATCACCGTAGGTCATCTCGTTGTCTTCCGAATCCCAGGGGATGTCGATCGTGTCATTCCCCGATTCGATGCTTGCGCAGAAATCCGTGATTGACTGGAAATCTGCGGCGTGCGTATCCAGCCACGACTGCACGGATTCACGGGTGATCCTGCCTTCCCCGTGCATGCGGATGGTGTCCACGTCGTGATTGGTCAGCGTGAGCTGGCTTGCGGCGGGTACCGGGGGCATCCAGATCACCCCGAGTACATCAATCAAAGACGTTCTCATGGTGTACCTCATGTCATCACCCCAGGATTCCTGTGCAGTCATTACAGGTGATCTCACGCTGATGGATCACGTAGGGTCCCGCTTCATCCGAGGACACCCCGGTAGCTGCACCGCAGACCGGGGTCTCCCGCCACAGTGGACGATCCTCGGACAGCTCACCGAGGTCGATGGCATGCACGACACCATTGTCATGCTCAACCCCGTCATATCCTTGCGGCGTTCTCACTTCAGCATCCTTTCCGGGACCTGTATCCAGTTCCCGTGCTCACACACTTCCCCATCTTGACTGAGGAACCGGTTGACCACGATGTTTTCCCGCTGATGCTCGCAGGCTTCCGGACCGCACGCCGCGATCACTCCGCACTGCGCACAGTACGCGTTGTAATCCGGGGAATCAATGTCACTGCGACCCTCGTACTTGAGTCCGCGTTCACGATCGTAATCGAGGTGACACGAATTCGAGCACAGCGGGATGATATCTACCAGGTCACCGTTGCTCGCGTTTATCGCATGGCAGTGCATCACTCATCACCTGCGAATTCAGACAGCCTGTCGTTCTGATCCTCGGGGACATACCCCTCGGTCAGGAACCCCGCGACGATACGCGCTGCCTGCTCATGCGTCTTAGCGGTCCCGGTATACAGGTCCGCTCCGAACATCACAGGCTTCCCGTCACATGTCGCGTTGTACTCCCACAGACCTTCGTAGGATTCCCCGAGGGTGCCGCCTCCCACCTTGGACACGCTGATCGTGATCCTCGGTTCCGAGAATTCCGGGAGCAGCATCTTGGGGACTATGACGGTGTATTCGTAATCGCTCATGTTCCCTCCTTACAGGTTCACGTTGTGGGGGATAATGTCTGACTGTCCCTCCACCTGGCGGATACGCTGCGTCATCCTGAGGGCGAGTGTCTCGTCACTCACCGATGGATAGAGGATCTTGTAGATGCTGGGAAGCTCACCCATGAGCTGCCGTCGCTGCTCACTCGTCATGTGCGTGAGCATCCACATGATGAGCATGTCCTTCTCGTGACTGACCAGCTTGCGCATGTCAGACCTCCATCCATTCACTCTGCAGCGTGTCCCCGTCCGATTCGGTATACTGCCACCGTGACAGGTCCACCGCGTACAGGGAATTGTCATACTCAGGGGATTCCAGTGCCACGTTCGCCTCGGAGAGCAGTTCTTCGAGGCGTTCCGTCATCGACTCCCACGCGTCGAAGCTGTTCCCGGGAAGCTGCCAGATGCGTTCCGCAGCATCGAACCACCGTAGTGGAGGCATCATTGCGTTCCCCGTGACCCACGCGATAGGGTCACCCCCGGAGTTACGGGCAGCCTCGATGATCTCCCGTGCGATCTCGCTAGCGGCTCGCTTGGCTGTGTTCCGTGTCATGATCACTCCTTTCGAGGGTGACTCTAGTACGTGTTGCCGTGCTTGTCTAGACGGTGGGGAGAATGTCCTCCGGAGAGCAGATGAACGAGGGACACTTGTCCTGGGTGAACGAGCAGCCGCAGCGGGTGCATGTCTTGATAGGGAGCCCCTGATATTCCAGACCTGTATCCCAGGAGGCCACCCCGAACCATCGCAGCCACCCCTTACGGGACCGCCATCTGAGGATCTTCATCACCGCACCAGCATCATGCGGGACAGGTTCGTGTACCCGCTGGAACGCCTGCGGACGCGTGCCAGATGCGCAGGCACCGGGACATCAGCCTTCGGGACCTTGCGGTTGAACCGCGTGCTGCGGAGCTTCGGGGGAGTCTCGCGGAATTCCCGCTGGGGGCGCGACTCCGTGACGATGGACAGGTCATCCACCGGGAGAGCGCGGACCTGCCCGGTGTTGTCCATCTTGACGTGGACCAGCTTCCTTGCGGGGTGATCCACTGTCCCGTGCGTCTTGTGCTTCGCGGAGTAGACGCGGGTCCCGTCCGGGAAATCGGAGAGTTTCACTGGCTCATCCTTTCGTAGAACTGAATGCACTTGTCACACGCGGGGATGATCCCCACGGGACCGCAGTCGATGGTGCCCGTTGCGAGGACACCTTCGTGGTTGTGCCGTGCCGAGTACTGGCATAGCTCGTTCACTAGTGGTACCTCCTGCGCGACTCATCCCCGATGACCTCCGGGGGGTTCTTGTCGAAGTCGATAACCCCGGGGAGGTACCCGAACCCGTGGTAATTGCCCGTCTCCATCAGGATGGTTTCGAGGAGACTCGCCACCATCAGGCGACTGTCCGGGGATACGTCATCCGCTGAGCGTTCCAGCATCCCGTTGACGAGTTCTTTCACCCGTTCCACCGGGATTGTCTTACGCGGCATGTTTCCCTCCTTTAGCTGGGACGACCGGGGACGATGTGCCAGGCTCCCCCGTAGTAGTCCACGTTGCAGGAGTCTTCCGTGGGACAGGCAACGGATGTCACCTGACTGCGGGTGACTTGCGCTATCGCGTATCCCAGGGTGACCCCCAGAATTCCCGCGATAAGCGCCACGATCACGATCTTCTTCATCACTTCTCCTTAACGAACCGCCATAGTCCGCTGACATACCGGAATTTGTACATGGCTCCGCTACCGTCCCGCGTATTCACCCACAGCGGGTGACCTTCGGAGTGACCGCCGCGCCCGTAGTTGCGGAGCCAGTTCTCGATGGCGGCATCACTCAGCCACGTACGCTCCCGGAGGAGTATCGCAGCGGTAGCAGGGAACAGGTTCATTCTTCCTCCTCGGATATGGCATATGCGAATCGGGGAATGCGGAGAGTACCCGTGGGGGGTTTCTGTGACTACTCTCCACAAACCTCACATTCATTTATGCCTCATCGGCTAATCAGAGTCGGATCAGGTATAGGCACCTTTGGCTAGCTGTGCACCGCGATATCCTCCTTTCCGTGATACCAGGAATGGCGAGAGTAATTGACTCTCGCCAAACCTAGGACAACGGACCGGGCAACCTAGCTATAAACCCGCTAGCAGGGAACACTCTCATTCCCGGTTAATAATCAAGGAATGAGAGATCACCGTGTTACATCAGGATAAATAACTCACCGCTATTTCCCTTTCTCTTAGAGTCAGATATCCCGTAAGATGGCTGAATCGCGTGGGGATCACGATGAATCACGATGCACTACCGCACAGAGGTGATGTCACGGATCGTTCAGGCAAAGCGATTAAAGCCATTGTCTTACGGGATGTCTCACCCTAAGAGTGAGCGGACTCGCGAACGCACGGTCTTCCATCCTTACCCGGTAGGGATGCGCATCCCGCGCTACTCCCCTTTGCGTTCCAGCCCTCTGGGGACGGTTCCAGCTTGCCAGCCGCGTATTACCGCTGGCTTTCCGGGAATTCCGCCAGAGCGTATGTGCCCTGGAGTCTCGCTTTCCGGAACAATGGTTTCACGGTTAATCTTCATTCTTAAGACGAGTGTTATCCGTGATCACACGTCATACTCCCGGATCGCTTGCGCCGGTAGGTTGGCGGCTGTCCGGGTCTTGGCTCGCATATCTGCTTGCCATTAACTGAGAACAGACGGTAAGCCCCTGACTGCTAGTCAGAGGCTATGTTCGAAACCGCATCATGATTCCTGACTGAATAGTCGTGAACATATGATGACTAATCTCAGATGCATGCAAACCGCAGACTGCCTAGACGTGGTTGTTACTCTGTCAGGTCCGACTTGTGGATCACCAGGGAGAGATACCGTACCCCGACTAGCCCGGGGGTACGGGACGGTTCCAGTTGCCCGGAACCCCGCCCGATCTTCAGACGTGGCTCGGCAACCGCCATGATCGCGTCATAGATCTTCTCGGTGTACTCGGGGTGACCTTCCAGCGTGATCGTGCAGAAAGTGTCACTATCGGGCACCGTGAGAGATACGGGTGAACGCTCTTCACGATTACTGTTACGAGGAGGCATTGTTTCCTGCCTATCCCTAGGCAGCCTGCGGAATGCATGCACCGTTGAACACACATGCTGTACGCGCTTAGGTGACGGATGATCTCAGCTAGTTGTTACGGTAGTGGTTCACTACCCGCAGCACGGAAAGCTGGAAGTTGACGGTACCCTCACCCGTGCTCAGGGAAACCCCGTCACGGGTGAGACAGGCGTAACGCCCGTTCTTCTTGTGCAGAACGTAACCCACGATCATGTGGTTGACCGTGACCTCAAACATCTCCTCGCTTATCGCGGAAACCCCGAAAGCGTAGGGAGCGTTCATAGCCAACCCGGATATCTTGTATTCCTCACCATGCATGATGTCTCCTTAAAGAGACATCCGTCACCTAAGTACGTACAGCATGTGCTTTTGCCCGTGAGTGCCTATGGAAGACACGGTTTACGTTGGGTCACTGTGCTTTGGGCGGCTACCATAGCTCAACCGAGAGTTAGTGCTCACGCCTACTCACTACCGTATACAAGCGTATTACCGTGCCTTTCAAAGGCACTCACAGGCAAGAATGCATGTGCTCTCATTTGATCCCACGGGAATGCGGGTTGTTACTTGTCGTTGTTCTTCGGGTTGACCAGCTGGGGGTTGTTCGTGTCCCCGACCGTCGCCTTCCGCATGAGCGTGAGCGACAGGGTGTTCGTCCTGTCGATGCGCTCGAACTGGGCGTTGGCGCGGATGACCGTCTTGCCCGTGGACGAGACGTGCATGTCCTGGGCGCGCAGCGCCACGAGGATCACGTCGCTGGGGAGGTCTTCGGGCTCCAAGATCGCGTAGTGTCCCGTGTCCCACTCGTCATCGCTGGGGAGCGTGACGGCGAGGACCGTGGGAGCCTGCACGGGCGGGGGAGTCTTGACCTGACTCCCGTTGCTGCGACCCGTGCGACCGTTGTTACCTGACTGCTGTGCCATGGGATTGTCCTTATCCTTGAGTTTCTGTTCTTGTGGTAGTGGATATCCCATGGGACCAAAAGAGAGCACATGCACCCTGTGAATGCATGCATGCACGCTAACCTACCGGGAGTGGTTGTCACTTACTGGCGACTAGTTCAATCAGGTCCGATAGTGCCACGATCCCGGGGGTAACCGGGAGATGTTCCGGGGCGTGATGCTTCCCGATGCGTTCGATCCGGAATTCCGCAGGGAATCCCGAATTGGTCGTGATGACCTTGAATCCGTGATACCCGTTGGAATTCCCGTGTATAAGCGCTTCCGCGATCATTCCCGCAATAACGCTGTGCCCTACGTTCTCACTGAGCAGGTACTGATACACGCTACTCTCAAGCATGGTGTCTCCCTTGCCCCGGTAGGCAAGTGTGCATGCATGCACCCGTAAAGCGCGTCACCCGATGTGTTCAGGCAAACGGTGAAATCTGCTGGTAAATCGTCCCGACCTATACCAGGTAAACATTGGATTTAGGGACACAGATAATCACCGCATGCACAGAGCACATCAGGTAATGCGCTTATCCGTCACCGTAAAGCGAACGGTTCCGTAAGTGTAATGGTGCATGCCATCTGACTAGCGGAATTAGTGTTCTTAGTTAGCGTTGTGGAGAATCAGCGGGAACGTGACGCGTATAACGTCAGGTTCCAGGGTCTGGATTATCCAGCCTTTGTCGTTAATGCGCTGCTCTACGATGCCGTTATCGTGCTCAACGACAGCTAGTACAACTTGCGAATTAGCCAGTGCATCCATTGATGACTCACTTTCTCCGCTAATCAGATGGCACGCACCATCACCCATTCTTGGTGACGGGATTCCCACTCGCGACATCTGTCAACTGTCGCGTTGGGTGCATGCTGACAATGAGCTAGGGCGTAGCTCAATCGTCGCTGGCGCGTTCAATGCCAGCCTACATATCGTCGCTCTCACTCCCGTGACGCATACTCCACCGTGGTTACGCTGGCAACTTGTGATTTCTTGGACGCGAAACATCTCGCGTTGCAACGCGTATAGCAAGCTATTCGCGCATCGCTTACCCTCACCCAATTCGCAGGATCGGCAAGCTTTGCCAATTGCAACGATATGCTTTTAGTGACTAGGCATCTCGCCTAACGGGAATTACCCGCAACCCAACCGTTTTCCGTATGTCCCCCATTCCCACTAGCGCGAGATGACACGTTTACCGGGGATACGGTTCACCAGCGTCAAAGTGCTGGCTACACCGTTGCTAAAGTTGTCCCCGACGTGTCACCCGTTGCCTCACAGAGCATTCTTCTGAATCCCGGTATCCCTACCGTGAGACAGATGCCCATCAAGGTCTGGGGCGGACTGTCGTCGCTTTACGCATCCACGTGTTACTCAGTGATTACCGACTGATACCTAGGATCAGGTACCGATTTTGGGCATATAGCCAAGGTAATCGCGTGCCTGGCACGTGTTACGTGGTTGTCTAGAGGTCACGGGACCGTCCCGCACATCACCCTCCAGTGTCCCCCAGGCGTGGATATAGATGCCTGGGTCTGACCTACGGGCAGAGTTCACCCGTAGCGTGTCCACTGCGCCAGCCCATCGGGGCGGTGGCACGTGGACCATGTACATCCACGTGGCGCATGTTCTCCTGAGGCGAGCGGCGTATCCGCTCCCGCCGTGCTGGCGGCCGTGCTGACCAACACCCCAAACACTATCAAACCCAAG